TGAAAAGATGGAATATAAAAATTCCATACTGGAAAAATATATCTATATCAATAGACATATACATTCTTCTATGAAGAAGTTTCCTTTCTGCTTCTAAATTATAATTACAATCAGCTTCGCTAAAAAACTATAATAATCCACAGACTTAATTTTATAGAGTTCTCGGGTACTCCTCGATAGCTCTTTTATTTAAAGATTAACTTGCTAATCTCTTAGCTTCAGCTAAAATGTTCTTAGCAGCGTTTATATCTCTGTCTTCAATGTATCCGCATTCACAAGTATATATCCTCTCAGATAAATCTATGTCTCTTATTGTTCCGCAATTGAAACAGAGTTTAGTACTTGGAAAATATCTGTCTATTTGAATTAGATGACCTTGGCTTTCAGCCATCTTATATCCTAATTTAGAACTGAAATCAAACCAACTTGCGTTTGAAATTGCATTTCTTAGATATTTGTTATTTTTATTCTCTTTTGAAATCATCTGTAAGACAGAAAGACTTTCAAGACCTATAAAACTATAAACGTCAATTAACTTCTTAGAAACAGAATGGTTTCTATACTGTCTTTTATTCTGTATTTTATTATGTAGCTTCGCTAAACGAATATTTTGTTTCTTGAAGTTCTTAGATCCTTTTTTCTTTCTAGATAAGTCTCTTTGTTTTCTTTTTAGTTTATCTTGATTTTTCTTCAAAAGATTATCATTCGGGAACTTCGTTCCATCTGATAAAATAATGAAATCTTTCAAACCTAAATCTATACCTGTTGATTTTCTTTTAGAGTTAGGTTTTCTACTTTCAGTTTTAAAAGAGAATGAAATCCAATATTTATCTAGGTTATCTTTACTGATAGTATAACCTGTTATTTTATCTTTTGGAGAGAAATTAGTCTTATGTTTCTTATATTTAATCTTAAAATCTTCTTTTCTAAAAGAAGAACCTGAAGCAACAGGTAAATAAATATATTCAGAATCAAATTTAGCATTTGTTCCTTGATAACAATTTATGCTCTTATGTTTATCTTTTCTTGATTTGAATTTAGGATATCCTCCTCCGGAGAAAAACTTTTTATAAGCAAGAGATAAATTTTTAGATTCAGCTTGAAGAAACATATTGGGAACAGAATAAAGAAAAGGATATTCGGATTTAAATAGAGTAAGAGCTTTAGATAAATCAAATTCTGATGGAATTTTAGGTACTAGCTCTCCAGTTTTCTTATTTAAACTCTTTCCAAAATAAGATTCTTGTATTTTACCTAAGAAAAGATTATATGTAAACCGAGTCGATCCAAATAAATTATGGAGAAGAGATTTCTGCTTCGCAGACGGATATAATCTATATTTTGAACTTCTAATTATTTCCATCTTTCCTCCTTTTTATTTTTATAGAGATATTATAATATAAAAGATATTAATTTTCCTTTGTATTTAATATTTATATCCAGATTTTCATTTGTATCCAATAATATATTTATTATACGTGATTAAAATATAAACTACTGCAATCCATCCAAAGATAATCGCAAAGATATATTCAACTATGTTCCATTTATGTTCTTCTGGAGCCCTTGTGTTGATTGTAATAACAAGAATTGTTATTAATATAGTACTTAAACTAATACCTAAACCGATTGTGCTAATATACATTTTATTCCTTTTTATATGATTTAATTAGTAAGAATCTAAAAGAATTTCTTAAGATTTTAATTGTGTATACTCCAGAATAATATCCGAGCTGTAGAAAATAAAGCATCATTAGTACTATATATCTCACAAAGAATCTAAGTTCATTGCTATCTTCTATACAAGTCTCAAAGAATTCTAGATTAATAGAGTGTTCTAGTACAGTCAATTCATCTAAAAATCCAAATAGATAGCTAATTCCCAAACAAGTTGATACTATACCCGTAAATAAATATACCGCGCATTCTATCGTTTAGTATCCTTTATAAACATGAATTTTAAACACTCTCCAAGAAAAATCCCAATTTTATATGAATACTCTATAAAAAATATAAAGAACTTAAAAATTATTCTTGGTAAAAATCTAAACCTGTCAGCATCTAATTTATATATTTCAATAAATTTATGTTCTTCAATATCAGTTTCATTTTTAAATAGTACATTTAAAAATCCTACCCCAGAACACGTAAATATAATTATAAGAACTGAAATTAAAATCGAGATTAAACATAACTCCATATTTATTCCTTTATTTTTGAGATTGTGCTAATTTATATGCAACTTTATCGCATCTTTCGTTATAATAATCTCCGTTATGTGCTTTTACGTGAATAGCTGTTATTCGATGATTTTTAGATAATTCAAGATATTCTCTCCACATTTCGATGTTCTTTTTGCCTTTAAAATTAGTTTTTACCCACCCAGGTAACCATTCGTTAATTGTTCTCGTAACGTATTGCGAATCAGAGTACAAATTGATATCAAGAGGTTCTTTAACATTTTGAAGAGCTTTTAACCCTTCAAGAACAGATCTTAATTCCATCTGATTATTAGTAGTCCATGATTCAGAACCGGAGAGAACCTTTTCTTGATTACCAAGAACAAGAATACTGCACCAACCACCTGGACCCGGATTACCAGAACAAGCGCCATCAGTGTGTAAATCGATTTTAGTCAATTCTTGTATTTATTTCTCCTCGTAGTTATTTGTATAATAATTACAACAAGTTATACATTTATCAAAAGCCTCATATTCTTCTTCATTTAATCCAGATAACTCTTCTTGACTCTTGTTATGTCTGCAACTTATACAATCAGATTTAAGAGCTAATGATTCTAATTGTTCTATAGCTTCTTTTATAATTTTTATCCTTGTTGGTATATAGTGTTCTGAATAAGTTATAGATTCTAATTCATACAATTCTTCTTCAAGTAAGTCTCTCGCCTTTAATTTCATTCATTTCCTTGTTTATTTTTGATTCTTTGTGCAACGAAGCAACTTTATAAATAATTTTACTCCTTTCGAGTTCTTGTTATTAGATAAGCTGCAAATATATTCTTTAACGTCTTCTAATATTCAATCTACATGAATATCGATACCATCAACAAAGGCATAAAATATAGACCAAAATGTTAAAATATGCTCGTTTCATTTTGATTCCTTAAGAATTTTAAGAATTTTATCTCTTATTTTTAGAGTTTTTTCAATTAAATGTATATTATTCTCGATACCCTTATACTCTTTAATCGCCTTTTCCTTAGAACCCTTGTTTTCGTCCTTATAAAACTTATAAATTTCAATACAAGCAGCTACCGAATTCACATCGATGTTTTTATACTTTAAATAATCTTCCCAGTAATCAGGAATAACTCCACAGATACCTTCGGCATCAGATTTATGATTAGCATCGAAATTCCAAGTGCTTTCTGTCCATGCTATTGCTAATCCTATGGCTTTTTCTTCGAGACTGTATCCCCGAAGATTATCCTTTATTTTTATTAAAGTTTGCACTTCAGATAAATCATCTTTAATAACATTATAAGCTGAAGCTATCTCAGTTAATTTATCGTTGATTTCTCTCGTTTCAGAATCTAATCGGATCACAAGTTTCTTTGCTTCTTTATAGTTAGCTTGAAGTTCTTGGATCTGTTTATTTTGTTTGTATGCAGTTTCAAAATAAACTCCAGAAACAATAATTAAAGTGAGTAACGCTCCGACAACAGTTAAGTCTGCATTAAATTCGCTATTTTTCATGTTAACCTCTTTTTATTTTATATTATTTATTATATTATAAAGTACCTTAATTTTTAATTAAAGAATTCTTTAAATTTTTCGTTTCCATATTGACCTCTTGTTATTGATATTATCTCTTTTATAGAATACTCTTCTTTTATTTCTCTTGAATCTATAAACCGCTTTGTGCCTAGAGCACAAGCTCCTGTTATACTCATATACGTTCTAATTGCTTCTTCTTTCGTTAATACCGATTCAAGAGTTAAATCCTTAAATTCACTTAGGTCTCTTGTACTCAACTTATATACGAGTGATTCTCTAGCTTCTTCTAATGTTCTACCATGAGAATAATATCCATTCTGTTCTATTATATATGACTCTGTTGAGTCAGAATGATTCTGTACCTTTATTATATTACCCCTTCTCTTTAAGACTTTCGATAATATATTGTCTACAATAATATATTCGCTGTCTTCTTTCACTCCGTTTAAATATAATTTACCATCTATTTCTTCTAGATATCCTTTTATTCCATACGGACATAAAACTGTTTTGATATTTTCTTTTAAAAGAATAACTTCAAAAATATCTCTTCTTACTACTACACAATCAAAACCAGTATCAAAAGTACAATAAGAACAAGTATTAAAAGTACATTCAGAACCAGTTTTAAAAGTACAATAAGAACCAGTTTTAAAAGTACAATAAGAACCAGTATCAAAAGTACAATAAGAACCAGTATTAAAAGTACATTCAGAACCAGTATCAAAAGTACATTCAGAACCAGTACCAAAAGTACATTCAAAACCAGTATCAAAAGTACAATAAGAACCAGTTTTAAAAGTACAATAAGAACCAGTATCGAAAGTACAATCTGAACCAGTTTTAAAAGTACAATAAGAACCAGTTTTAAAAGTACAATAAGAACCAGTATTAAAAGTACAACTAGAACCAGTATTAAAAGTACAATCATCTAAATCAGAAAAATCAAGAACCAAATTAGATTCAGACGAACTGAATGTTCTTGTATCTTCATCCCACGAGAACTTATCTTTAGATAAATGTTCTCCTTGTTGAAGAACTCTTTCACTTATATTTTCTTTTGTTAATGTCATTCTTTTTCCTTTTTATTTTAATAATAGAATTATATTATAAAGAACCTTAAATATAAATAAATTAAAAAGGAAATAAAAATGTTTTATCACCACAATACAATAAGAACTTATACGGGAGCTCTTTTAAATCTCTTCAATGATCTCGAGATTCAGTATAAAAATTCTCTTGGCGAGATAACAGCAAGAAATATTCCAATTAGATTTGCGACTAAAGAAAAATCTAAAATTCTAGACGAATATACGACCGAACAATTAACGTCTGGAAATTATAATGTTCTGCCGAGAGCGAGTTTATCTTGGAGTTCTATGCAAAGATCTGAACAGAGAACAACCAATAAACATGTAAAGATAAACACAAAAGCAAAAGAAAATTCTTTTGAATTTCTATACAATTCTGTCCCTTACGAATTCACATACGAGTTAACTATAATGTGTAGAGGTATGAACGAGGCTACTATGATTGTTGAACAAATAGCCAGCAAGTTTAATCCGATTGTAAATTTAGATGTGTATGATGCTACGAATCTTGACGAACCAACCAGAATTCCAGTTAATCTTCTTGATATCGGTGTTGAACCTAGTGAGTACGAAGAATTATCTAATAATATTTTAAATGTCACTGTTGGTCTGTCTATAAAGGGTAACATATACCCTCCTATAAAAACGTTAGAGAGAATTAAAGAATTCAAAATGTTCTTAAACGAATCTCCAAATCCAGAGTTCAACAATTATACTAAAAAAACTGTATTCTCGTATGATGTTGAGGAAAACTTATTAGTTAATGAGAAAAAAATATATCCGGAAATTGAAGATACAGTACCTAGAATAATTGAAATTGTTGGTAGTAATATTCGCGTTGGGTCTAATGATTTGAAGTGTATTTGGGAAGATGACGATAGTACAGCTAGAGAGGTTTCTTTTGAGTGGAGCGTTTTAAGTGGTTCTGCAAGTATTCTTGGAGATAAAGACACAGCAATCTTAACTATATCTGGACCAAGTTCTGTTGAAGTGCTTTGTAAGGTTAGTGATGAGATAGGTAATTATAGTTCTAAAACTAAAATATTTATCGTTCTTTAAATAATATAAATAAAATAAAATAAGTAAAAAGGAGAATAAATGAAAACATTTAGAGAGTATTTAGCAGAAGCTAAAATTGAGAAAGAGGTTAATGAATCTATTAAATATACAAAAGCATCGGCAGAAAAACAATGGGACGAAATTCAATTAGGTAAATTAATTATAAAAATCCCAGATGATTCGGAATTTGATATTAGTGTAATCGTTGATAAATCAGAAACAGATATTAGCTTTGATGATATGTCAGATTTATGTAAGAAAATTTTGAAGTTAATCTAAGACGTATCGTCTTAGATTATATAATTATAGGTTTTTTCAAATCTGTAATTATATTTGATTTAGGTGATGTTGCTTCGGTATAAGCTTTATCTGCTTCTGGAAATTCATTTAGAAATGTTTGCCAGATAATATTCATTGGGTGAATTTGAATTGCTGCTGGAGAGCCTGCTAATTCAGGCATACAATATTGTACTATTCCACCTTGATACGAAGTATATGGATGTTTAATAAGTATCTCAGTAACACCGTTTGATGTTATTACAGTTTCGCATTTACCAAATACTAACGACCCGTCTATGAGTTTAAATACTCTTGTCCCAATTGGTTGACCTTTTTGTTCTTTTTCTTCTTGTTTGTCTTGTGTTTCTTTCATTTTAATCCTTTAATTTGTAATCTATGTTATCTAAAACTTTTCTTTGTTCTTCTGACATAATACCTTTTAATACCATGAATTCTCTTTCAGATATAATGTTTTCATCTTTAGAAAGATATAATCCTTTTTTATCGAAATGAATATACCATTCTAAATTATACTTTTTTAACATTTTTGTTATAATCTTTTTATAAAAATCTATCTTTAATTTTTCTTTATGTTTTATATAAACATTATTTAATTTGCCCTTATCGAAATGTTTATCTTTTACTATACTCATAGCGGCACTAAACACGGAGCTGTAGTTACCATCTCCTTCTCCTAAAGATTCAAATCTAAGTGTTTTTATATTCCAAAAATGAACTTCATATTTTTTAGAGCATCTTAATTTACCAAATATTATAACAAAATCTTTATATAGATAATAATGTACCCTAGGTCCATGATTTCTCTCATTCTCTGATTCTAAGTTCAATCCCTTTTTATAAGCTTCAGGATCATCTTTGTTTATAATTTTTTTCTCGTATTCTAAGAATTCATCTTTGCTTATTTCTTTATAATTGGGTGTGTATTCGAATACTTCGTTCAATTCTTTGCCTTCGTATTCGATTAACCATTCTCTGAACGTTCCTATTTTAATTCCATTTATCTTCGCGTTCTCCACAAATTTCACAATTTAGTTTATTATGTTTTTTGCATTTTTTACCCTTTTCCAGATGCTTATTTCTTTTTACTAAATCCATTTTATTGGATACTGTCGCTATGTCTCCAGAAGTTGTTCCTAAATCATCTTCGTTTAATCCGATTTGATTTAAATATGCTCTGAATTTTCCCATTATATTATTCCTTTTTTATTTTATTTATATTTTTTAACTATTTATGTTGAATATTATGTGTTCTTCTAATTAATCCTTTTTTATTTTGATAAGATATTATATAATAAAAATCATTAAAGATTCCTTAAACTTAAAATAAAAATTTATTTTAAATAGCTTATTCTTTTTAATACTATAAACGAAGTTTAAAACCTTAAAAGTACTTAGTTTATTAAAGATTCCTTAAACTTAAAATAAAAATTTATTTTTAAATAGAATATAAATAATTGTAAAAAGGATACTGATGTTATCTGAAGCTACAAAATATATGTATTTTAATATAGATAGAAAATTTTTCCAAACACTAGAATATAAGAGCGAAATTCAAAAATTATTTGAAGATAATTGGTTCTTTTCAAGTGTCCAGACTCTCTATATAAACAATCCTGATGAAATTTATAGATTAAACGCAATAATATCTAGAATTAGACAAGAAACTCCAGAATTATTCTCAAGATTATTTCACTACCCCCTAAAAAGAACAGGAAATGCCGAAGTTCTTTTATTTCTTTTGATACAGAACGCATATCTATCGGTATCTAGTGTTTCAGGTAGAGATATTGTGATAAATGACGTACATTATGAAGTTAAAAATTGTTTAGTATCAAGAAAATATGGCTCAGAAGATATGTTCTATAGTAATTTTAAATTAGGAAATACTCTTGGAACAAGAAATATTATAAATTCTATTGAGGTGTATTTTGGAAAAATACCAAGAGGTTCAGAAATAGAATCTGCTAGAACCGATCCAGAATTCTTGAGAATCGAAGAAGAATATCGTAGAGTAGCATATGATGAGTATTTTGGATTACACAAGATGATATTCGTAGATAAAACTGGACAGATATTGTATGTCGGAAATATACAAAAAGATGATATATTCATAGATACAATAACAGAAGGCGTTATAAAACCTATGATTCTAGCGAGATAAAAATGAGAAAGATGCTGTTCTAATACCGCTTTGGTTTTTTATCCGAAAGAAATAATACGACAACTACGCAAGCGATTAGATTTCCCCCGAACTAACAAACGTGTATAATGGAACTATGTATCTAAGATTTAAATGTACTGGGAAATCAGATTCGGTTGTTGTAAATTTATTAAAGTATAACTCTTCGCAACTCAAATATCGCAGTTTCTTTGAATTTTGCTTCAATATCTAGATGAATGTCAAAATTCAAAGATTCTTCCCTTAACCATTCTGGTATAGATTCTAAATCGTAAATCGTATCAGAATGTCCTCTACTTTTAGATGCACTCGCGTATTCTCCTGTTTTTGGGTTCGATAGATGCATTCTCATATAATCGTACCCAGCATCTATCCACGTTTGTTTACATTTTAAGAATAATTCGTGTTCTGTAAATTCAGATACATAATCTGGTTTCAATAGATGACATCTATGATGGTGCAAATCGAATGTAACTGGAATTTTTAATATTGTGGCAACTTCTAAACAATCCTCTACGCTATACGATAATTCGTCATTCTCAATAGTTAAATTTTTTAAATCATTATTTCTAAATGTTTCCATGAATCTAGCCTTAGTAGATTCTTTATCACCGTATGTTCCAGAACCTAAGTGGATATTAATCTCATCAGCTTTCAAATGTTCGCATAGAATAGAATGATATTTTATTTCCGATAATGAATTTTGAACAACATCCGGAGTTGGAGAACCAAGATTAACAAATTGACCGGGATGACAAGATAATTTTATATTTTTAGTATCAATAGATTTTAATTTATCCAGTAACCAAGTCATATCTCCGTCAGAAAGAATACTTGAAATATAATCAAAATGAGGAAATAAATCAGAACTGAATCTGTACGATTCTATTGAATTTATACAGCAATAATTTATTGCTTCTTGAAGTGTTTTAATATTATGTGAAATAACTGTGAGAATTTTATCCGTTCTATCTGAATCTGATAATTTTAATAGAGCTGTTTTTGTATAAGTTTTGAATTTAATTGGTTCTTTGTGAAATAAACAACATAGTCCAAATTTTAATTTATGATTCATTTTTTACCTTTTTATATTATATAGTTATTATAATATAGATTAGATTAAAAATAAATTAAAAGCTCTGTTATTAGAAATAAATTTTTATTTTAAGTTTAAGGAATCTTTAAGGAACTTTTAATACACATAGTTTAAGGCGATTAATAGTTTCAGATATCTATGCATTTAGAAGTTAAAAATAAATTTTTATTTTAAGTTTAAGGAATCTTTAAGGATAAAAATTCAGACAATAAAAAAGCTCAAGAGACTAAAACGAATTAATCTCTCGAGCTTTTGTTCTTTATATTAATCTATATTAATAATTTTTCTTTCATTTTTAGGTTTAATTGAAACAGTTAAAATTCCATCTTTTAGAGACGTTTTGATATCTCCTGCAATTAATTCTTGAACTAATTTAATTTTATACTTTTTAATATTGTCTGAATTTTGTTCAATGTACTTTCTTTCAGAAATTTCTGAAATCTTTGATTTTTTAGCAACAATATAAATGCAACTATCATTCGTTAATTCAATCGAGATATCTTTCTTATCGAACCCCGGCATCTCAAATATAAAATGAGTTTCTCCCGATTCTTCGTAAATATCATAATCAATAGAATCTTCGGTTATACAATCATTTGTTTTTGCAATATCGTCAATTAAATCCAAAATAGATTTACCAAAATTCTTTTCATTAAACACGTATTTAATCATCTATATCCTTTGTAATAATTTATAAAAGTCAAACGTAAAAGACCTTATAATAAGTTCTAACAGAGGTTTGGCGTTGGTTACTGAAGAATGCGTATTAATCTCGCATTATATCTATATAAAAAGATAAAATTGTTGTAAATTGACGAGCGTTATCCATATATTGGCGCCCCGTTGATTATTCACGAATAGAGCTAACAACTTCATCTATTCGAGTTTATTATTCTAATAAAACTATTTACTTTCTTCTAAAGTAACAAAATATCTAGTATTCTTCTAGAACTATCTCGGACGAGCTTCCTTAGTATTTTTGATGTATTTTACAACTGTAATGCTTTTTATAATGCTTTTTATAATGATTTTATTTAAGACAAAAATTATAAAGATATATTATTCTATGCCAAAGATGTAATCTTTATATGTAGTTCTTAAATTTATATATAATTATAATATAGAATATATTAATTAAATATCGGATTTAAAATAATTTTTAACAATCTGAAGAAGTTTATACGTTAATAACATATTAATATTTTCACGTATACACTCTTCTTTCACGTATTCTAATAGTTCTTTGAGTTCTTTCTCAGACATAATATCTCCTATATTGTAAATGGTTGATGATATTTCTCAAGAGTCATTCGCATAGATTCTTTCATCTTTTTACCATCAGCAACTGCTTTTAGAATATTTTCTTGTTCTTTCTTCCAGAATTCTGTAGACACTTCGGTGTCTTTTAATTTATCAGAGATACTTTTAAAATCAGGAAATATACTTCTTAATTTATCTTTTCTTTCTTCTAATTTATTGTTCATCAAATCATATAATTCTTGGGTCATTTTACATCCTCTATCTCATCAAAGATGATTAACTTAAAATCTTCTTGAGTTTCAAACAATTCTCTTAATTCTTCGAAAGATTTCATGTCTTCTGAAGAATACGTTTGCAACCATCTAGAAAATCTTCCATAACTTTCTCCAGACATAATAGGTAAACCAGTTTCGTCTGGGTATCCCGGGCCACCGTAAATGTCTATTCTGCCTCCGTACCATTGCTCGTAACATTTTCGTTCTTCATCTTTAAAATTAGTAAACTTATTATTCACAATTTTAATAGTATAAGGAATATTATTACTCTCGTACCAATGCATCATAGGTCCCATCATATTTGTACTATATATGTATTTCATTTTTCTAGAATTCTTCATCTGCCCATTCCGCATGTTTACTTCTGATAACATTTTTAAGTTCAATAACTCTTAAATTTAAAGAATTTTCATTTTTGGATTTTTTCATTAAAGTTGTTAATCCATTAGTATATTTATTAACGTATTTGGAATCTATTTGATTATTAGATCCTAGGACTATAACGATACTATTTTGTCCAACCCTACTTATAACAGTCTTCATAAAACTTCCAGAACCATTTTGAGCTTCGTCTATAATTAAGATTGAATTGTCGTCAAGAGTGCTTCCTCTTAAATGACCTGCATACAAATATTCAATATCGTATTTGGACTTATACTCTAATACTATATCGTCAATTTCTTCTTTTTTAGCATTTCTCTTTTTTAATTTAGCAATTTTATTTAAAGAGTCTTCTAATGGAACATTATATCCAGACATCTTTTCATTTAAGTCGCCTTTAAGGAAACCTAGTTCGTCCTCAGAATCTCCGCTGATAATAGTTCTTCTAATATAATAAATTTTATTATATTCTTTTGTATCAACTAATCTCATTGCGGAACTCAATGCTACGATATTTTTTCCACACCCAGCAGCCCCGAAAACAACAGAAATATCCGCTTCATCATATATAATATTGGCTGCAACCTTTTGCATTAGATTTAATGGCGGAGCTGGGAATTTTTTCTCGTTTTTCTCATCTAATAATTCAAATTGATTATTTTTAGTTTTAAAATAGAAAAACTTTTTACCATTCTCGTTTTGAACCTCTAAAGAAGTTGTCTCCGGAGATAGCGATTTGATTTCTTCAGAAATGTCTTGTAATCTACCATTATACTCTGGTATTTCTAAGATCTTATGAAATTCAAATTCTAATTTTTGATCTTTACCCTTAAGAGTTTCTGTATCGATTCCCAAACTCAAAGCTCTCGTTCTAGCCATAATATCTAAACTAATAAAGATTAAATCTGGAAATATCACGCTTGCGTCCGAAGCAATCTCAAGAATCTTTCTATCATTAAGAATATTCAGTGCTACTTTAGAAGTTTCGCATTTATATTCTTGTTTAGAAACGATATATAATTCGATATTTAAGGATTCTATTCTCGTTTTAATATATAGAAGACTATTATCTTTATATTTAGCAATTATTTCAGATTCTTCTAATAATCTAGCGAATTGTCTAGCATTATAATTAATTTCATCAAAACCTTTTTTAAAAGAATCGCACTCATCTAAAACTATTTCGGGAATTATAATTACGTTTCCATTATCATATAATTTAATTATATTTGATGGATTATCAAGTATGATATTTGTGTCTACACAGTATACCTTTTGACACTCTTTCGCGTATAATTCTTGAATATCAGAATATTCTGCTTCAATTTGCTCTGGCGTTTTACTCATTTTAATCCTTTGTGTTAATATAAATAGTCTTCCCTCGATTCATTCGAATCCACTTTTATTTAAAATTATTTATATATTTTTGAAGTTAAAATAAAAGCTGAAAGATGGAATATAAAATTCCATACTGGAAAAATATATCTATATCTATATCAATAGATATATACATTCTTCTACGAAGAAGTTTCCTTTCTGCTTCTAAATTATATCTTTTTGTTCTAAAGAACAGATATAATAATCCACAGACTTAATTTTATAGAGTTCTCGGGTACTCCTCGATAGCTCTTTTATTTAAAGATTAACCTGCTAATCTCTTAGCTTCGGCTAAAATATTCTTAGCAGCATTTATATCTCTGTCTTCAATGTATCCACATTCACAAGTATATATCCTCTCGGATAAATCTATGTCTCTTATTGTCCCGCAACAGAAACAGAGTTTAGTGCTTGGAAAATATCTATCTATTTGTATAAGATGACCTTGGCTTTCGGTCATCTTATACTTCAATTTAGAACTAAAATCAAACCAACTTGCGTTTGAAATTGCGTTCCTTAGATATTTATTCTCTTTTGAAATCATCTGTAGAACAGAAAGACTTTCAAGACCTATGAAACTATAAACGTCAATTAACTTTTTACTTATAGAATGATTTCTATACTGTCTTTTATTCTGTATCTTATTATGTAGCTTCGCTAATTTTAAGTTCTGTTTCTTGAAGTTCTTAGATCTCTTTTTCTTTCTAGATAAATCTCTCTGTTTTCGCTTTAGTTTATCTTGATTTTTCTTCAAAAGATTATCATTCGGGAACTTCGTTCCATCTGATAAAATAATGAAATCTTTTATTCCTAAGTCCAATCCAGTTGTTTTTCTTTTGTTATTGAATTTTCTAGATTCAGTTTTAAAAGAGAATGAAATCCAATATTTATCTAGATTATCTTTAGAGATAGTATAACCTGTTATTTTATCTTTTGGAGCGAAATTAGTTTTGTGTTTCTTATATTTTATCTTAAAATCTTCCTTTAGAAAAGAAGAACCATGAGATTTAGGTAAATAAATATATTCAGAATCAAATTTAGCTCTAGAACCAGCATAGAAGTTTACGCTCTTATGTTTATCTTTTCTTGATTTAAATTTGGGATATCCTCCTCCGGAGAAAAACTTTTTATAAGCAAGAGATAAATTCTTAGACTCAGCTTGCAAAAAATCATTAGGAACAGTATAAAGAAAAGGATATTCTGATTTAAAAGAAGTAAGAGCTTTTGATAAATCAAATTCTGAAGGAATTTTAGGTACTAGTTCTCCAGTTTTCTTATTTAAACTTGTACCAAAATAAGATTCTTGTATTTTACCTAAGAAAAGATTATATGTAAACCGAGTCGATCCAAATAAATTATGGAGAAGAGATTTCTGCTTCGCAGACGGATATAATCTATATTTTGAACTTCTAATTATTTCCATCTTTTCTCCTTTTAAGTAATTATTACCATATTAATTCACGATATATTAACTATTTTAAAAATAGTTACCCTCGTTTAATATAAATTATTTATATCGATATCAAATCTTCTTTGAACCTTTCTGAATTCGCAATTTTTATATCTATCGAAATCAAAAATTTCGGCAAACCCATCAATCCTTTGACGTTTTATCTGATCCCCTTCTAAAAATAAATATTCTCTGTCTGGATGCGTAAAATTGTCTGATGTTAGATAATCTTGTAAATAAAGATTGTATTTGAGTTGATTAACAGTATTAAACTTAGAATTTTGCATAATGTCTCCTTTTAGAGATATTTATATGCTTTTAAAGAACAATAGATTCAATTTCTCTAACTAGATAGTTCAAATCTCCGAATTTCAACATATTAGCGGCAACTTCGAGTAATTTATCTGAGTATCCTGCAACTTCAAGAATATTATCCGATAATCTAAGAGGTGTTCCGCCAGCATATCCTCGTAAATTCCAGAAAAGAATTTTTACTCTAGGATTTATTTTTCGGTATTCTCTAACCATTGCTGGTAAATCTCCGAAATAATTTTGTTGTTCGTCCGTAAATACAACAATTTTATCAACGAGAGTTCTTGTTTCTATTAATTTTTTGAAAGCACTGCCAAGATCAGTTCCGCCGCCGTTCGCGTAAGTTCTATCGATAAAATCAAAAGGACTTCCATTAACAGATACTTCTCTAGCTTCGCTAGCCCATAGATATCCAATCGTATTCGATTTATCTAACCCGCATAGCATACTAGCTGTAAGAGATTTACCAACATTAAACGGTTTACCTGACATACTACCAGATTCATCAAGAAGAATAGCAACTCGCTCTCCGTCTTCAGCAATACCAATATTTCTAGAAGAAATTTTAAATCCTTCTTCAATAGCAAGAGATAACTTCTTAATTAAGAAACTGTCTATTTTTAATAATTTGATCTCGTTGTAAGCATCGACATATCTAAAAGGTAGACATTTAGATTTTAAACAAGCCCTTTCATTTCTCAATAATTCGCAAAGAGAATCGATTGTTTCTGAATCTGCTCCAGACTGTATAATATTTCTAATATTCTTAAGAGCAGCCATATATCCAAGCTTGTTTTCTTGAAGCATTTGTTTATAATTTTCAGCTCTTGATTCGCCAGTACTCTCAGCATTAACTGTTTGAACAGTTTGAATTTTTGGTAATCTAGATTCAATTACTTTTTTGAAAAGATCGGGATCGCCAGTTAATTCCGGATTAGGTCTAGAAAGTTTAACAACATCTCTTAATTTAACAGAGTTATTTTTAGATTCATATTTTTTAAGTTCGTAAGCAGTAGATTTTTCCAATCTACCCTTAAATGCTCTTCTTAAAGAATTGGGAATCATTTTACCAGGATTTCTCGAATTCCAGAGTGCAAGACACTCCGTTAGGTCGTCGATTCTAGAGAAAGATTTAGCAAGAGCAGGTCTCAAATAATCTGTTCCTTTAGCATTTTCTGCTAGAAGAACCGCTAAAAAATGAGAAATACTTCTAAGATTTCCAACAGTTCTAGTGTATACCATAGCCTTTGCAACAAAAAGAGATACTTCAGGGTCTGAGCATAATCTTTCTATTCTCTCTAATCTTTCAGATTCAGATTCGTAGAATTTATTTCCATCGAGCATACTCGTCAGAACAACATTAGCAATATCTTGTTTGATATCGTTTCTGTTGAATGCGGGAGTGCCAGAAGCATTTAATGTGTCCGGGATACTATTTATTTTCGTTACTTCTTTTGTTGTTTTATTGAATTTTGACATTTCTTTCCTTTATTTAAGTTTCTAAATTTAATCAAATATATTATGTTCCATCTCTTCAGTAGATAATTCTGAATTCCAATACCCTATTAAATCATCTTTATGTTTGATAATGAATTTACATATTTCTTTAAATTCTTTAGTATTAACAAAACATTTACCAGCTACTACCCTAGGTTCATCTTCAATTGATACTGAAAAATTAGGACCTCCTGGCGTTTCGTATACTTTGATTCTCGGGCCATGCGAAGCTAATTTAGTTGATACCCAAATATATTCCTTTAATCCTGTTTTTCTAGGAGAGTACATCGGCGCCATCTCATTTAATTCTCTTGCTTCCTCTCCTATTAACCATTCTCTGAAAGTTTGTTTCATTTATTCTCCGTGTTGTTTTTCCAATTTTTTCTTATTTCTATTGAAATCCATAGTATCATATTCTAAAGTCCATTGTTTAATTAAACAATCTTTGTTTAATTTAATCCAATCAGAAACTTGGTTAAAATGTCCTTCTGATATTTTGTGATTAACTTCTGAAATAATCTTCGGTTCGTCTTCTATCGAAATTTCAACATACGGAGTATCTATTTTAATCCACTCGTCTATATACCCAAATACTTGTAAATACGGCATAGAAATATCATCCCAGAATGGTTTAACCGTAACCCAAATATCTATATCAACCCCAGTTTGTGTTGGGGTTAATTTGTGACCAAAATATCCAATATCATCAAACTGCTCTTCTGTTAATTTATTGTATGGTATCATCTTTTTCCTTTTTTATTTTATACGATATTATATTATAAAGAACCTTATATTTTAATTAACCCAATATTATTCTTACGTAAAACTCGATTAATTAAAATTAGAGATAAAATTATTAAAGATATATTTCAAACCAAGATGTAATCTTTAAATTTAATTCTCCAATTTTCTGATTTATAAAAACAAGATGTAGCTGCCTATGAATTTCACTAACATTCACATCTAACAATTTAACAGATTGCCGCTCCTTAAAGTATTTGAGCTAATAGACAATCTTGCTTTTATAAAGAATTATTAAAATCTGAATTTCTTTTGAGTCTAATTCCTAAAGACTGTGTACAACAAACTACAGCAGTACAAACATCCTACCTTTTGTACAGCGCAAGGAATTTATATGATTGAAGTGCAGTAAGTTGGGCTCGAACCAACATCGATCTCCTCCGAGATATAATCTTACCATTTAGAACTTGATTACTGCTTTAAAAAATATTAAAATTCTAAAGAAATAAATCTATAGAAAGTTTATCCACACTAATAATTGCCATTGAGTGAAAATCTATTTCATGTTATCTTCAATTAAACAATCCATCTGTAAATCTTCTGAGAAAACTTACAGATGAACTAAAATCATAAGGGTAACCAACCCTTATGATTGATTTATAACCACCACAATTATAAATCTATTATGATATCAGCAACTATCATAATATTCACTTTTGAAGGAGCAAGGTTACAATGTTATATTTTTTAGTTTTGATTTCGCTTATCTTGCTTCATTATATTTAATATAAATCAGCTTTAAATCTTCTTTAAAAACTTAAAGCTAATTTAAAACAGCAGAAAGTGCGGGATTCGAACCCGCGGAAGATATTATCTTCACTAGTATTCCAAACTAGCATAATAGTCCACTCTATCAACTTTCTTTAAAAATGGTGCTCGCAACAGGGCTTGAACCTGTAACCTATTCATTACCATTGAATCATTCTACCAACTTAGAACTATGCGAGCATTAAAATGGTACGCCTGGTAGGATTCGAACCTACAAACTTTCTGGGTCGAAACCAGATGCTCTATCCAGTTGAACTACAGACGCATCGATAAAAATACCAATAAAGATTAAAATGTCGATACACTCTTAAACTTTAATTCTTTATTAATATCTTTAATAAAAATAATACCAACTTTGCTCGTAAGTGGGTAAGCATTGAGCTGTAAATCATATTAAACCCTTGGTCTGCGTATTATTTTTATTAAAGATATTATATTATAAAATCTATTAACGATTCAGAGATTATAAAAATCTAACCCCGAATTTATAGATTGCTCTGTCGATTTTTGCAATTGTTTTTAAAATACTTCTTTTCATTTTGTTCCTTTAATTTATATATTATAATTATATACTAATTATCCTTAAAAGAATATTAAATTTTAATATTTTTTAAATTAGTTAAAAAATATTTACTAAAGATATCGTTATAAAGTATTCTAACTCTAATTCGGATATCTTCATAAATATTTATTGCTTTATTTGGAGAATTTCACTTCATGTGTGCCCGGAACAGTTTAACCATCACAGCACTCTTCTCGTAGTTTTACGGCTAACGAGTTATTCAAGCCACATCCCGATGCGTCGTTTCTTCTTTCGAAAGGCACGATGTACAAGAACCTGTTTTATTTTGTCAAAAGGGCATTATTAAATTCGACCTCCGAGGTTCTCCTAAATCAGATAATAATGTAATCCTTCTGAACATCTAAAGAACGCATAAGTTTTAGCTGGTTTTAGGACCTCGTTAACTAGGTACAGCCAGGGCTCGTTAGACTTATGAACCTTTGAACTCGAAGATAGCTCCGAAGAGTCTTCTACCATTTTATGTTTGGTAAACTTTCGAAGAAGTACAAAAGCAGTTTTATACACAACACATTCTTAAGACTCTTCTTGTTCATAAATTATTTGATTGAATTCCCTGACGAGAACCACCAAAGTGACCCGAAATACATCGGGCAATCCAATTTATAAATGTATTTTGGAAAGGTAGGAGCAGCTGAGACTCGATCCTATAATATCGTTCGCTATCTAGACTCTTTCCGAGGTAATCATTAGATAGGTATTTAACTAGTATTAATTGACCTTTAACACCCAAGGTGAAATCTAATAAAATCAATATTTAATATATCGTAGGACTTTCACCTATGAATGAGCATGCCCTGTATTGCATCATAATCAGCTCTCGGATTATTGGACGTTTCTATGCGCGGTGCGTTTCTTACTGAGTGCATAAACCTTTATATTCTTATATTTCGAAGAAGTCCGTATTCCCATGTACTTTCGTATTTTTCTAGCGTCTATATTCCGCCATATATTAAATATTAAAGCTCTGAATAAATCCAGAGAACTTGTTTTCAAGTAGCTCACAAGCTTTGCTTTCGCTGACGGTAGGCTCCGCCCCTACTCATATCACAATGTTCTCGCAATAACCTTTACTATATTGGTTTCTATCAGCATTTTTAAAAATTTTAAAGATAGAAGGACAACTTCATAACCATTCTTATGCAACCATTTCTGGTATGTCCTGGATTCTATGTTTGACGCCAACTGGTTCTTTTACCGAGTTTACTAACTAAGCGCAAATGCAGTAATCACTCTGCTTCTTCATACATTGCAAGGTACTAGCCATTGATTAGATGGCACGGGTTGAACTAAAAAGATAAATAACCATTTCTAATACAAAATTTTTCTTCTTCGTCCGTTAACAACATATATTCTGTATCTAAAAGAGTTAAATTAAAGATTCTTTTATCTTCTTCAAATTCTTCCATCGTACTATATGGAACTTTATATGGTTCGAAATTTTCTTGTTTTACGGTCATTATCATAACGGGTTTTAAACCTCTTTGTTTTACCATTTCTAATAATTCTTCAGTAGAGAACTCTTTCATTTTATACCTTTTTATTTTATATAAAGAATTATAATATAACTTTCCTTAAAACTAAATTAAAAATTGGTTTGAATTTGAGAACCTCTAGAAGAATATATTAATTTTCCTGTTCCAATCTTTTTAAGAGAATTTAAAACATTCAAATTAGTATCTTCAGCTTTCTTTCTTAACTTTTGATCGTTAATACTCCATAGTTCCGTTTCAAATGAATCGAGAGCTTTTTTAGTTTCTTTTCTCATTTTTTCATTTAAATATCCATCATATATAACGAGAATATCTCGATAATAAACAATCTTTTGAATCGGAGTCCCGTATTTCTTTACGATTTTTGATATATCATCCGATTTATCTAGCATATCTTTTAATTGTTCGAATTCAATATTACGTTTATTAATTTCATCAAGAGTTTCTTTTGTTTTTGTATAATTAGTATCCTTATATAAATCAAAAGCTTTTTTGAATTCTTCTTTAATAATCTTTTCATCTAATTTATAGTTACTACTGATTTTCTTTGCTGTACCTTTATCTAATTTCACAATTTCGTCATTGATAAAACATTCAAATTCTTTTAAATCCTTTTGTTCAATTCTTGGATTAGAAACTCCTTGGGCACTTAAATAATCATAAATATTATAAATATAAACGAATCTAGTTTCAAGAGACTCCTTATGCGTCGAAATCTCTAACTCGAATTCTCCAGATAATTCTGCACTCGGGTGAATTGGAAAATCTCCGCGGTCTATTTTATATTCAAAAAATCTAAAATTAAAATTATAAATACTGGATTTAGATATTTTTTTATCCGCGGAAATATTTATAGCTTCGTTTCGTTTTTCTTTTATATCATCTGATTCTCTTAAGTATCGGATGAAATCTTCTTTAATTTGTTCTTTTGTCATTTTTTGACCTCTTTTTATAATTATTTATATCTATATTATATAATAAAGAACATTAAAATAAATTTAAATTTATTTTGATAATTCTGATAATCTTTGTTTAGATATAAAATCCGTAAATATGGGCAATACATCTTCTACAAGAACACTCGCTTTACTTGGTTCTTTAACAGTTTGATACCATTTTAATGTTTTTATCATTTCAATTGCTAATTGTTCGTTTTCTTTATTAAACTTTCGTAGTTCTTCTATATTCATTTTATTTCCTTTAATCTAGTATCGACGATATCTGAAATAACCTCTAAACACAGAGAATCGTTCGAGGATTCTTTAGATTTTTCTTTTACTGGGTAATCACATTCATCTATTTTATCTATCATTTCAATCCTTAATTCTTATAAATTGTATAATCCCCATAATACCAAGAACCCGCAAAAGTAAAATTAGTATTTCTATATTTGAAAGGCAACCAAAAATCGTAATCCCAACCACTCATATCCATATTTTCAGTTAATTTGATAGAATCATCAATCTGTTTTAATAATTTTTCTAATTTATTCGGAACAAAATAATCGAGTTTAATTGTGTGTTTATTCCCTTGAATAATTTCATCTAATTGTGATTGTAATTCTTCTTTAGTCATCCGAATCTCCTAACGAATCAAATAAAGAATCAATCATTTCTGAACCTAAATAACCACCGCCTAATGCTCCCGCAATTTCACCGATATTTTCTGCAGTTTTATTTCCTCCGGTTACTTTAGAAGCAACCTCTTTACCAACTTTTGCACCAATTGCTCCGGTAACTACTCCTACAGCAATCTCCGATCCGATTTCAACAACATCTTCTAAAAATCCAAACATTTTATCTCCTTTATCTCCTTTATATTCTTTATATTCTTTCTACATTTAACGTAACATAATCTAACCGATTATCCTTATCGAAAAATAAAGATTTATTAGAGACAATATAAGATTGCGAATTTACATTTATAATATCTTTTCTTTGGATAGTTTCTACATCTTTTCTTGATATTTTAATTTCGCTTAATTCATCTTTTTCACTTAAATACACTTTCATTTTATTTCCTTTTATTTTATTTAACGAATTATATTATAAAGAATATTAAATAATATTTAAATATCTACAATTTTACGAATTTGCCTTTTTTGTAGTCGTATTTGAATCCAAATAATTTCATTATAGGTTCTCTAACGAATAAAAATGTTAAACAAATCATCAATAATAAAATAAACCAAAAATCTTGTCTATTTCTATCCCTGTCTCTCCGCAGTTCATAACCAATATATAACATTAAACAAATAATAAAATTAATAATTGAGTTAATAATCGAGTTAACATAAAAGAAATTTAATATAAAATCAAATATTATAATCCTTTACCACCGCGTCAAAAACGGTTAAATTCGGAGAATACCTAGAATGTGACGATATTTCAGAATCAAATGAAGTTTTGTAATTATATTTTGCTTCTTCGCCTATTCCAAAAAACTTCAGACACTCTATTGCTCTCCCTACTGCTGCACTTCTAGAAACACCAGCTCTACAATGAACAATAAATCTCGTGTCTGGATCTTTTTGTAAATTGTTAAGAATAAAATTTTGAATTTCAAGAGCAATTTCTTTTGAAATTATTTTATAATCGCAAAAGTCCTCTTCTATATCCCAGAACTTGACTCTTAATGAATCTTTGAATCCTTGTACTTCTTCGTCAGATAATTGCTCGTCATTATATCCTTCTTGAATTGGTTCGGAAATACTTATCATGACTAGATTTTCTTTATCTAAAATACCTTGATGAATCGCACATTGCATTTCGTCTCTCGAAATAATAGCTTCTATTGTTGCAGTGTTAATTGTTTCTATATCTTGTTCTATATCGTCTTTTATTATTTTCATTTTATTTCCTCGTAAATTGTAACCGTTACTTCTCTTGGTTGAACAACTTTAATTGTGTGATAATAACAGTCAGACCAAGAATTGTGATAACCTTCGAATTTAATGTAACCGTCAACCGTATCAGATTTTCTAGTTATGTGAAACACAAAATCCATATATTCCCCATCACCCTCGTACCCGCCGGTTTCTTGAACTTTAATAATTTTAAAATTATCATTTTCGTCATCGCTGTTTAAAACGTCGTCATTTATTTCATACGTTTTAAAATCAATTTTTCTCTTTCTGGTATCATTAATTGCTTCTAGCATTTCTTCTTTTGTTAAGTTCATTTATACTCCTCTTTGATTCGATTGTTTAGTGTGATAAAATCTAACCCCGTTTACAGCTAGACAATCTGCTAGTTCTTTAATAGTTGTGTTTTCTGTAATCCAATCGTAACTCCCGCCAGCATATTCAACGGCATCTTTTAAAGATTTATAAAACTCTATTGTTGCATTTAGCTTTTCTAATTTTTCTCTTTCTTCTGTGTGAAAATTGATGAGTTGTTCTAAGTTTAGTTTATTGGTGTTATTTTTATTCGTTTTGATATATTGTAAATAACCATTTTCGTCCGTTATGTACATTTTTTATTCCTTTATTCGTAATTATTGTTTCGGGTTATCTAAATCAACATAATAGAATTTTAAATAACCCAATTTATTATTAAATTTATCTTTTCTTTCAAACTTGATTAATTCATCGAAATCTACGGCATAACTACATTTTATGCTTTTTAATAAATTATGGTAACTCAACGGGTTAACTTCTTTGGGTAAAAAATAAATTTCGGTTCCGGAATAAAACATTTTTCTTGCTTTATCTTTTCTAATTTGCTTTAAATAAGCGTATCTAAAACTTCTATCTTCGATTGTTAGTACATGCATTTATAATTTCTCAATAGAATACCAAGAATACGCTAATTCTAATGCATCCAGCATTTTAATAATTTCTTCTTTTTCTATATCATCATCATAATCCCATATAACTGATCTCTGTTCGCCATTTTCTAACATTTCTAATTCTTTCTGCAAATCTTGATAAGTTTCTTTTAATGAATTTGCAACAAACTCTGAATGACTTTCGCCAATCATTTGTTTAAATATTTCTAATCTAGTCATTTATATTCCTTTCTCGTAGTACTTCTTGCATAGCAAAATAATCATTCACATATTTTTCTCTTTCTGAATCGAATACCAATAAATAAGTCAAATGATTTTGTTCGTCTAATCTGTCTAGTATATATTCGGTAGACTTCCCTCTAAAGAAATTTACAGAAAACTCTCTATCGTTAGATATCGGGTAAAACAGTTTCATGTTAAATTCCTTTAATTTTTCTATAGACTTTAAATTTTAGAGTATCCAGAAAATTTATAATAGTAGAATTATTGCAATTTTGTAAATCATATTCTCTTAAGAATTCTTCTTTAGTGTAAATTTTATTAAGAGTAACATCTAGTACAATAAAATTCTTCAATTTAGTTTTATCTGTTTTATGTTGTAGTTTATGTTTAGAACAAGAATCTACTTGATAGTAGATTCCAGAATCGTAGTAATATACTGGTCTGAGTAGTTTTTGGATGTCTTTCATCATAGTCCTTTATCGTTTTAATTAAAGAATTATATAATAAAGAACCTTAAATACAAATTAAAGAAAGAATTCTTTTTCTATAATCGGATACCCTTCAGAATTATATGAGTGTCTCTTTCGTTCATTATATTGTTTATAAAAAATACATTTTTTATTATTTAAATCATCAACAAGATCAATTACCCTAAATATTTTTTTATCCGGATGCAATCTCAATCCTCTACCTATACTTTGGGTAATAGTGGTGTAACTTTTAAGTGGCGAGGCAAATATTAAATTAAATAAACGACGTATTGAAATTCCAGTACTGAGTAATTGATAATTACTAACAAGAATCTCGTTCCTTAATATAATATTTTTTATATTGTATTTTATATATAAAGAATCATCTAAAATTATATCTTTTACAGATATATTTTCATAAGTATCATTTTCACTCAATGTTATTTTTGTTGAATCTTCAAATTCTATAACGTAATGTTTCTCTTCAAGAATTTTCCTAGTTAATTCTCTAGTTTTTGCATCATCTTCGCCATTTAAAAGATAAACTCCATATTGTTTTTGGAATTCAAATGATTTCTTTCCTGTAATATCTTTATTTTCTACTCGAACATCTGGATATAATCTCGACATAATATTAGTAAAAGCTAATTTCATGTGTTCTGTATGCGAAAAAAGTAATAGGGTATTTCCGGAGTTATAAATTTTACAAGTTAAATTAGTAATAAAGTTGTTTCTAGCTTCATGTTCTTTTAAATATGCTAATTGTTTAGCATACTGCCCTCGTGGTAAAGAATTAAACAACCTCTTTTCGTTATCTGAATATTTCATTATAAACGATATAATTTCTACTGGCGTTGCTAAACCTCTCTCGATTAATTCGCAAGCCCTAATATATCTTTTTGGTGAGCCGAACATCCCTAGTAACATCATTGTTGCCATAGTATCTTCTGGTAAAGTTCCAGTTACACCAATTTTAATTTTAGCGTTTATTGATTCTTTTATAATAGAACTAGCCACTTCAGCGCTATATTTTTGAAGCTCATCGCAAATAATAAAATCAGCTCTGTCAAGAACATCTCTTCTACTCATCAAACTCTGCCAAGTGCTTATTACTAAAAATGAGTTGAATTCAGATTGATTTCCACCACCTTGCTTGTCTATCACTTCGAGAAATTTATCTCTTTCTATTGAATATTCTGGTTTAAAATAATCAGAGAAGTCTTGATATAGTTGTGTAAGTAAATTAACGTTAGGTACGATAATATATCCAGTTTTATTTCGCGTGTAAAGAAAATATATTATCATAAACATGATACAACTTTTTCCTGATGATGTTGCTGCCAGCGATATTTGTTTAGGATTCAATAAATTGTCTCTTGCGCACTTTAATTGATAATCATACGGTTCAAAAGGCATCATTCCGATAATTTCAGCTAATACTGAATCAACCTCTTCTTCAGTGAATTCAGAAACGTCTGGAGATATATCTAGATTATAATTACTCAATAATTCTAAGTGTCCATTCATTATTTTCATAACCGATTGACCAGTTTCTTTTAGTTTTTTTACTTCAGTAAAATAATTATAAGGACTCTCCCAACCTCTTTGAACTTTAAAATTATATTTTGCATCTGGTTTTTCAGCTTTGAGAAAATCGTGTATTTTTTGAAGTGTTTCAATATCGTTCGGGTTTTCAGATATTAGAAGAGTATAAGATTCGTTTTGTTTTTTAATTATCAAAGATATCCTTTTTATTTTTATTATAATAAAAAAGATATTAATTAGTTTTTGATTTTGATTTATTAAAAGTTCTTTAAAGTTAAAATAAAAATTTATTTTTAAATAGCTAAATCTTTTTAAATCTATAAACGGAGTTTAAACATTAAACGAGCCTTAAAGTTAAAATAAAAATTTATTTTTAACTTCTATATAAAGAGATATAAATAAAATAAAAAGGAATAGCTGTGCCAAGTACATTAATAAATAATTTTAGTAAAAAGTCTGGGAAATCTATAGAAGAAGTTGAAAAGATATGGGATGAGTTAAACCATCAGTACCCGGGAGATTATGAGAGAATAGTTGGAACTCTAAAGAAAATTTTACAGATAAATGAATCGTTTAGAGAGTACTTACGAGAAAATACAAATTTTGTAAACGCATTAAAGAAGAAATACCCCAGAGAGTTTTCAAAAATCAATATTTACGAATTCGAAGATAAAATAAGTATAGATTTAATAGTAGCTCGAGAGAAGAATACAGGAGCTGGTACAAGATTAATGCAAGAAATTTGCGATTATGCTGACCGACAAAAGAAAACTGTTATTCTTTCTCCGTCTGATGAATTTGGAGGTAATAAAAAGAGATTAATAGAATTTTACAAGAGATTCGGATTTGTAGAAAACAAAGGTAAGAATAAAATTTTCGAGATTTTCGAATCAATGTATAGATTACCAAAAATATAAATAAAATAAAAAGGAGAAAAAGATGGTGCGAACAAGCCGAGAATCATTTTTAAAGGTGCAAGAAGTAGAATCCGATTTAGATGCAATTAGTCTAATAGGAGAAACAGGTATGAGCAGTGCTCAAGTAAGAAACGCGGTAGTAAAGATGGGAGGGGTAACTAGTTCTGCTGCACAGATAGATGCTGGTATTGCAATTGCGGTTTACGCGGAAAGCTTTGGCGCTAAAGGAGATGGCGTCACTGATGATACTATACCTATTCAAAATGCAATAAATTATGCTTTTGATAATAACCTAGGAGAAGTAAGATTCAAAAGTGGTAAATTTTTAATTTCACAATCCTTGGTTTTAAAATCAGGTGTTTCGATAGTAGGAATTAGACCGAAACTTACATTTTTGTTAAATTGCCCAGATTTAGGTTTTACTATGGATTCAGGAACAGTATTTTTAGCTTCAAGCTCTACATTTACTGGAATTGTGGGAAATCATATTGACAGCATTGGTGTTGATAGTGGAATAAAGGCATTATCTAATGTTAAACTAAAAGATATTGGACTAAAAGGTTTTAAAAAGGGTATCAAGATAGGTGCAATTAACCAGCTCGGGTTAGGAATGGGTGGGTTTGAAGGCGTTATTATTGATGGCACTGATTCTAACAATATACCAGTTGGAGAAGTTGGTATCGAATTGTGGAATATACAACAAACAACAAATGATGGAATTTATATATATAACACAAGAAATGGATTAAAAATATACAATGATAAGGACACACCAATATGTTCATCTGGAAATTCATTATTTTTGAAAACTTATGTATTCTTAAATACCGATTCAAGAAGTGAATTTTCATCGAGCGTATCAAGTATAACTTTAGGCGCCACAACTACAATTAGTTTTTCAGTAGCTCATTCTTTTGTACCTGGCGACATTGTTCAGCTAAATGGGTTTTCAGGAACAGACGGAAGCATATTAAATAATATATTTACAGTTTACTCTGTTGTAAATTCTACCACCATTATTGTAAAAGTGCAAACAACTGGGAAGACTATTGTTTCAACGGGCGCAACATTAGAAAAAGGTAGAGCGGGTATTCATCTTGTTTCTAGGGGAACAATGGATTTAAACCACGTGGTGTTTGAAGCTCCACAAGTTAATGCTTTTATGGGCGGCACCCCATATAAAGGCGTATGTAACATTGCATTATGCGGGACAACTTCTTATAATACCGGCATATCGTTTATTCAGTGCGACATTGAGGGATATACAGACTCTCATTTGTTTATCGAGGGAACATCAACTGGCGAGTTTCATGCTGTTGTTGTGTCGCAAGTTCCGCCACTAGGTAACTTTAACATTAAAAATTCTAATTCGTTGACGATACGAAGTTCAGACCCAGACGCAACAATTAATATGGCGCATAAATCTGCATCACAAAATGTATACGGAATAAAGATAGAAGGAACTTTTGCTGGATATACATCTAATTCAACAAAAGCAATTTCGGGTAAGTATTTTGATAGTGCCAATTTTAAAACATTATTTGGCGGAACATCGGGAAATAATAGTCTTGTAATAGACCATTCTACCCCGTCCGTTGGTATAGATGACTCTAATAATACTTGGGGTGCATTAAGATTGTTTGCAAGATACAACGGGTTTAAATATAGTGGAGATGCCAGTATTGGTATAGACAGATGTGGACTTATTGAGTGCAATAGCTCAAGCGATAGAACTATTACATTGCCCACAAGTGGGAGCGGTTATTATCAGGCAAAAACTGGAACACCAATATTGATTAGTAAAATATCAGGTGTTGGTAAAGTTACTATTACACCACAGTCAGGGCAAACAATTGCAGGGAGCACTTCTAGTTTTGTGTTGTATGGAAATACTGGAGCCTCAATATTATTAGTTTCATCAGGCGAAGGGGACTGGGTTATAATATCTGTTAATCAAAATGGAAGTTTGCTTACTAGCGGAACAACGGCACAAAGACCTACACCTCAAAATATTGGTTTTAATTATTTTGATACAACAATTAACATTCCATTATTTTATAAAGGATCTGGCGTATGGGTAGATGGGGCAGGAACAGTAAGATGATAAACTATGAATCCTAACGATGAAACCCTAGACTTACTCTTAAAGAGGATTTATTCCTTTAGGGAGTCGACTAAAGCGGAATGAAATCCTGCGGTAGTAACAATGAAAGTATGAATATCTAAGAATACTTAAAAATAAATTTTTATTTTAACTTTAAGGAATCTTTAAGGTTTAAATTCCAGACAATAAAAAAGCTCAAGAGAATTTCTCTTGAGCTTTAAAATCTATATAACTCTTCTCTAAGAATTCGTTTTTCTTCTTTTAACTTCTCAGCTAATTCTAAAGACAAATTATATTCTTTTTCAACGCGTTTATACTTCTCTATTTTCGATATTTTATCGTCATCAACGACAATATCGCTGGCTAGAACAACAGTGTATTTGCGAAATCCTTCTTCTCTCGAAACCAAACATTCGGTATCACTCAACTGATTCTCGAATACGCATTCCATATATTCCCTTTGAAAATCATAAATCGCACATACATAAATTTGTTGACCTTGTTTTAAATCTAAATTCATAGTTCTTCCCATCCATTTAAAATTTCTGGAGATTTATATGTAATGCTCGTAACTTCGAAATTATTACTCCTATTCGATGTTTCGTCCGAAACACCAGCTTGTTTTTCTAGATGTTTATATGGATTTATATCTACCCCGTAAATCGGGTCTTCATCAATATTTTTTAATCGATAATCGCACAAATAATGAGTATGTTGAATAATACTTCTAATATTCATACCGAGTATCTTATCTCCGATTACATCAGAACTGAACTCAATCTCCCAATCACTTGCGGTTTTAAACATCTCTCGTATATCATCTCGGTGTTCTTCGAATATTTCCGGATATTCTTTTTTACATTTTTTAATAATATTTTCAAACATAGTGCAGTGAACAATCTCGTCTCTTTGGATATAAGAAATTTGAGTATCTGTTCCTGTTATCAATCCTCTATTAGCAAGATTGTGAAAGAATTGGAATCCATTGTAGAAGTAAATTCCTTCAAGCATATAATTAGCAATAACGGATCTTATGAAATTCCAAGAACTAGGATTATCTACAAAATCCTGATATATTCCTGCAATAAATTTATTTCTAGCAAGCATTAATGGGTGGTGTTTCCATTTAAAATACAATTCTTTAGATTTTTCTTTACTCATTAATGAACTAAAAATCCATCCATACGATTTACTATGTAGAGCTTCGTCCCAAGTTTGTCGAGCCAATGCGTACACTATATGCGGATTAGTACAATATGCTGCGATATTTGGTAGATTATTTGTTTGGATGCTATCTAAAAAAGCCAAGAATGATAAAATATTATCGTAAGCTTCTATTTCGTCTGACGTCAATTTATTTTTATAATCGTATATATCTGAAGCCATCGGAACTTTATGAGGAAGCCAGTTGTTGTTATACGCTGTATCTACCAATTTATGGTATATTTCGCAGTCTTTCGGTATATCGGATAAGTCGAGAATATTACAAGTTTCTCCTCCGAATATCTTTTGATCTTCAATCGCATCAGGATTGAATAATAATTTTTTCTTTAATTGTCTATCGTAATTACTCATTTATTTCCTTTATTATTTCTTTCAATACCAACTCTTTTATTTTTATATCAAAAAATTCAGTAAATCCATTTATTTTTTCATCTAATATTATATTATATTTATCAAATTTATTGTGTAAATATTTTTCTAAATTTCTTATCTTATAATAAGAATCACAAGCATAAATTTCAAATATTCCTGATTGGTTTAAACTATTTGAAATTTGTTTAAATCGTTTATTTGTATTTTTAGAGATGCCAATCTTTATATATTTATCAAATTCCATTATGTAAAGTTCGTAAAATTCATCACCATTATGTTTTAATTCAAAATTTCTTGCTAAAGATTTCTTTTTCTTTAATGATGTTTGTTTCCATTTTTCTTTACCGATTTCTTCTCCATATTTTTCAATAAAAGACTTTTCATTTATTATTATTTTATGCGAGTACGATTTAACATCTTGAACTCTAGTTTTTAAAAAATTATCCCATTTTTCTATACCAATTTCATCACCATATTTTTTAATAAAATTTTCTTGTGTCATCCCTTTAGATACTTTATCTTTGTATTCTTTCCATTTTTCTTTGCCAATTTCTTCGCCATATTTTTTAATATATCCAATCTCAGATAAAGAATCTTTGTGTTTATTAATATAATTATTATATTTTTCTTTACCAATTTCTTTACCAATTTCTTCACCATATTTTTCAATATAAGCTGATAATGTTCGTTTTTTATTATTAATATATTTTTGTCTTATTTCATTAGCTTCTATTTCTGTAAAATCTAATAATAAACCCTCGATACTTTTAGAACATTTTGTACCACAAAACATTTTAATTTGTATTGGCTTAATTTTTCTTTCAAAATCATTTCCGCATAATCTACATTTGCATTGTACCAAAATATCTCCTTTTATATTATTTATATAAAAATATATTTTAGTACAACCTTCACATATTAATTAGAACATGATTCGCATTTATGTGAAGTCCCATCAATAGTTAAACTATAATAAACTGCTTTAATTTCTTGGTCTAACATCCCATCTATTATTGAGTCAGATATCGATTTAATACTAGGAGATAAATCCGGATTAATTGTTAATTCCATACTAACCCCGGTATCAACCCATCGTTGAATAACTCTAGTAAATTTTATAATATCTTCTGTCTTGTATTGGAATTTAGTTTTATAGAACCAAAATCTTTCTTTAATAAATTTTGGTAATACAGGAACAATCAATCCATTTAATTTTTGAGTATTATTCTTACTATGTGCCGGTAAATAACTAGCAGTAACTCCTTGAACTAATCCAGAACTTGTATTAGGCGCGATTGCAAGAATTAAGAAGTTTCTAATTCCATGTTTTAAAATTCTTTGTTGAACTTGCGCCCAGTCGAATCCATTAGGAGAAATTCTATTTAGTTCTTGTGGATCTTTTCCAAATAATTTATCATATTTTGCGTGAACTATTCCTGGGTAAGAACCTTTTTCAATTGCCAATTCAATACTAGCATTATAACAATAATATGCTATTTTTTCAATTAATTTTTCTGCGACTAATCTTCCTTCTTCGGTATCGTATAAAGCCTTATTCCACGCCATATAATCCGCCATTCCAACAACACCTATACCGATATTTCTTAAAAGTTCTGCTGAATTTTTAGCTTCAAGAACAGGCATAGTTCCCAAATCAATACTAGCGTCTAACATTCTAACCGCGTTCGCACAAACTCTTTCTAATAGTATATCATCATTCAATATATTTGCAACATTTATACTTATTAAATTACAGCTGTGATATAGTGAATCTGTTTCTCTTGTATACGATTTACCATCTATAATTTCGATTATAGAACGAGTTCCTTCTTTTACAATTGACCATGATTCCGTACATAAATTCACGCAATGAGCAATACCGAATTCAGATATATAATTGCTAATATTAATATTATCTTTATTAGCAATGTAAAAGTCCCCATACTCGATCCATGCTTTTAACATTTTACCCCAAAGAGCTCCTGCTTTAATTTTATGGTAGTGTTTTAATTTACCAGATAATATCAGTTCTTCCGCGAGTTTGTGTGCTTCTTCAATTTTTTCCCCAATCAACTCGGTAATATCGATTCCGGTTAATTGTTTAAATTCATATTGATCGTATTGGTAAACTTCTTCTTTTGCTTTGACTTTTCTTAAAAAATAATTATCAACAACAACTTGTGGAAAAATATCGAAACATTTATCTCTTAAGTCGCCGTTTAATTCAGATTTGATTTCCGTAAATACTTCGCAATCCAGATGCCACCAATCTATTGCTGGGGTGATCGCGCCATTTCTAATACCTCTCTGATTAACTGCTACTGCGATATCGTTTATAATTTTAATCCATTTCGTAATAACGTTTGCCTTTGGAACTCTAGGGGAATATGCGTCGCCGGGTCTAACTTTACCAACATACCAACCTATTCCTCCTCCTTCTTGAGATATTCTGCCCATATCCCAATAAGATTTAAATATACCGCTGGTGTTGTCTGGCATAGAACCGATAAAACAACTTCCGGTATTTCCATCGGGAATTCTCAAGTTAGCCTTAAAAGGAGTTGCCAAAGACAATAGATATTTACTAAGCATCTCGTAATATTCAACGCTTATTATTGCTCTTTTGGATTCTTCTTCAATAGACGCTAATATCATAGAATTCGTCATATCCGCTGTACTAGGGTATTCAACTGTTCCTTTTTTATTCTTTAAAAGATATTTACTCTTTAAAAGCGCGATTTGGGATAATCTTAAATTATAGTCCGTATCAGGAGATTGTTCCGTAACTTTATTTTCGATAATACGCATATCTTCCCGAGAATAGTTGTCTTTAATGTCTTTTCGATAATACCCGTTTCTAATTAAAAAGTCTAAATGTTCCTCGAATTGATTCATATCAAATTTTGTATTTTTCCAAACTTCTCTTTGTAGTTGATGACTCATGCATCTTCCAGATACAATATCCCAATCTGGATTTTCATCCGATACATTATTCTTAGATATCAGTATCAATTTTTCTTGAATATCAGACGATTTGATATTATGGGTTGCATCTAAATCTATTAAAGATTCAAATTCCAGAGGATTTATATCGGTTCCTTGACAAGCTGGATTTATTTGTTTTCTTATTTTTGTTATATCCCAATCTACTTTAGAACCATCTCGTTTTATTACTTTTTTCATCTATTTCCTTTTTTAAATATTTATATAATATATTGATAATATTTCAATACGTCTGAAGATATAGTATATCCTCGATGAGCGACGTTAAATGTTGTGTTTACTGTATCAGTTTTATAACCGCATCTATCCAAAATATATTTTAATTTTTTATTATTCATTTCTTTTATAGTATAACTCGTTAAAATTTCTTCCGTTATAGATTCCAATAGCGAACTATAAAAATATAAATCGTCTTTATTCTTCATAACAGCTTCTGATATTTTATATTTTATGTCTTCCCTAGAAAGTTGTTTCTTTGAAAATGCAAGAGCATCTCTATAATATCTACACTTTTGAATGAATCCAGAATCGAGAGAACTGATTTCTAATATTTCAGATTTCAACTCAGTAGAAACTTCTCCTATATTTTCATCAATGTCCACGAGAGCTCTTAGAGTTTTATCTGGATTATTTCCGAGTATAATATCGGTTTTTTCGATATCATTCAATTGTAAATATTGTTCTATATTTTTCTTGATACTTGCTTCTTTTTCATCTTTTATAATTCTTTGAAATCTAACAAGAAGATTTCCCTCCGCTTTATCGGTTAGTGTCTTGACCGAACCAGCAAAATGATATCTGCACATCCAGAAAAAAGCTTCTTTATGATTGAATTCGAGAATGTTCTTGAACGTATCAATCTTAATGGCTTTCTTACCGATATCTGATAATCTAGGTTCGCCATAATTATCTAACTCGAAAAGATAATTATTATCTATATTCTTCCCGATATTCAGCATATACTCGTCTCTTATATCATTATAATTAGTTTTTACGTAATTTATACGGTCTTTTATATATAGATGTATCTCTTTAGCCTTTCTTGTTCTCTTTATCATTTGTAGAGAACCAATGACGTCCGTACTTATTGAACTATCGTAGTGAAAGTGATAATAATTATCATTCATATTACTAACGCCAACCGTTAATGTTGGAGAGTATATTAGTACATCCCATTTATCGTGATTATCCTTTTCAAACAAATCGTAAATTAGTTTTTTTGTACTCTGCATCGTATCCGCAGTTAACGTTACAACCTTCAACCCTCTGGACTCCAGTAGTAAAGTTAACGAATTTATGAAAGATAAACTCGTGGAACTAACTGTTATCTTACATTGTATAGCGGTATACAATAATTGCTGTTGAAAAAAGTTGAAGTTATTGTAATTATAAACGTCAACCGGGTCTCTATAAACGTTATCTATTATATGGATGTTTGTTTCTTTGGATAGTAAAAAATTTTCATACCCCGTAAGAAATGCATCCGCTATAACTAATTTTTTCTGAAAACATCCAAAGAATTTAGCGATATTAAAACTGTTGTTATTCATATTATTTCTGCTATGTAACATAAGCGATATGAATTCATCCATTATAACGATATCGAAGAATTTAATATTATATTTCCAAAGACTATCGAATTGAACCACAAGAGAATCGCCAATCTGATATATATCAGTATTATATAGTTTCATATTATACTTTTTAGCAAAATCTTGAGCAACAGATATTCTATTCGTTATAATAAGAACTTTCATATCTTGTTCGTGACATTCTTCGATAACATGACTGATAATTTTTGATTTTCCTGTTCCCATTGGACTTCTAATACTCAATAGTCCATTTTTAGCATGTAAAAACTTGTGAATCTTTTCCTCTATTTCAGGCGTTTTCTCTATGAACTTCATATCTATTTTCAGCATATCCGCATTTATATCATAATTTAAAAATTCAGTATCGTAATTTAAATCGTTTCGGAGTAATTGCTTAGATATATCTAATTTCTTAACTGTATCAAAAATATTAATATTTTTAGAAACATTAAAATGATGCATGGTATACGGACTCTGTTTAAACCAAAAATACCCTCCTGGCGTTTTAGTTTCTGAAGGGTGTTTAAATGTTATAGAACCATTTCCATTATTCTTCATTGCTTGAAATCCCATACTTTGAAAAACTTTAAGACAAAGATTCTCTATAGAATCTGCTTCTATAGAGTTTAAATCCCGTATATCTAAATCAAAAGAATCCGATATTTTTGAAAGATATTGTTTCTTTATATCGTTTATTTTTTCGATATTTTCTTTTTTTATATATTTGAATCTAATTCCATCTTCATTATTTACGAAGACGTTATTTTTAAGCATGGGGGCATTTAAACTAGGTTTCCTTGCTGCTGCTTCGTCAATCTTACAATATTGTTGCAATTCCATTGTTAATTCCGCAAGAACATTCTTAACTTCATCTATCGGAATATCTTCTGTGAATAGAATTCCTTTAATATTAAAATTACTAAATCCATCATAACTTCTTGATTCTCCAAGAATACATTTATAATTTTTGAAGTGTTCTAGAATTACCTGTTTATCGAATTCAGATTTAACTTCGTCGATATCAAGAATAATATACGAAACTGTTGCATTATACAGTTTCTCTAAATCAGTTTTACGTCTGAATGCTCTTAGAGGTTTTGAAATAACAATAGGGATATTTAGAATGAAGTTTGAACACATTATCGAGTACATTTCAAGATTATTAGTTGCTATTAATGTTTCGAAATTAAATGTTTTGTCTCCAAATGGAGATATTGGCGTTTTGTAAGTTTTACTTTTAGATTCAAAAATAGTAATTAACTCTTTCAAGTTTCTCCTTTTTTGATTTATTTTTATAGATAATTATATATAAAGATATATTAATTTAATTTCTGTAGAAAGAAATAGACTGCAAAGTCTATTTCGTTTATGTGATTAATTATTTTTTACAAATCCTATATTATGTTTAAATGACCCTTTAACTGTATTTTCATAACCTTTAGTGTATATCTCAACATTATACTCTCCATTATTAATTATTTGTATAACTTTAGCAGTTTTCTGCCCGGATTTTATCTCATCTCCAACATAAGGTAGTTTTTTAAAAATTTTATTATATATGTCATTATATTCTTTAATATCTAATCCAATTAGTTCTAAATTATACTTAACTGGCAAAATTGTGAATGAAATATTACCTTGTTTCATTGACCAGTCAAATTCTTCCCATAAAAATGAATTAATAGCTGATTCTAATGCTCTATATTTACCTTCTGCTAAATATGATATAGCTTCTAAACTTATATCTGATTTAATTGCTATTATTAGTTTAAATGATTTAGCATAATCACCTTTACCAACCTCACTTTCTATATATAATTTAGAATAATCTAAATTAGTTTTTTTTAATTCATTTATGATATGTTTTTCAAAATGGTGATGTAGACGATTTCCAACAAAGTTTAATTCTGCTCTATTCGATTTTACTGTAATTTTAAATCCCTTAATTACAGAAACTTTTGCTTCATTTAACTCTCTCGCTTCCTCTTCTCTCAACCATTCTCTGAATGTTCCTATTTTACTTGTGCTCATTTTTTTCTCCTTTTTTAATAATTTGAGTTATCAATAATATCCTCAATATGGTCGATTTCATCTTTAATTTCTGGTTTTTGAGATAATTTATCAAGAAGAACTTTAGCAACAGTTTTTCCACCAAGCTTTTTGATAATCTTTCTAAATTCTGCAATTAGTTCGTCATCTATATGATCTTCGGCATCTTTAACAGTTGTTCTTCCGGGCGTTCCAACAGCAGATTCCATTATAAATTTTTTAGGTAATGTTGCCTCTTTACCTCGGTATTTCGGAACCTCAAAAGTAAAGTCTCCATTGACGTTAATTTTAGGCGATATAATTTTAACTGATTTAGGAACTTTTTTACCAGGAAACTGATTAACATATTCGCTATTTTCAATTGAATTAACATCTAAGACAACAATATCGCCAACATTTAATTCTTTAGCTTCATTTAAATTAGTTTTTAGAAAATCATAAATGGGTTTAACTAATTTATCATTAATTTTTTCTTTTTCGAACCCTAATAATTCTAAAGCTCTGTCTAATTTAATTTTTCCAAGCATAATCGTATCTATTTCATTTTTATATTGTTTATAGATATCTTCTTTTTTATCGAAGCCGTGTCCTTCGTCGTATTTCCACAATAAATTAATAAATTCTTCTTTTTTAGATTTATATTCGCTTTTACTTAACGATTCGTTCATCTTAAATTGTTTCATCGCGAATTCTAAAAATTTATCTTCTTCTAGATGATTTTTCTTAGCAATCATTTCAATATCTTTTTCTAACTCTTTTTTATCCGGCGTTTCTCCAGGATTATACATTCTTTTTAATTGACCGAACGCAATTCTATACTCTGTTGGAACAGATGAATTTCTCGCTTCTTCTATTTTGTCTCTAAATAAACCCATAACATCTCCTTTTTATTTTATTTATATTTTTAAAATAGTCTTTCCTCAGATTCATTTGAATCGCCCTTTATTTAATTTATATTTTACTTTTGTAGCGCCTTTTATATTTATTCATATATTATACATATATTATATTATATTATATTATATTATAAAGAACCTTATATATTTATTAATAATATTTAAAAATAAATTTTTATTTTAACTTTAAGGAATCTTTAATGTTTAAATCTCAGACAATAAAAAAGCTCGAGAAATTAATCTCGAGCTTTTTAAAATTCAATAAATATTGAATTATCTTTAAACTTAACCTTAGAATCAACTAATTCTAAAATCTCGTCTTTTAGCGGTTTCTTAAAGAAATCTATTTGTATACCAAAGGCAGTATTTATAACTGATTTAATTTTATGAAGTTTTCTTAGCTCTGATTCGAAATCTCCGCTAATCTTTTGAGGTTTCACATTTTCTTTTTTATCTTCAGTTTTAGCTTCTGATATAATCGTATCTGTTACGAAGTATTTTTTAAATGACATGATTCACCCCTTTAGCAACCCAGCAATTCTAGCAAAATCTATAAATTGACCCGCAGTAGCTTCGTCTCTATCTATAGAAAAATCTAATTTCTTACCTTTGATGACAACGTTCTTGTCATCACCGATAATCATACCCATAAACTTTAAAACATCTGCGTCGTTAAACGTTATTGTGAATTTATAGGAATTTGCGACTTTCTTATATTTTATATCTGATACGGATTTTTTAAATAAACTAAACGACATCTACATTCCTTTTTATTATTATTTATATAATTCAGGAAAACAGATTTCTTGAAATCCACAATAATCGCATAATTTCGTTTTATTTTCGAGAAATTCGCGATCTTCTTCTATATTTTTTATATTGTTTAGTAAATCCATTTTATAGTTATCTAGATATTTGATATCCAACTCTAGTTTATTTTCAAGATTGTGCTCGACGTAAATATACGATATATTTATCTTTTGAATATTATATTTTACAAAAAAGTAGATAGCATAGTATAATAATTGAGAATAATCCATATATCTTTCTTCTTTATAACGACCTGATTTAAAATCGCAGATATATAATACTCCGGATTTAACACAGATATAATCGACAATCCCGTTAAATAGAGAACTCTTGTCATATTCTTTAGATTCTAAGTTCAAAGACAAACCTAATTTAAATTCTTGAACAGGCGGTTTATCTATATCGACGAGATATTTTCGACCAAGAGCAGACTCTTCGAAATTCTTCTTAATTTCCAGCGTTTCGGGGTATTCTACGATATTCTGCTTCATTTCATCAGAATACTCTTCTGGCGACACTGTTGAATTTTCAATGAGATAGTGAATTGTTCTACCCTTTATAAGAGCTGGAGAATCCTCGTATTTACCAATCTTATCGATGTATTGATATTTGAATTTTCTCGGACAACTATTATATGTACTTATTTTACTAAAACTATAAGGCGTATATTTTAGCATTATTTAGCCATTAATGCACAAATACTATCATCAATTTCTTTATTATTTTCCAACCAGTCAAATATAACATCTTCTTCTTGTTTCTCGGAATCGGTTTTCTTCTTAGAAGTTTTTATTTTATTTAACACTTTTATAACTGCGCTAACAGGAACACCGTCTTCTTTATAGTTTGTTCTAATATCTTTAATTTCGACGTCTATACTTTTCTTATGTAGTAATAATTTCAAATATTCCTTTGAAAAGTTCTCTATATTTGTTTTAACTTCTTCTGGTGGTCTAATTACCATTTTTTCTCCTTTTTTATTTTATTATAATATAAAAGATATTAATTATCTTATTTCCTTAAGAATCAATCTGATATCTTTCTTTGCTGCGGTATAATCCCAAACTCTTTCATCGAATTCCCGATCTCCGTATCCTGCTATACTCATTTCACTCACCATATTTAAGTAATCCCTAAATTCTCCCATTGTTAATTCCTTTTTTAATAGATATATTATATAATAAAGAATATTAAAATATAATTAATCATAATTTAGCTTTTAATCTTATTTCAGCTGAAATTCCCGTGAATATATTCTCTTTTATCATTTCTGAAACATTTAGTTCAGGATGATTTAACAGCAATTCGTTCATATCTTTTTCTTTTAAATCGTTAGGTTGTATATAAACTGGATACCCTCGTTTAGCATATTCTATACTATTTAAAATTCCAGTTTTATCGTTATCGAGTACAAAAACAGGCTTTTTCAACTCTCGCAACCTCTCTTCTGGAATTTTAGCTCCCATAAGAGCAATTACATTGTCTTCGCGCATAGAAAGACTGTCGAATATTCCCTCAAATATATATACAGGTTCGCTCTTATCTATCTGAAACCAATTGAAAATTTTATAACCAGTATTCTGTTCAGGCATATACGTAAAGAATTCTTTAGAATGTATGTTTCTTGAATAGAATCCGTACATTTCTTCGCCGTAATAAAGAGGAATGATGATGGAATTCGTTAATTTATAAAGCTTGTCTCCTATTCTCAAATCTTGTTTACCGAAATACCATTCGAATTTAGAATTGAAATAATCGAACCCTCTGCGAGATAGATAAGAAAGAGCTTCGTCGTGTTCTAGAATATTTTCAAAGAAATTGAATAAATTATGAGTTACTGGTCGTTTTTCTTGCGATACTTGCTGATCCTGAGCAATCGATATGTGTTTTTTAACATTTTCAGCGATACCAGAGAACACATCTTCGGTAGAACCAGATAAATGATTTAAATTTTGAACAAAATTTTCTCTTTTATAGTTTTCTAATAAGTTTGGATAGAATGATTTCAAGAACCCGTATGTCGTTTTATTAACGCATTCGCACCCGTCATTAAAGCAATTTATCCGGGTTTCATTATTTTTACTATACATATGAAGTCTTTTGGATCTCTTATTCTTTTGAGAATCCCCGCAAATTGGACACCTAGCAACAATATCGACTTGAGTTTCTTTTCCGATATTTTCTTGCCCAACCGCCATTTTAAAGTATCGTATTTCGATGTTAGATAAACTCATAAAAATCCTTTCTAAAATAGTTTTAATATGTTCTCGTCTATTATAATAAAGAATATATTAAAAATATTAAATATATTTAAAATAGAGCTTATCGCTCTATTTCTCCCATCCAAAATCTTCAATTGTTAATTCACGATTAGATTCGAACTTCATTATTAGTTTTAATTGACTTAGATTATTTTCGTCTAAGAATTTTTCAAATTCAACAGGATTATAATCCTCTTTAGCTAATTTATATTCTATTAGAATAGCGTTCCATATATCCGCAGGAATTCCTTCTTCCATAACGAGAGTAAAATTTCTCTTGTAATTTTCTCTATATAGTGGGTGTGAATCCAGCCAATCATTAAATCTTTTTTCTGGCGTTTCTTCTTTTATTGATAAAGATTTCAGTTCTTTATTAATTTCGGTCGTTTTCAACCCTTGGGTTTTCAACTCATCTTTTTTATTTTGAAGGATAGATTTCCTTTGTTTTAACTCCCAAGTACCGTCAAGTATCTCAACTAAATTAGAAGGTCCAAATCTTTCTTTAAAATAGATGTCTAATTCTGTTTCTTCGCCCTTTTTATTCGTTTTATAAACTGTATAATTATTTAGTAATTGAGTTTTCTTTTCTGCGGATAAATTTGATTTAAAATCCATTGGGGTTTCAACATCAATATAGTTTGATTTCAAGTAATTTATGAAGTTTTCGCTGAATAATGTTTCGTCAATAATTCTCGGAACCTCGTCACTTGAATCTCCTAGACAAACGTGTTCAAGTAACCAATCTTCCATACCAGAGTGTTTATTTTCAGGTACTATCCATTTTTTTGTTAGTGCACTATATTGAAATACATTACCATCGGAATTCTTTTGAGCTTGAATCATATCTTTATCAGGGGAATGAATGAGTATTTTTTCTTGGGAGTTATATTGTCTCGAAACAGCAAGTATAATATCATCAGCTTCTGCTCGGTTTACTGATACTACTCTCCAGGGTAAGTGTGTTTCGATTATTTGAAGTAATTTGTTTATATAAACGTAAACTTCATCCCAACGAATTGGCGAAATTTCTTTAGAACCCTTTCTTTTAGATTTGTATCTAGGGTAGATATCTTTTCTCCAATATCCGCCATTCGCGTTATCGAGACAAAGAACTAGATTACCAAATTTGTTTTTATGCTCTTGGTATATAGCATATAATTCCGTCAATATAAGATGTTGTGCAAAGAAGATGAAATCCTCGGTAATGAATGTTCCATCTTCTTGCAATGCAATTTCTTTTGTACTAACGGATACCATGCGGTGCATAGTACTACTGAAATCCAATAAAATAATTTGACACCTCCATTTGAAAACATTCAGTTTTACCATTAAAATTTAAATTTCCAGGAAATTTAAAGTTATATTTTTGATTTATAAATTCATTTTTATAAAATTTTTCAAGTATAGCACATTCTAACATAGTTTTTTTATGTTCAATAAGAATAGTATACTCATAATCATTATAACCATGAAATCTAGTTTGGATATCATTTGAAGTTATACCAATCTTTATAAACTCAAAACCTAATTCTTTATGTTTAAAGTTTAATACATAAAATATTCCCTCTTTGCGACCTAACTCTTTATTATTTTCAAATTTTTTGACATAATCCCAAGAACCCTTTATAGATCTTAAGTCGCTGGTGCATTTAAAACATCCACAAGAATTTAAATGACTTGCTGGTGTTTGTTCAAATTTACCATGAATTGGACAAATTATTTCTATTTTATTATTTAATCCATCATACTTTGATATACAATAATCATATTTATTACCGTGTTTTTTAGTCGATTTGTCGATAAAATCGTCCCAAGACATTCTTTTGTATATTCCATTTAATATATTTGCGCATTTAGGACAATGTTGCCCTTGCATATGATTAAAAGGAGTTTGTTCAAAAATGCCATGTTCTTTACAAATTATTTTAACTTTAGTTCTACTATCCAAATATTCAACTATTGAATAATTATATTTGTCTTTATGAATGGTTTTTGCTTTTTTAATAAATGTTGCGAGTGTGTGTTTTTTTACACCGGCACATTCTGCGCAGCCTTGACCAGAAAAATGTAAACTTGTTATCATTTCAAAAATGCCATGTTCTTTACAAATTATTTTAACTTTAGTACGTTGATTTTTATATTCAACTAACGAATAATCATATTTATCTTTATGCTTTAATTCAAATCTATTTATTACTTCTTCTTGACTTAATTTTTTCAATTGATTTTTATCTCCTTTAGGTTGGTTTGATAAAATTTAGAAGAGTTGTCTCTTCTAAATTATCATACAAGCCCTGATAAAAGCGCATCTAAATCTTGAGTTTTAGATTCTGGCTGCGTAGCAGGAGTCGCATGATGAACCTCAGGAGCAACAGCAGCTGTCGGAGTTTGCACATTAGCATTTAACTCTGAAGTTTCTGTAGAAGTTACTGCTGGAGCAACCGCTGAAGCAACAGGTGCGACTTGAGCAACAGCTTGTGATGCATCTGCAAAAGTAACCCATTTAATTTTATCTTGTAATTTCTCATAAGATAAAAATGCTTCTGGTTTAGTGAATTCCGATAAATCGTAAGTGTTATCTTTGATATCAGCAAATGCTGCTTCAACAGTATCATAAATTGATGTTTCCTCGGCAATCGCATCTGAAGAATCGTAATTGATAATACCGTTTGTTCCTTTTTTAGAAACAAGTCTAAACGAATTCCCTTTAACAGGGTTGAATAATTGTTTTGCCACTGCTCCTAAATCTTTATCCGTTTGAGAAGGGTTTACAAGTTTTTGAATTTTATCTTTTAAAGAACCACTCATATCTAATAAGAAGATTTTACCTTCGTTTTCAGGATTAGCAGGATCTTTGATAACTTTAATATTAGTATAATATCTAATAGCTCTTCCGAATTTTTTAGAATCCTCTTTTAATCCGGCATTCCATAGTTCTTGCCATTTTTCTTGAAATGGGCAAGGTAACCCAATAGTTGTTGGAGATAATTCGTTCACGAATCTTTTCTTTCCATTTTTTTCCATTGTTGTGTTAATTTTATTAACTTGTTGTATCATACCTTTATTTCTATCTGGTAAGAATCTAATAAGTGCTGCGCCATTTCCATCTTTATCTTTAGTTAATTTGTAGAATCTATTATCTTCTGCGTATTTATCTGAAGATGCTGCGAATGGGTCTTTACCTACCTCTGATACCATTGAATCGAAGTCGAACGAAGATGCGTCTAAATTTGTCATTTGTTTATTTCCTTTTTATATTTTAAGTCTCTGAGGACTGTTGCGAAGTTGAATCGATTTTTATCGAAAAGACATTATTGAGCATGATTACTCAATTTGTTATACTACTTGGTAAATACTAATAGGAGATATAGTATAACAAATTGAATAATCGGAGAAGTTCTTAGAACTTCTCAGTTGCCTAGCTTTAAATGCTTTAAAAGCTATATTATTTATATTAAATAGAATCTACTTTATAACGCTCATAATCATTTTTAATGAGCTTAATGATTTATTTTTCATAAGAATTCTATAAGCATCTCTAGCTTCGTTGTATTTAACGTCAAAAGTATATTCTGATTCAGGAATCTTTTTAAAATTTTCTACCGGTATTTTAATTTCAAAATCTTTTGTGCTACTCGCATCTTTTCTAATTTTATAAGAGTTATCTCTAGCATTAAATTTACCTGTCGCTCCAAGTGATATCGAAACTTCAGAATCTTGACATTTGATTATAATTTCAGTTAAATCTTTAAACACTCCTGTTGCAGATTTTAATTTTTTAATATCATCAACAGTCAAATTAATCGAACAAACAGTCGGCACTTCTTCTGTTTTATCGAATTGATCTGGTGCGATATTATAAGATTCCATAAGAGCTACGTTATCTGATATATAAGAACTTGTAATTTCACCAGAACTGATTTTAATTGTATCTTTCTCATAAGATACGGTTCTTGTGTCGTCAAACAATTTAAATAAATTTAAATAATTATTTAAATTATCTTTTAACCCGATTTCTGGAAACGGAGATGGATCAATTTTAGATACATCTAAATATACGTATATATCTTTAGCTTCTGATGCAGCAACCGTGATAGGGTGTTTTAAAATTACAGAATTTGTAATAGTATTTAATTGTTGTAGTGTTTGTGTTAATTCTTTATTCAAGTTTATCCTTTTGATTTAAATTTATAAGATATTATAATATACAAGATATTAATTAAAATCTTTTATTCGGTTCGTAAGACAGCTCTTCAATGATATAATCTTTAAGAGCTGGTTCTTCATATTTTATTAATCTAATAATTTTATCCCAAATAGTTTTATTATTCAAGATATCTTTATCTGATTTTCCTAATATCAATCCTTCGATATAATACTTTTCATTATTGTTGATTCTATACTCTAGGAGCATTTCAAGAAGGTCCTCTTTTTCGCTCCTAGATAAATTTTCGTAGATTTCATCTATATCTAAATCAATTTCAACATCTTCCGAAATTTCCACGTATTGTCTAATAGTCATCTCCATCCTTTGTAGTAGTTTAAATCGTCGTTATGATAAAAATTTAATTCTTTTACGAATCTATCAGAATAAGTCTCAATCATATTAGTTGCGCACATATGTACCTGTTTTTCGGGGCAATCCCAATTTGAAAAATCGTGAAAAACTGTGATTCGCGTATCTGGACTATTATCTTTGATAAACCAATACACTTCTTCAAATTCAGGGTTAGCTCTGGTGTCTCCAGATATCATAATAGTATCATTTTTATTTAAATCGGCGACAATTAATCCAAAGCAAGGAACGTGATGGTCGCATTCTATGAATCCTAACCATAAATCGCCGTACTCGCAATTGTCGTTGTCCATAGAGTACAAATCGAATAATTGTGCTTGAACCTTTTCAAAATCGTCGAAATACCCGTCTAATTCTCTTAGAAAGTAATTCATTTCATGATACAATTCGGTATGAACTAGAATATCTAAAACTATTTGATTGATAAAATATTGATAATAAATGAGAGTTTTCAAACTACCGATATGGTCGTCGTCAAAATGTGAAATATAAACTGCTTTTAAGTTTTTGAGAGATATTTCGCCATTTTCGTCTAATTCTCTTAATTTTTGATAAACGGAATGTCCGCAATCGAAAAGAATTAAATCTTCTCGATTTTTAATTAAGAAAGAACTGTTAGTTTCTTTATAATTAAAAGCCCCGCCGTTTCCAATTTGTTTAATTTGCAGATTATTTACACTCATTTTATCCTTTAATTTTAGTAAGCCCGAATAATCCAAATCCAAGAGCATTAAAATATTCATGTTTAGTTTTAGGCACTCTAATAAACCCATCTTCTGTATTTTTGAAGAATGTGCTTCCCCCGCCACTTAAGAAGATATAATCGCACTTATCAAGAATCTTACCGTATTTTGTTTCAACTAGAGTCAATAGATTTTTAAGATAATCTTTTTTAATTTCAGCAACATAATCTTTAAAATCATGTTCCACGTTTCTTAGTTTATATACGCCAGTATCTAAAATATCCTTTGCCTCTTGCAGAGTAATTTGTCTGTTATGTAATTCCTGTACCTTTTTAGCAACTAAAGTAGCAATTTTCATAACCCCTTCCTTTTCAATTCCTTCAAATAAATTTGGAGATGTTTTTCCATCAGTAACACTAAAAATGTCTAAGGTTTGCATCCCCACGTCAATACCAACATAAGTGCTATTTCCTAAGAATTCAGTTTGTTCTTGAGGAAAATTGGTTCCGTATTTATCGATAGTTAATTTAGAACCAGCGCCTTGAGGTAATACGTAAATTTCAGGAAATTTAAACGTTTCTCCGTTTACAACAAATTCTTGTAATTCTTCTTTAAAGTATCCAGAATTATGTATTTGTGCTATACTTAATCCGGTAACGATAATATCAGGAGTAACATCTATCATTTTCAAAGTATGATATAAAAATAGAGGACCGTAATATTCGAGGTTTTTATACTCTGTAACGTCTATTAAATTCTCAGAAGGCATATTAGATGCATTCTCGCCAACGTAATAATTATGCCCTTTGAATTCATAAATTCTATTATCGTTGATGAATTCATTTTTCTTGGTAACCCCAATCATTGTAGGAAATTTAAAAATCTTTAAAATTTCACCAGCTTCGTTAAAAATAGTAGCTTTTATCGAGCCGTATCCGATGTCCAATCCAAGTATATATTTCATTTTAATCCTTTTTATTATTTTATTTTTTATTAGATAATTATATAAAGGAAAATATTAATTAATCTTCTTTATAAATCTAAATTTTGTAATTCATCAGAAACTTTTGCTGGTCTATTTAATTCCATTATTTCTGGTTTCGTTACAACCTCTTGTTGTGTATTATAATCATCTTCGGTATTTAAGTAAGTATCAAGTTTTTTTCTTTCTTTTGGTTCTTTATGATCTCTCGTCTGTTTTGTTTGCGGTGGATCTTTTATATTATCTGAATCGGTACTTTTTGCACTTTCATTATTTGCGGTACCCTCTGTACTCGCGGTATTCGTCGTAACAACAGATGTCCCATCAGAGAAATTTATGGACAGAGTATCTATATCTTTAGAACATTCTATAATTAATTTAAACATCTAGAATGTTTCCTCGACCATCGAAGAATCTATCTTAGGTTTTCTCTTAGTTATATCTATTTCAGGGATAGATACATTATTTACCGAAGCATCGTTGTTCGTATGTTGTATCGGGGTTTGATGTACAATAGTATGGGTTTTAGAAGTAATAGAACTCGTTTCTGATATTCCGCCACAATCGTCGAATTCGATTTTAAAATCGATGCTCTTTATCTTTTGACCTTGCGGAATATTCGTTATTTGTATATTCATAAATAGTCTCCCTCCTTTAATTTATTTTTATAGATAATTATATTATAAAAGATATTAATTTAATCCGTTTTTATATATTTTACATTTTTCTTTCTACTTTTAAACACTGATTCCGACCCATTTTTGCATATTAGAAATATCACAGTCTTTCTAGTATTCTCGAATTCGCGAACATCCAAATCGCTCAAATAACCGTCGGTACTAACAATTATAGTATCATATTTTATATTGCATTCAGCAGCCTTTTCTAAACCTCTATATAATAATGTTCCTCCATTTCTTTTCCTCTCGATTAATGTTGTTCTTTTAGTTAATATTTCTGGTTCTGATGCCTCGTAATCAACTTGTATTGAAATGACCTCAATATTATATTCTGAACACAACGATATAATTTCGGAATTAAGTTTCTTAAATTCTGAATTCTTAACAGAACCACTCGAGTCTATGATATATAATATTTTTGAAGTTTTTCCTCTGACTTTACCCTTTAAATCCATTCTTTCGGGGTATCTCCTATTCGGTTTAAATATAGATCTCCTAAATAGATTGTTTTTTACAAAAGATTTTAGATATTTTTTCCAATTTACTTTGGCTTGGGTTTTATGTATTAGTAACCATTTGGAGTACATCGCAGGAATATCTCCTGTTACTCTTAGAGTTGTTTCTTTAGCTTCTTCCAACATGCTTGATGTTACTATTTTTTGAGTATCAGATTCATCTTCAGTATATATCCAAGTTTCGTGAGCGTCTATATTATCAGTATTATCCGAATCGTCCGTCTCAGAAATATTGGAGTTGTCGTTTATAATTTGTTTGGAATTCAATAAATTATAATAATATTCTGCTGGTTCTAATCTCTTGATTTTAGATTTTAATTTAGTTTCTAAGTATTCTGGTGTTATACAATTTTTAGGTAAATGGTTCTGGTCTATTAATTGATTTATAGCGCAATCGGTAGCAATGTTGAAATTTTCGTGTTCTCTATCTTCCTTTCTGTAAGATAGATGTCCGTTGATGATGTGAAGCATCTCGTGTTTTAGTATGGCTAGTCTTTCCTCTAAAGAGTAAACGCAGAACTTGTCGGGGTTTATATATAATTTATACGAAAGACTGTTATAGGATACCCCTGCTGGAGCACTCATCGTAGTATCAAATATTACAGTACATTGACTAACTAAACAAGCATAGAAAAGATAATCGTTCTCGTATTTAGAATTACTGAACATATTTTGAATAGTTGAGTTAAACGTTTCTTGTGCGTTCATAGGCGAATCCTTGTATATAAATAATTAAAAAAGGCAAAAATATGAAAAAGATAAAATTATGTTTTAAAACGTCAGATTATGAATCACAAAACATAAAAGACACAATATTTATTATTCTTGATAGCAGTAGAGGGTATTACGGCATCAAGTTCTGTATAGATGACAAGTCGACTAAATATGGTAAAGTAACTTGCTTTAATTCTGGGATTGATTATGATTCAAATTATTTCGAAAGAACATTTTATAATCTATGTTTTTATCACAGACACCCTAGTTGGAAAAAGGAATATAAATCTAGAATATTTCATTTTCATAAATATTCAGTAAAGTGTCCTATAGATGTATAAGAAATCTAAAAATATTAAACTCCAGTTAAGACACCTAAACGAAGTATACCCCGTTTTCGAGCATTACTCAAAATCGCAAAATGTGTCTGAAGAAAATAAATTAGATTTTATAAATCTAATGCTTAAGAACTATATATTGTCAGATAGAATCATAACAGATGAACAGATAAGAGAAATAAAGGAAAAGAATGGCAAAATATACAACAGAAACTTATAAAGAGCGAGTAATAAATAAATTTGGTAATAGATTTGATTTATCTCAACTAATATACATAAATTCTTATCATAAAGTATCAATAATATGTAAAGAGCATAATGAAAAATTCGGCGTAGATCCAATTACATTTATAAGATCAAATTCTACAGGTAATTATTGTCCTAAATGTAAAGGTAGTAATTCAAAATTAACACATGAAATGTTTATGTCTAAAATAAAAAAATATGAAAATATATATGATTTATCTAAAGTTATTTTTTCCACTACAAGAAATTCTATTGAACTTAGATGTTTAAAACATGATGTATCATTTAATATTGCTGCTAGATTTTTAAGTTGTAATGGAATAGAAACTCATTGTCCTATGTGTAAAATTGAAAATAATAATGGATTAAGTACTTATGGTAATATTAAGGATTCCGAAGATGCTATTTTTTATAAAATATTAATGACGCATAAAGAATCGGGAATGAAATTTATAAAAATTGGAATTACAGCAAAATCAACCAAACATAGATACAAATCATATTTAAAAAATTTTGATATAGAAGTATTGGAAGAAATAGTTGATGATGGAACAACAATTATGAAAATTGAATCTGACTATAAGAAAAATAATAAGCATAAAAGATTTTATTTACCAGAAACTATTGAATTTAATGGTAAAACAGAATGCTTTTTATTAGATGATGAATATCAAATGAAAGCAAAAGAAGTAAAATTTATTAGAGATAATTTATTAGAACATCAAAATGGTATATGTCCATTATGTAATAATGAAGTAAATATGCCAACATTAGACCACGCCCATTCAAAATATCATAACGGTGATGGATATATTAGAGGTGTTTTATGCAATACATGTAATAGATTTATTGGATTAATAGAAAATCACGCAATAAGAAATAATATATCATTTTCTGAATTACCAACCGTATTAAGAGAAATCGCTAAATATACAACAAAAATAAATGTTGGATTAATCCATCCAAATGAAAAACAACAGGAGTCTTTGGTTTCTAAGAAGAACTACAATAAACTTAAGAAACTTTATACTGGTAAAGCTAAATTTCCGGAATATCCGAGTTCGAAGAAATTAACAAAACCTCTTGAGAAGTTATTTAAGGAATACGAGATAGAACCGTTTAATTAGTTCTATCTTCTTTAAATAAGTTTATTTTCTTTCCAATATTCTAGCATTGATTCATAAACAGAATGATCTCCAATTGATTTTAAGTGAATAACTTTTAATGTATCATCTACATAATATATTACTCTATCTCGATTAGAATTTAAACCAGTACTTATAGACCAATATCCTTTCATATTACCTTTTAGTGGATGAGCACTTAATGGCGCATAGTTTCTTGGCGAATTCTTCAGTGCAGATATTACTTCTTTCTTTAATTCTTTAAAGTTTTTCAAATGCTTGTATTTATCATTATATTTCTTCATTTGTGTTAAAAATCCAGGAAATGATTTATATACTAATTTATAACTCATAAATCTAAATCTCTTTTCATATTTTTTTCACAGTATTCTGCCATTTTTAAAAAATATTCTTTATTATTATGAGTGAAAGATATAAAATCTTCAATATATTCAAAATCATCTCCAGTTATTAAATCTAATTCTTCATCAGATAATTTAGATTCATTTATCCTATTTGATTTAATTAATTCTAATAGTTCTTCTCTTGTTTTCATTTTTATTTCCTTTATTTATTTTTATATGTAATTATATAATAAAGAACCTTAAAATATATTTAAATTACAATAACTCTAAAATAATACCTTTATGATAAAGATTTAATTTCTCTTTTATTTGTTTTTCAAGCAATAGTAAATCCCGAGATTCTAACTCTGCGTCAGTTTCAATAGTTATAATTTGAAATGTATTATCAAAATCTTTAAATTCAGAAGATTTAATACTAATTATATCTATTTGATTTTTAAATAATTCTTTTGTGATTTCATGTATCGTTAATTCCTTTAAATCCTCAGGAAAATATCTTCTCAGATATCTATAACTCATTTCTCTCGTTTCTCTATACGCTAGAATCTTTTTATAACCTAACAAAAAAGTGCATAAAAATCTAGGTGTGCCGCATTTATTATCGAAGTAATCTCTGGTAATAAATCGTTGATATATTTTATTATTCATAGAATCTTTATAAAATATAAGTACTTGATTATAATAAATCTTATATTTTATTAATTTAAAAATTTTTGCATTTAAGATAATATGAGTTTTAATAGATTTAACGACAAACTGTTTACTATCCATCTTTATAATTTCAGAATAAATCACAATTACTATCCTACTCTGTAGAAAATACGATAAAAATAATACATTCTGTGCGATTCAGTCCATACGGAGTTGTTTGATTCTAATATTCTTCCTTTACCTAAATAAATTGAATTTCTTGGAAGAAATCTAGGTTGACTCGCAGAACACATATTAAATTCGTAACATTCGTTGTTTATTTTGCATAATCTAGTGTTCGGTTTCATCTTCGTTCCATCCCAAAAGGTAACGATTTCATATACGGTTCGCATAAATCGTAATATTCTAACGTATACGATAAATTTCCGTATCTCCCGATATGTGGACTAATATCCAATTCAATATCGCCGACATTAGCGAACCAACACCATTCTCCGTCTTTGGGCATCCATTTTTCCCAGATATTAGAATCAAGAGTATTTGTATCTGCATTATTTTTTACAATATTACCTGAAATTTTGTTTCTTAAGAAAGAACCTTTTACGTATTTGTATGTCATTCGATATTCTCCACGATTAATTTATATTCTTGAACGATTTTATCTAGATCGTTGAATGCTTCTCGTACAGCATCATTACAACGTTGTAAATCTTTACCAAGTTCAGATATATCGTCAAAGAAGTCATCTCTTGGTTTAACTTCTTGAACCGATTTTAACATACCAACCCATTCCGATAAACTACACAAACAATCGCAAATCTCTGTTTGTAATTTATCTGATGAATCATCAGAATGATTTAATCTAAATAATCTGTCGAGTTTCCTATATATTATAAATTTCATAAAATTAATTTCCATACAAGTTTTAAGAAAAATTAACGTATTGGTATTGTTTGTGCTTCGTCTAATTTCATCCTCTAAATAGCTCATCTTTTATTCCTTTTGCTCTGAATTAGGTACAATTTGTAAAAGTTTTTCAATACTATAAATATGAACTCTAGGATCTTCTATCCCTTGAATTGCAGATATTTTATGGATTCCGGCACTCGGTGACGCGTTAATCCACATACCATTCTTGATATTTTCTTCTGGAGTTCTTTTATGATGTTCGCTTGGAACAAAATAAGGTTGCTTTTTCCAAGCAGTCGCAGTAACATCAAACGTTAAATATTCATAACCTTGTTTCAGTAATCTTTTTAATTCTCTTCGGTTGAATAATATATCTTGATTTGATTTAGTCATATTATTTCCATTTCATCAAGATCGTAATAGAAGAATTCAACATCATTTATTAATTTATAACAGTATTTTAATTCTAATGCCATATTATTCCTTTTTATTTCATAAGTTTATTATAATATGAAGAACCTTAATTTTTAATTAAATTTAAACAAAATCTGATTTTAAATTTAAGAAATTAAAAATTGCGGGCAATAAATGGTAACCGAACTCATCGAAAGAACATCCTAACGGCTCATCATTTTCATCATAGCCAAAGAAAATGTAAACATCATCATTATCTATTTGAATTTCAAATTCATCCAGCAACTTATCGCTATCTTTCAGATCAATTAAATATTTCAATTTATCTTGGTCGTTTAATTTATTCAATTGTTTTTACGTATTCAGCGTGATCGGCGTACTTATAGTATTTATTACCAATCATCGTTTACTCTTTTTGTAGAACTGTAATTATGTATCTCTAAATCCTTCTCGATTATACCTTTGAAATATTCGTCTGTACTAATTGCATCGCCGATTAATTCGATATCCATCGAATTTCTCATACTATATTCTAAAATCAAATCCATGATACTAGTTTCCCTATCTTTTTCTTTTTTATCTATTATGTATTTAAGTAAAGAATTTACTAAAATTGGGTATTCTATAGATTCTTGTTCTGCTTTTCTCTCTATGATGGATTGTAATTCATCATATTCTTCTTGATCTATAATCAAGTTATCTCCTTTGTATTTGAATGTTTATATTTAGAATCGAATTTAATTCTTTTAATTTTTCATACTCTTCTAGCGAAATTTTATATTCAGCGGGATATATAAATTTTATACTAGAATAACTTTCTAATCTATCGATATCGTCAGCAACTAGCAGTATATCATCGTAGAGAGTTTTTTGAATTTTATCGACTGTTATAGTTTTTGAGATGTCTTCTTTATATAAGGACGATTCATTTGTTAATGTTTTCACAGCATCGTTATACCCGTTAAAGTAATTTTGCATCAGCTGTGTTTCTGCACTTTGCGTATTAATTATATGTATTATACTATTATGAACATATTGACTAATATAACTAAATGCATTTGCTTCTTGTCCTGATCTAGACGATATCATCTTATGATTAAAATTTCTCAAATATCTAAAAATTTTATTAGTGCTATCTGAATAGAATTCGTCTCTATAAGAATAACCACTGAATTTAGGTTTTTTTAATATATTTTTTATAATAAGTAGAACCATCTCTCCGAATCTCTCGTAAGAAGCTCTATCTATAATTGTTCTATATGAGATTTTCATTATTTTTTCTCTTAGAATTCTCTTGTATTTTTGAGGATTAACATTAGATCCGATGATATGTTTTTTCATATATTTGTCTAATCTAGAGTAATCGGACTTTCTACTATTTATCCCGCGAGCCCTATCCACCATCTCTACTGTTACTGAGTGCATTTTTTCCAACAATACGTTGAATTTATCCAAGTTGTATCCGCAATCGTGAATCAACGACACTAAATTTTTCATATCTTCGTCTGGTAATAACAATAATTGCGAAGACTTGCATGTTAATAGATCCAAGTATATTTTCTTTATTTTACCAACTAACGCGGGTATTAACCTATTTGATTTTTCGTATTCTATCGATTTGTATTTTAGTATATATTTGTCTAATCTTTTAAATTTATTAGACATTGTTTCTACGAATAATCTATTATTTATTCTTAAAATTAATGATCTCAATTCGGTTTCGTTGATGTATTGTGTTTTTGACTCTGCTTTTGATTTAGCCGAGCGTTTTTCTTTTTCTATCAAAAAATCTCCTTATTATTTAATATAAGATAATTATAATATAATGGATATTAATTAAAACAACGATATCAACACTAATGAGATGGAACGTTCGACGTTTATCGTAATATATAAATAAATTAAAAAGGAAGAACATTGAATTATAATAATTTAGCTCAAAAAACAAATTGGACTGCAGGGTCTGATAAATTTCCACTATTACAATTTTATTTAACAAACATTAGTATACCTGGATTGAATTTCAATTATCCTGAAACTGGCGGGCGATTCGGTGCAAGAATAAATCTACCAGCCGATACGGTTTCGTATAATTCTTTAAATTTTGATTTTTTAATAGATGAGGATTTTGAGATCTATAAAACCTTTTATAAATATTTCATTGAGAGCGTGAGTGCCAAAAAAGGGACGTTCGCCGATATTATATTCAATCTTTGGGTTGAATTGAATAATTCTAAAAGTAATAAAATATTAAAATTTGAATTTTATAATTGTAGAATAGAGACTATCGGCGATATCGAATTAGACACAACTTCAGATGAAACCGAATCTGTTATGAATTTGAGTATTAAATTCGATTACTTTGAGTTAATCGAGGATAAGTTTCCGGGCTAGATGCCCGGAAACTTATGATCTGTATGTGTTATCGCCAAAAGTCTGATGTCCGTTTGGCGTGTAGTTTCTTGAAGTTTTCTCTCCGCAATTATCGCAAATCGGTAATTTATCTTCAGAGTATTCTGAAATTGGAATTCTCGTTTCTTTCTTGATATCTTTTTCTTTACACTCTATATTTGTGCATTTATATTCATATGTTGCCATTATTTTCCTTTTAATTAAATTGTTTTCTATTCGCATATATTGTCGCGACAAATAGTTTTGGTGTATTTGTATTAATAAATAACTAAATATTTTTTATCATTTATCTTGTATGAGTATTTTATAACGTTTTCAGGTTGTAATTCTGAGAATTCTTGAGCATCACAAACATATATTAAATTATCAATATTGTTTGGCTGTTTAATTTTATCTATAAATTCTTGTTTATAAACAATAAATTTCTTTCCTGCTATTGTTTCTATCTTTTCTGCAATAGTATCTAGGATTTCGCTATCTTTCATCGAGTATTCTGATTTGAAATAAGTTAACGGTATTTTATTTTCGAGAGATGTTATTCTCTGGTCGAACATAGTATTTCGGATTTTTCTTGTTATCGTTAAGTCTGTTTTCGATAGTATCGGGCACCTTCCAACTTTTATGATATTTTCTGATTTTAAATTACTGATATTTGCGATATGTATATTCAGAAGTTCGCAAATTTCGTTTCCTAGAACATGTTCTTTACCAAGATATAGTCTGTGTACTGTATCTTGTTCTTTCATATTATATTTTATTTTTGACTCATTATTTTTTACTTGCAATATATTCCTTTGTATTTTAGATTTGTATAGATTAACAGTAGTAAGATAATTTGATTTTTTGTTTTTGAAGGAGCTCCAGAAATTCTGGAGCCAGAATCGAGTTACGATGTAATTTTTGTATTTAGAATTATATAATGTTTTATATTAAATTTACCTTAAATTTAGAAGTTAATTCTAATGCGTCTGAAGCCTTAAAGATGCCTTAAAGTTAAAATAAAAATTTATTTTTAATAACAGAGCTTTTAATCTATAAACGAAGTTTAACATATTAAAGATGCCTTAAAGTTAAAATAAAAATTTATTTTTAAATAACAGAGCTTTTAATCTATAAACGAAGTTTAAAATATTAAAGATACCTTAAAGTTAAAATAAAAATTTATTTTTAAATAACAGAGCTTTTAAATATTCGATTATTTTAAAAGACATTAAAACATAAAAGAGGCGCTGTTAAAAATAGGAAATGTATAAATCCATAAATTAATTCTTGGTTTTCCCACCCTCTTGAAAGATTTAAATATCTAGAATGATATTCGAAATCCAATCTTTTACCAAGTTCTGCGGCAATAGGAAATCCAATAGATAACCCCATAAGAGTCACTGGTACGAACCAGAGAGGTATCAATTGTATCGAATACAAGAAAGTTACTGGTAGAACCCACCAAAATAATCCTCTTATTGCTAGAGCGAGTCTGCAATAATTTTTATAATCATCTCGTTGTTCAATAAAAGTTTCTGCAATATAATGCACCCACGGAAAACTCTTTCCATCTGGATTATCGTAATCTTCAGGAGAGTCAGAATATGTTAAATATCCAACCCATTTACCCCAACAAAAAGATTCACCTAATATATATAATCCAGCGAATAACAATCCGATTAGAATAGAAATATACGAATTATAATATAAAAAACTTAAAGAAAATATTAAAATACACCAGTAAATGGCGTAAATTATATTACCAGAGATTTTCCAGAATATTTTTCCTGTTCCTCTCCATCTATTTAGTATTGGTTCTAACATACTTATTTCCTTTTTATTTTATTTATAGTTCTGCTGAAGCTGTTACAATGTAATTTAGTCCATTTAACAAATTAGTACTTGTTATTTGAGGAGTCAAAGAGTATTGAGTAGCAATATTAACAATCAAACTATTGCAATTAGAGTATGATATACTACTAAAATTAATAGTTGGTACTACTCTCTTTTGTGTAGACCACTGTATTGGGTTTAATGCTTGTACACCGACGTAATAACCCCCATTCTGATTCACATACTGAACCTCATAATATCTTTGACACAGACTTAACTCTAATCCAATAGGTCTATTCTCAAATGGCGTTGCTACCGAACCTTCTTCTAGTTGAACTTTACTTAATTCGTAGTAATTTCCTGCAGCAATATCCTGATTAAATAATAAGTGAAAATACCCATTACCACTAGATGTACTTGTTGTAAAACTAGAGTATCTCCAAGTTTCATCAGCTATCAACCCAGATGATTCACCTATAGCAGTTCCTATATCTTCTGAGAGTACTGTAGTAAAATCTGAGTTCAATGTTTGCCGATCTGTTCTTTGCTGCAGACGGCATGAAATATTACCTTTTGCTCTGTACCAAAAAGATACGGTCATTTTTTTACCACGTAAAGATTTACTAAAATCATTTTCAAGTATTTGAACAATTTTATTATTACACGCGGTAACTTGAGATGTTCTCAGAGCTACATCATTCGCACCATTAACAGTTGCATAAACTTTTTGAACACTTTGTGTTCCTCCAAATCCGAATTGAGTACTACACCACCTATCTAAATGATAAACCCCGGCAGCAATGTTTACAAGTGTATATGTGTCACCTCTTTGCGTTATATCAAAATTACCATTTATAATATAGTTCTTAAATCCGCTATACGGTGTTAATTGTTTATCTTGACATTCGACTTGACTTGCGTTTTGTATAGGAGTGTTTGATAAGTCAATACCAGTTTCTCCACTAATGATTATTCCCATATTTTTTTCTCCTATTCTCCTAAACTCACAGAGCAGTGATTACTCTCGAGTTTCTTTAAGAAGCAACACAACTTTCTATCAAACCACGTTGCTTCGCCATTTTTAATCTTTCTTCCTATATGGCTTGAAACAGTTTCATCTTGCGAGCCATTCCAAAACACTACATTCATCATCTGATCAAGAACAAGTAGAAATCTCATTGCTCTGGATCGTTTTTGTACATCGTTCTCAAACTTGCGCACAAGCACTTCATATTCTTGAGGAGTCATTATAACTCCTCGATGCTTTCAACCATTACAATTCTTCCCACTTCCTGAATCGCAAGAGCCAGAGCTTCCTTTAAATCTGCAACTGAAACTGTTGCCACTGAATTATCTGCTAGTTTCCAAGCATTCTCAGTGATATCTAGTAACTCAGAAGCTTGAATAGCACTAATCATATTCAATCTTGCAGTTTCATTACCATCAAATGATTTACCATCTACTTCAACAACTATTTTAGTTAGAGCATCAGTCTTAGCTCTTTTTAATTCTGCTAATCTTTGAGACTCTAGCTCTTCTTCCGTAAACTCTGCTTCTGGTTCGTTACCTTCTGCTAACCATTGTTTGATTGCTTCGTACTCTTTATTACCATCTGCTGCTGGCACCGACATTGTTCCGTTTAGCAAGTATCCTTGCCCTTGTATTTTTACTGTTAAAATTTCCATGTTATTTCCTTTTTATTTTATTTATAATTCTGCTGAAGCAGTATAGTGAAATGAAGCTCCAAATCTACCTGCTGTATTAGTCCACTGAATCCTAAATCCAGTATTACCAATACCGTTTATTGAAACTGAAATAGGTGCTCCGTTGTCTTGACTTACTGTTCCTGCCACCATAGTGGTGTCATTCATTACTACAAGAGTAGGAGTGCTTCTTTTTTCTACCATAAATCTTACAGAACCATATTGTGTACTACCAGTTATTACATTCCTAAATTCTTCTATTCTTGCATTTCCACTTGTCTCATAATATCTTTGACATAAACTTAACTCTAAACCATAAGGTCTATTTTCAAACGGTGTTGCAATTGAACCTTCTTCTAATTGTATTTTACCAATATCAAAATTATATACCCCATTTGGAATTCTAATAACTACTACAAGTTGTGAAGCATCTGTTATTTGTTTCCCACTTACAGAAGGTAATGCAAATGTTGTCGAGTATCTTAAAGATTTAGATAAACCATCATTTCCAACAACTGATATAGTTTTCACTTCACTATTAACCTGTGGACTTCCTCCTGTACCAAAATATTGATGGATAAAAACAGTTATATCTTTTTGAGAACCGTTATAGATAGCTGCGTTGAAGGATAGTGTAACATTTTTTCCTGAGGGGTTTCTAACATTTTCTATTGGTTGACTAATTTCTATTTCCCCATTATTATTAGAAGCTACCGTCATATAGGTAGTTGTTCCTAAAGATTCTGTATAAACTGAGTGACCTGCGGTTGGATTTTTTTGTACAGCACAACTACCTGTTGTAGTTTTTATTCTAAACCTATCTGGCATATATGAAAATGTTGTATTAGCTGTAAAGGAAGATCCTCTCTGCCATATATCAAATCCCCCATTTATTATATAATTTTTAAATCCTTTAACATTATCTATTAAAGCTACAGTACCATCTTTAGCTTGTAATGTAGCTGTTGTGTTCGTTGCTGTAGTTGGAACAGTTAATGCAACTGTCCCTCCTCCATCTGAACCTATTTTATGTATTCCATTCATTTATTTTCTCCTTTATAATTCTGCTGATGCGGTATATTCTAGATTGGATACACAGCAAGCATCAGTTAATCCATGAGCCACTTTTGTACCTATTAGAAAAAATGAGTCCTGAGATGATTCTGCACCAAAAGTAAACCCTGATTGTATCGCAGAATTAACAGTAGCAATTACAGCATTACTTACATTGACTGTAGGCACAACTCTTTTACTAGTCTTAAAAGTAAACAATCCAAAATTCATACTATTAGCGGTATAGTTGCACATTCTTACTGCTGGAATCCCTTTATGACTCTCATAATATCTCTGACACAAACTTAACTCTAATCCATAAGGTCTACTCTCAAAAGTAGTAGCAACACTCCCTTCTTCTAGTTGTACTTGCGCAATCCAATTCAGACTAGCAGGAATATTAGGGCGGATTACTAAATTTAACCCTTTACGACAATCAATGCTAGTTAAATCAAAGGTAAGACTGAAACGTTGAGTTGTTGCAGTTATATTCACTATTTTAGAATCAATATCAGTATTTGCGATAAAATTATCAATAGCAGTTGGAGTGGCTAATTCTACTGACCAATTCTGAACTGATGAACTTTTTGCTAAAAATGAAATAGTTACCTTTTTACCAGACAATTTATATGCATTTATAGACTCTATTCTATGTTCAATTGGGGCTTGTGCAGAGGCAGGGTCTCCATACCATTTTAACCCCCATCCAACAAACTTGCTGTAAGAATCGAAGTCAGCACTTGACGCTCTAGTCCAGTTGGTATTAGCTCCACTAGCCCACACTTTCCACATATCTGCTGTATAAGAAGAATCAGTTGACACGCCATTCACAGCTCTTTGCCATACGTCAAAGTTACCATTGATAATATAATTCTTAAATCCAGTAAACGGACTAACATTTTGCCCTTGTGTTTTTAGTACGTCAAAACTACCATTAGCACTATTAATATTAGTACTACTGTACGTACTCCCACTCGGAATAAATACTTCACCATTTACTGTCATTGTTCCATCAACCTGTACATTTGGTAGAACTGCAACTCTACCAGCTGGTACTGTAACAGTTTCACCACTTGCAATTACTTTTGGAACTGTTATGATTCCAGATGAACTATCTGGATCGTTTATAAATTTTTTAATTCTCTTTGCTTGTTTAGCACTATGGCTATAACTTACTGCATCCATTTTATCTCCTTAAACTGCTGTAAAAGTTTCAGATATTAAATCGCCATCAGAATCGTACGTCAATACAGTTGCACCCTTTAGCGTTGAGGTTACGTAGTGTTGAATAGACGTTAAGTTTCCAGCAGTATAAGCTAAAACTTCGTAATTTATATCTGAATTTGTCGAGTATCTTATTTTTATAAGATTACCATCCGTGTCGTAAATCATATTAGCGATGTTTAATGTAGATAAATATTTATCTGCTCTCGTTAAACTCGAATTAATGATATCTATCTCTTGCTTCAATTGATCTGGCGCCTTGTTAATATTCGTAGCATTACCAAGCATTCCATTTTTAACGAGGTAATTATTTACGAAATCAAGGTATGTTGTTATTGCCATAATTTCTCCTTTTTTATTATATTTATATTAGATTAAATATTTTATCAGGGGGTGAATTAGATTTCTCGGTGATTTTATAGAATATATTGGATATTATACTTATAAAGAATACTATTTTATTTTCGAAAGGGGCATATATAGATTTCGAGAACATATTTATAATAACATTTCTAGAACCGATTACAAGATTACGTTCGCCGATTACCATCTCACCCTCCTTTTTATTTTATTTATATAAAATAAAGTTAAAAAATATATAATAAAATAAAAAGGGGAACAAACAATACAAGGTACTGTTGTAGGAGTAGGTAAAGATAGATTCTGGTTTGCAGATATAAAAGATGCACTTATGCAAGATAGGGCGCATCCATCATCAATTTTACAAATGAGAATGAGTGAAAAAGTTGGTAAAGTTTTAGATGTACTATTGAATAGTAAAAACAAGCCAAGTGAGTTAAATAGTGCTACATATTTTAATAATGCAGACTAGAAGAAATAAAAGATATACTCTCGATATTTTGTATTAAACTAAGAAAGACTCGCGTAAACACTAAAGATAAGTACTAGACTTCATTCTAATACATTCAAAGTGTAATTAAAATGCTTAAAAATAAATTTTTATTTTAACTTTAAGGTTTCTTTAAGGTTTGAATTCTAGACAATAAAAAAGCTCAAGAGAAATTTCTCTTGAGCTTTAAAAACTTACGCATATACGTTCTAAAACAGTATCTTCCAGATAATTCTAAGACTAACTGTATTATCTTTTATCTTAGCCGGAAAACATTTCATACTGAAAATATTACTACCAGCATATAATGCTGCTTCTGTGAATATAGCAACTCCGGTATTATTTGCTGCAATTTCTGGAATTTGTATAGTATACTCTACATTATTTCCAACATAAGACATGTTTATGGTTGTTCCTGAATTTGGTTCAGAAACAATAGTACAAGATCCACTAGTCGTCCCTGGATTTGTGAAAACGACTGGATAGGTATATTCTGACAACTCTTCTGAAAATAATTGAGTTCTTGAACTAATAAACCCTTCTACACTAGTCTTTGGCGTTAAGTAATCAGTATTAACGTGACCTTTTGTTCCAAGAACAAACTTATTGATTGGAGCTTTTGTACTAGTATAACAAGCTAATGCAGACATAGCTGTTCTAGCCTTATCCATAATAAGATTGTGTTCTTCATACCTATCTATAATAGATTGATTCGCGTCAAGACATTCTACAATAATATGCCCTCGAATTAGCGTCTCATAAAAATCATTCATTTTTCATTCCTTTTTATTTTATTTATAATAACTCTATAGTAAATTCTTCTTGAATATTTACAACTTCATATTGTTCTGAATCATTCGTCAATACATCTGATAATACGATAGACTCGTCATTTATAAGCATACCATTCTTAAAAGTTTTTTCCTCTATGAAATCAGTTTGTTCGCTTACTAAATCACTTCTATACGTATCACTTGCATTAGATGAATCTCTAAATGTCAATTCTTCGGATAATTTACTCGTATATATTTTCTCGTAATCGACATATATCGAACAATGATTTGAGTCCGGATAAATTTTTAACAAATTGCTATTAGAATCGAAATATTTAACAACATCATTTTCTTGTAAGAGGTAGTTACCTGTTATGAACGTTATTTTTAAAATCCCAGATCCTTCCAATATATCTACCACCTCATCTGAATACACCTCGACATTACCAGATAAACATCTTACTTCTAGAGTATTTATTTTGTACGTCTCTGTTAAAGAATAATTATCAACAAAAGATGTTTCATTTATATACGTATATTCACATATAAACCCTAGAGGGTGACTTAAATATGCAACAGATTCGCGATAAACATCTTTATCCAGAGATCCACTAATATTTAATTCAAAAGGATTTCCAGTTTCAGATATAGTTATATCTAATCGTTCGCTAGAATCTACTAGATATTCATTTAAAATATCGTATATAAATTTAATACCCTTTTTCAATCCTTTAGATTCTTTAAATATCCTATTTACTCTATAATTTTCGGCTTTATTCTGTAATAAATTGCCTTCTAATAATGACAATTTATCAGCAAATGCAGAAGCATTAAAATCTTCAACATCTTCAGAAGTATCCGACAAAACCCCTCCAGGTTCACCTATCGTGAAGTAATTTATATAGAGTGAATTACCTATATACGGCATCCCTGTTGGATATAAACTCGGATTTAGTAAAGAATTCCATACTTTGAATTTATTTACTATATTCTTGTCGGTTTTAAGATTCGCGATAAGTGAGTAATAGTCCCATAAATATATCTGTGGCAATTCTTCTGATATACTATCTGTTGTGTTTTCGGACAGACAGACTTTTATATCGGAACTTATTGGCGACAACTCATTTAATAATTCTATGAATATCTGCGAACTATCCTCGATTATAGGTAAATTTTTTATATTATCCGGAGTAATAGCATTAAATATTGATGAAAGATTATTCTGCACACTATCTCCTTTTTATTTTATTTATATAAATGTTAAATGAAATTAACTCGTTTTAATCTAGGTATAGTATTTTTTGTTATCTGAATATTATCCGTTTTATATTTAACATTTAAAGTTTTTTGATCTATATTAGATTCAGTTATTGTTGTTCCGTCAATATTCAACTCAACTAAAATATGTTTAGAGTTAAAAATTCTATATTTACCAACCACGGTAGAATTCAATTTAATATTCAGCTCTACTAAATCAGAATTCTTTTCTAATCCTGTTAGTGTACTCCAATCAACCGTTAGATTTTTTGTACCTATGAAAAGAGGAGTATCTATACTTGGCATATTCGCAGGAACCAAATTCCCTAGAGTGTCGTAATAATCTTCGTACGGTAAACCCAATGGTAAAATATATTTATAATTTCCAACAGATTCCTTTATTATATTTTTATTATATAGAGTAATCGTATTTTTTAATGTTAAATTCAATCCAGTTATATCTGTTATCTGTGTATCAATTTGTTTTATTAAATTACTCTTAAAGAATTCTGTCTCAAAATCCTCGATATGTTTAGCTTCATTTAAAAAGAAATAATTATTAATTATATCGAATATCGATTTGTTCTGCGCGCTCTCTGTACTCGTTATATCGTATTTTAAAATTTCTATATCGAATTCGAAATCTAATATCACAGGGTGTCGATGTATTAAAGCTAGAGTCGGTATTTTATATACTTCTAAATAATCAAATATTTCTGTTATTTCTGAATCTTCTAAGAACCAATTAGACTCTGTTCCTAATAAATCTAATTGAAACGCTGTTTTAAATGCATCTGTTAAATATTTTCTTGTATATGTTCCTGGTAAAAAAGAGAACCATATTTTACCCGGAATCTTTGGATATTCTGCATTCCCATCCCATATATGAGATTTTGCAATCAAAGTCAATCGCTCACATATACTCTTATAGTCGTTTTTAGTAACGGCTCTATTAGCAGAATTCCAAAATAGAGGAGCATTCTGTTTTATACTCGTATCAGTTTCTTCTGATGTTCCTGCTATTTTTAGAGTTATTCCTGTAACGGTACAACCTAATTCGGTAGTAAATGTGTCGCCAGCAACTCCATCGGCACCAGAACTTTGTAGAACATTCATCTCGATTTTAGTTCCTAATCTTAAATCATTACCAGTATTCGGCAATTTAAAATATATTCTAGGTGTTCCTGAATCTATATTATTTAATCTATAGAATTGTTTATTTAGAATAGTATCAGAGTCTACGGTAAATGTTTCTATTTCCGTCCATACTTCTTTACTGGATAAGTTACCTTCATCATCATAATAAGTTAAAAAAGATTCAATACCAGAATCTTCTACATTAGTATATGGTATATCAACATAATATTGGTTTTTTGTAATACCATTCTCCACAAATGTTCCAATTGTAACAGATAATGCGTTATCCGTAGAGGATTTTATAAGTGTCCCTTCTTTCACAAGAATATTTAATTTTCGACCAGCAGTTGCACCAATAATCGTTATGATATCACCAAAATAATAATACGTATTCGAACCAGATTTAAATTCAGAATATTTTGGTAATATGAAGTCTCCTGATGGTAAAGTTAATTCCAATTGATATTGATAAGATATTTTATTTCCAGGTTCATAACCAAGTAATCTGGCATCTTGTAATATATTTTTTCTTTTTCTCGCTAGAGTTAATAGATTTTCGTTTATATTTACAGCAGTATTCGTATTAAGCATACTTATTAGATACGACATAGCACCAACAAGTTGCATAGTATTACTCCCTTCTTGAGTATCGTATCCAGCGGCTGCAAATTTAGCTTGTACTTTAGCGTATAAATCGTCGTAATTAAACGGGATAGTCTCTTTTATTGTAGCCATATTTGTTCCTTTTTTTAATTATTTATATATTAATTAACGATTGAAATGTTGGCACTTGCTTCTGTACTTTGCCCAAAATCATCTCGGAATTTATAGTTTATAGTAATTACTAATTTATTATATTCTTCTACTGATTTCAAGTCTATAGACGATATCGTGATTCTATCTTCGAATTCAGAAATAGCTGAAAAAATCATACTCTTAGCAACACTTTCGGTGAGCGAATCTAATTGACTAAAAATAAGAGTGTGTAAATTTGAACCAAATAGTGGATTACCAGGAACACTACCTTTACGCGTTAGTAAAATATTTCTCAGACTATTATTTATTGCTTTTATATCAGTATTATATTGTTCTATGCTACTATAATCTTTATACATTTTTACCTTCTTTTTATATTTATTTATATAATGTATCTTATATCGATTTATAAAAGAATCTAAAAGTAAATTTTTATTTTAAGTTTAAACATATTTTAAGGTAACTAATTATTCTAATATCTATCGTATAAAGTTAAAAATAAATTTTTATTTTAAGTTTAAACATAGTTTAAGGTATATCGATTTATAAAAGAATCTAAAAATAAATTTTTATTTTAAGTTTAAGGCGTATTTAATAATTAATTACAAAAAACGTTACCGCTACCAGACAAGATTACCCCAGCGTCGCAAGAATCACCTATTCTAGATACGCCTTTACCACCAACGAATACCGTGGCGCTGCAACTTTTTACTTTTTCGGTGTGAGGAACACAAGAATTACCAATTTTAATATTATGGACAACAGTATTATCGCCTAAACAAGACACTGGTAACCCCCCAATATAAACTTTAGCAGATAATCCGGTATTTGCACCAGACAATGTAGTAACAGTATCACAAGCATGCCCTGTACTAACTGAATCGCTTTCTCTTGAAATTGCCGGCATATTTTCTCCTTTAGTATCTATTTTGGAAATAATTTTTAGTCCAATTACCTATATAAGATAAATTGTTAAGTACCTCGAGAGTGTACTCTATAATAATTTGAGATGTTTCGACAATATCTTCTTCTGGTGTTAATCCAATTGTTCTTTTTTCTACGGTTAAATTAATCGTTATCGGAATATATATAGATACCCGTGTATCCTGTTGAATCTTATACAATTCTTTGTGATCTGGCATAGAGTCTATGCCGCAAACTACCGGAGTTTGAGTTTTATCAGATTCACCCTTATCAACATAAGTTAGTTGATACTGATTAAAAACAGAAAGAGGTACATTACCAGTCAGTGTTACAGATGAACCGTTAAAGTTGTGATTTATATAATCGTCATATATATTATAGAGAACAACACAATTTAAAATTGTTTCAGTTACTGAACCACTTTCTAGAGTAAAACTACTAACGAAAGAAAAATTTGTATTAACTGGTGTGGTTCCTAATTTACCAATTGGAGTGTAAGTCATAATTATTCCTTTTTAAAAATTTAATTAAGATCTATTCTAGCAGCTTCGACTTTAAAATTACCATCAGCTTTTATATTATAATTCCCGGTAACATTATGTGTCATATTGGCAACAGATTCAATTAATATACTACCATCAGGTTGGAATGTTATTTTAGAACCACTCGAGTGTTTTATCTCTATTTTTTCAGAACCACCAGCATCGCCTAATTCTATTATGTGCCCGCTAGCAGTTTTAATTGTTTGCGTATTAGAGTAAGAACCCTTTGCTTCCGAACTAATATCCGAAGCTCCTTTAACGACAGCAAAAACAACAGGAAAATTATAATCGTCGTTATTAAAGAATACCCAAACAACTGTACCTATTCTTAGAACAGATGTTACACCCACACCATTAGATAAACCGAAATCTGTTCCCCCTGATACTTCAGCCCATGGTAGAGCACTGGCACTCACAGCAGAACCATCGTCATGAATGCCAAAAACTCGTACTTGAACTCTACCGTATTTTTCAGGATCTATATTATTTTCAACAACAGCTCTATAAAACATATATTCTCCTTGAATTTCTTATTTTCCGGTATCACTTCTACCAACTTCAATCATCTGAAGCATTTTATCTCCAATAACTTTATCTATTACCGATAGAGTTACGTATTTTCCGCTAGAAACGACGTTACCTTCTGTTTGCGCAGCAGCATATCCTTTATTTCCAAGCAACTCCATCTCTATTATTTTATTAATATCATTATTCACATACCCATTAACGACAATTTTACTTGTTGATGCTCGTAAATATCTCTCTCGGATATCATTCTTTTGTTGAGAACTATCTGTTCTATTTTGAAATTTAGCCTTAAAACCAACAGTTTCTTGCATATCTGCTGAATTTTTATTCATAGTTAAATCGGATTGCAGCGAATCGATATTATCGGTGATCGGAACCATCTTTTTAGTTTTAATATCGTAATAGTACGATTTCTGTTTTGGAGTTTTATCCAATTCTTCTTTTTGTGCTGGCGCTGTACTGAATTCGTATATTTTATTCTTATATAGTTGATTTGTTGCTATTTGAGAAAAAACGCCGTCTATATTTGGTAAAGAATTAGGTAAAAGATTATCTTTATTCTTTATATATAAACCTCGTTTATTTTGAAAAAAAGAATATCCTATTCTATTAAATTCTTTTTCAAAGAAATCTAAAACGCTTAAATTTTTATTTATAACTAAATTACCCATTATACCATCATCTTCTGTTTCCAATACTAATTTTGTTTTTGATAACAAATCGCTTAAAGAATATTCTGATATAATTTGCGACATTGCAGCGCTTCTACTTGAAGTAAATGATTTAGAAATATATAGATTATCTAGAAAATACGAAATTTCATCTCTTAACTTGAAATTATAACATTTCATATTTCTATTATTATAACTTTCTGATATATTTATTATTTTAAATGTTCTCCAGATATATTCGTCGAAAACGTCTACGATATAAACTTCTGCAACGCATGTTTTTAAATCAATTATATTAGAAAGGTCTCCTTTATCAACAACAACTAATTCCCCGTAAATACTCGGTTCATGTCGTTTATAACAACTCTCAAAAGCCATCATTTCTTCGTTGGATAACTTATATGTTTTCGAGTTTTTGTCCTTAAGAGTTATTTCTATATATTTAAGTATAGATGATACTTCTGGGGTTTTTCTCATCATAAATAATTCCTTTCTCTTAAAATTTTTAAGAATTCTTGTAATTTAGTCGGTTTTATTATATAGATATATCGATATATTTCATTCTGTTCTTTCATCTTTTCTATTTCATCATCTATTAGATTCTGTAAAACAGTGCTATTTAATGGAGCTTGAAAATACACTTGTTCAGAATAATTTGCCCAGAATTCATCAGAGCTATCTATCAGAGTATCTAGACTATACGGCATTTCAAATAGAGGTATCCTGTCGTTCAATTGGAGTAGAATATCCCAATAAGCTGTTGTTCCATAAATGTCGTAAGAGATTCTTTCTAATTTATCGTCGTCTGATATTCTATAAATTTGCATATAATCTGCAAGTGTACCCATATCAGAAAATTCTTGTAAAATATTATATAAATCTACATCTTTACTAAAATAATCTGATACGATGAACTCGTCTAACTCTTCGGTATCATAAGTTAATATTGAATTAGTCATCTTTCGCTCCTTATTCTATAGAATCGTAGAATTCTGCAGTTACAACAGATCTTTCTGAGAACCCCATATTCAATTGAATAAATTTAGGCATACCGTTTGAAAAGAATTGCATATTCCCGTCTGCTCCGTAATTTACACCGATTTCAGTCATCACAACATCATTCATATTAATCAATTTTCTCATTTTTTCGTTTCCAATTTCTATTTCGAATAAAAATGGCGCAAGTAAAGAAACACCAGAAATAACGCTACGAGGCAATGAGAACTTTTTCAAATTTAATATAATATTCATTATAGATTCTGCTTCTGTAGCATTATTTGGTATCAAATCAAAACTAAATGAGAACCCCCTTGGCGAACTTCCGTTATAATTTTGAAACATTCCTGGATCAACCATAGGTTTTCTAAATCCAAGAGAACTAGAAGCTTCAGCAAGCAATTTGTTGACCCCCACTCCCTTAATAGCTACTTTATCTAGAGCTCCTCCAGCAAGCTGTCCAAAAATTCCAGCTTCCATCTGCCAGTTATGTGATTGCGAATCCATTAATTCGTTTGGTAAAGGTAAACAAACTGCGTATATCGGAGTTGCCATTGTTAATCTTTTTGTGTTTTTATCAACATCTGTCGTATTAATATCTGAAACTTTTTTACCGCTTTGCCAAACATTAGCTGAATTTTTAATTATTTCAGTTACTTCATTTACCTTTGTTTCTAATTCTTTTTTAAATTTTTCTGTGTTACCGTCAAAAGACACATTTTCCTTAACAATAATCCGCATACTTCTCATTTTATGAATTGGATCTCTGATATAATCAGGATACCAGTGCATTGGCAATTCTTCCATTTTTATCTCCTATTTTAATCGTATACTCCGAATAAATCTGATAATGCTATCGGATCACCTGCTTTAGCTGTTGTATTCTGCGAATTTACGATAGTAGTATTCGATGAAGGTGTAACATTTCTAACTGTATTAGATAGATTTCTACTAGTTTCTTCTACCTTTTGAACTTGTTCAGTTTTCTGTTCTATAGCATTATCTCTATTTAATTTATTTATATCATTAGCAGCATTAGCAGTATTCGTAGAAGTTGTTGGTTGCGTAACGTTTGTACTTGCTAATTTAACGTCGTCTCCAGAACCAGCTTGTTCGAATATCTTTGCGTTAACAAGCGCTCTTCCCTTTACTTGAGTGGCATATTGAGATTTTAAAATATCATTCTTAACTCCAATATAATCTTTAGCTACTAATTTTTTAACAGTTTCGGGCCATCCTTTATACCAAGCAGGCCCCATATTGAATGTCATATCAAGTAATGCATCCTGAACCTTTCCAGGGGCATCGCTAAACCCTGGAATCTTCGAAGCTGCGTTTTTATGAAATTCAAAATCCTTAGCAAATAAAGCGTCAGCTTGTTCTTGAGTTATACCAGAACGTAAGTGATCTTCTCCTGGTTTTATTTTGTGCCCGTAACCGATTGTATCGTATCCTTCTGAATCCTTATACGGTTGTAGTCTTAACCCCTCGTTTTTCTTAATTCTATCAACTATTTCACCGGTAGGTAACGCGATATTTTTATACTGTTCGCCAAGAGCGCCGAGAACATCTTGCCGAGCTGATCCCCTAGTTGTACTCGCGATATAATCTGGCATATTCATACCAGAAGATTTGTATTTACTAACTTCTTCAGAAGTTAGTAATTCGCCTTCAATTTCTTGGACATCTTGCATGTTCCTTAATTGCGAATCTCTAGCATCTTTGTATTTTTTATAATCTCTATCGTATTGTTCTTTTAATTCTATATATTGTTGGTTTAATGCTTCGTCTCGGAATTTTATCTGTTTTACGCGTTCGCCGTTTATTTCAGTTTCTGTCGTCTCCGAATTTTCTTCAGTGAATGGATTATTTATCAAGAACTCTTGTAATTTATTATCAGATTCTAATAATTTATCAGCAAGTATTTCTCTATCGTTAAAAATAATTTTAACACCATCGTTAAAAGATTCTGGAGCTTCTGGTACTTTTATTTTTTCCAGTTCTTTTTTATATAAAATAGATTGAACTTTTTGTCGATCTGATTCGTTTAAATCGTCATATTCTGCGAGAGCCTTTAGTTCTTCTGCGGGTAGTTTTCTTACTTCATCCCATTTTTCAACGGTTGTGTCTCCAATCCAAGATTTATCAATAATTCCGGAATCATCTAATTTTGTTATCACAGCATCATTCATTCTGTCTATGTCTCTAGCAAGAAGCGCAGCATCTACGCCAAAACTTGCTGCAGTCCCCACAACCGGAACAATACTCAATAATCCTGATGCGATTTCTCCACCAGCGCCAACGTAGTCTCCTTCAGATATTCTATCCGCAGCAAATGCTCCAGCGACTCCTAATCCAAGAAAAGGAATCTTTTTCATTAAACTCTTCCCGCCAGCTTTTTCAGAAACTTTAGCTATTTCTTCAGCTGCGGCTTTTTCTGTACTCTTTGCTAATTTTCCAGCATCTACTTCGGGTATTCCAGATTTTGGTTTAGTCTTTGATTTTGGATCGACGTCTGTCGACGGTTGCTTAGCAGTTTTATATTTATCTAATAGACCGTCCATTCCAGGTAATTTAGCTAACCTCTCTAGAATAAATTCCAATATTTCTTGAAGCGGTTTAACAACAGCATCAGCTATTCCCTTAGCAACATCAATTACTTTATCTTTTAACCATGTCCAACCCATTTCCATCATACTTATTGCAAATTTTACAGGACCAAGATTTTTAAAACCTTTTAAGAACGCTAACATTCCAACACCAAGTAAAGATCCAAGAAGCATATCAAACCAACTCAATCCCTTTTCTTCTGTTTTAGATTCTTCTCTTATAATTTGTAGAGCTGGTTGCGTCTCAGTCTTTCCAGATATGGGCTTTAAAGAAGTATTTTGCTCATCTATCATATTCTTTTCTATCTTGTCTAATCTTTCTAGAATTCCCTTATTTGTGCTAGATATTTTGATTAATTCTTTTTGTTTTATTTTTTCGTTAGACTGATAAGATTTGTCTCGCGATTCAGAGTATTTGGTGCTAGCATTATCGACTATTCTCTTTTCGAGGAAATTTGCAGCACTTCTTTCTCCAATATTATAAAGAAAATCAGTGATACTGTGATTCGCTCCAATCTCTTTAGTTTGATTTATAGTATCCGAGTTCGGTATTTTTATTTTTTCTTTATAATATGTTCTCTTCATTTTATTTGACTTCCTCTCTTGTTTTATTTATCAACCCAATTAATATTGTTCTCTCGAACGGATATAATGAATCTACGTCTTGTTTTGTATAATGCCCGAACATTATCATATCATTGTATGTTCTATATATACTCATTAATGTATCTTCGCTTAAACTTTCTAATATGTATTTAATATCTCCTATGTAGAATAGATTCTCTGATCTACATTTCAAACAAGAACATCTCTTTGTAAAATTATAATTAACTTGATTATTTTTAACTCTATTTATTAACGATTCATATTCATCCAAATCTAAATTATCCAATTCCTCTGGACTTAGTTCTACAAATTTATATAAATTGTCATCGGTCACTTCTTCGTCTAATATACGTATATCAGCGTCTCTATCAGCATTTGATATTAAATCAGTACAACTTATCGCAGATTCATTGGTCGCTTTACAATTAGAACATTTGAATTTTATATTTATTTCGTCTCCAACAGATATTTCTCTAAATTTGTATAATAATACTTTCTTTTCGTTTTCAGTAAATGTTTTTATAATTTCGTCGTCTACTCCGAGAACCCTTAGAATTTCATCAATATCGTATATGCCGAACGAACTCATTATCAACAAATCCTTTTCTCTTTCAGTATTATACGGGTTTATTGATAATTTTTTTGAATTTATCTCGACGGGATACTTATACATTTATTTAAACCATGAAGGAGGGAAAAACCCAGGAATCTCGTCGAAACTATATTTAACTGAATCTGAACATTTTTTGCAAACGATTTCTACCGTATCATCGACTTTAAATCTTATTCTTTCCCACTCCTCGAAAATTTTATCGTATTCATCAATATCCATTTCATCAAATAGATCTATAATCTCTTCTAGCGTCAACGAATCATCTGAATTGATACTTTCTATTCGTAAATAAAAGTCGTATTCACGACTCTCTAGTGGATTCTCTCGAATAATTTCTTTATAATATTCGATGTTTCTAATATTTCCTATTTTAATTTTGTAATTTTTAGTTTTAATTGCATTTTCGCCAGAGTACACTGGTTTCACTATTTCTGATAATTTAACGGTATCTAGGAATTTAGATTTACAATTATCACAGTAGAATTCTAGTTCGATTTCATCTCCTAAACTGCGACTTCGTATAGAGCTCATAGCATATTTAAATTCATCTGGATTAAAAATAACTTTCTCTTCCAAACAATTATAAACTAACACGTCTTGTAGACCATCCATATTATCTGATGTTCTAACTATATTCAAAAATTCTTTTTTCTCTTTTGCTTTCCATTTTCTTGCTGTAACTTCTTGATTACCTATTTTTAATTTCATCTATTTCCTTTCTAATTGATATTCGGACTTACACATTTAAATCCAACAGTGAACTCTGCTATTTGATTTTGAGTATCGTTGCTAAATTGTAATTGACTTAAACTTTCAACGATTGTACCATTCAAAACCATGAACTTTTTATCTTTCTCGCCGTAATAATCTGCATCTTTATAAATTGTTACAGAAAAACAACAATTGTCGAAATATTGCTCTTTTGTTTCCTTGTATAAATTAAAGAATGATTTGTATAATCTCATCTGATCTTTGTCTCTAAACGTTATACTGAATTTATATAATTCGTCTCTTCCGTTTTGAATCCTCCATTTATTTCCTATAAACGTTTCTATTGGATTATTCTGAAAACTCGGAGTGTCTACACTAACGATGTGTAAATTTATAGAATCGTCGAATTTAGTTTTCAATAAATTCTTCATATTTAGATTTTTACCAAATTGAAATTCGACAGTGAACGTATTTATCATACTCCAATGAGTTTCGTAAGCCTTTGTTATACCGTCTTTTAATTTCATTTATTCTCCTTTATTGTTTCCTCATAGTCCAAGCTTGAGTACCCATATACGCTGCCAGAATTCCAGCAAGAGATATATAATACATTCCTACGAATTCGCCTATTGCTGCGACTCTATCTATGCTCACAAAAGGCATAAACAATAATCCTGTGAATGCTAATATTCCGGTTAACGATACCCAAGCCATCTTTTCTTGCGCTTCGCTTTTTCTTATCTTTTCTTCCAATTCTTGAATCTTTTCAGCGCTCGAAATTTCTTCGTCAGTTAATATTCCGTTCTTATCTGAATCAGTCTTTTCTAGCATTTTTAATATATCCTTTCCCATTGCTGTTCTCCATAATGGCTAATTTTATATTATTTATATTTTTATTTTAAAATAAATTTTTATTTTAACTTTAAGGAATCTTTAATAATCGATGTGTTTAAAGTGCTTTAAACACTTTTAAGTTTTTTAAACTATGTTTTATTGTTTTAAAAAGAATTAGTTTAAAAATCATAGAATCTTAAAATATCTAAATTTCAGACATAAAAAAAGCTAGGTAGAAATTAATCTACCTAGCTTTTTATTAATTCGAATGTCTTGACACCGGAGTTTGGAATAGCAAGAACTAATCCTTCTCTCATCTTTTCCATAATAATTTTGTGTCTAGCTGGTTCTCTGTGTTTTACTTCCCCGGTTTCTAGCCAGAGATTCATAAAACCTCCTCGAGAATAGTTAACAAATTTAAATCCAAGTTGTTCCATACTCGCTCCAATATTATGATCGTAATCACTATAAAATTTTAACTTCTTAACTGGAACATCTTTTTGTCCAATCTTTATTGTCTCGTAATTATCTAAAAAATGATTTAATAATTTTGAAGCTCCGCCAGTTACTGAACAGAATTTCATAGTACCAACTCTAAGAACTTCGATGCTTTCATCTTTTCCAAAAAAATTCATACCAAATGTATATAACATTATTAGAGTTCCTGAGGGAACTCCGTATTTTTCTCGCTTTGTATATAACCCAAGATTCAGGGAAGCACCTCTTTTCCCATAAAAACAATGCTCTGATTCAAATTGTCTAGCTTCTTTTGATGCCACCTCTCTTACTTCACAGTCCCTAGCGTAAAATTTATTCTTAACCTTTCCAGCAGCATATAACCAATACGATTTAAGAACTTCTCTCTTTCTCTTATCTTCCCATTCATAATCTTTTACCCAGCATATAAATGAATTATCTTCATGTTCTGCTTTATAAGATTTTTTGTAAAAATAATCCTGTTTAACACCTTCTATATTATATTGATTATATTCTATTGGATAACATTCTGATGAAACATAACATATTTCATAACTTCTTTTTTCATATGGATTTCCAAAGTTTAAACAAAAATTTTCATATTCAGTACTATATTCGATACCATTCTCTACTAAGAATTCGTGTATTTCTGTTAAAATTCTCATATCCTTTTCATTATAATTGCAATAATGCATTGTTGTTTCCTTTTTATTTTATTATATTATATTATAAAATCTATTAAAAGTTAATAAATCTTTATAAATTTTGTTTGTCCACAATCAAATATTATTCTTTCTGAGTCTATTAATTTATAATTCGTATAATCACAATGATGTAAAATATTTTCATTAACTTTGAATTTAAAACATCTAGGTGGAATATGTTCCATAAATTCGAATCCAACATTTACAAATTTTGCTTGATCTTCGTATCTTCTGTTGCAATAATATATTATAGAATCTGGTAAATATTTATCTTCAAAATATCGTAATAATCTTGATTCCAACTCTTCGCATAGATTAGAACACCATCTAGTAATTTCGTAATTATTATGCGATATTATTTTAAATTCCATTACCGATATCAACTCATCTTTAGAATATAAACCTATAGATATATCTGATTCTAAAGATGAACCTTCTAAATGATTATTATTTAAAAATTTATCAGATATTTCTTTTTCCACTTCTTTTATAATATAAGAACTAAAATCTTTCTTTATTCCTAATTTATATTCTATTAACGATCTCCATATATTATTTTTTATTGGATTAGTCCATTCATTCTCGAATATATGAAATAATTGAAATCCTTTTGCTTCACACTCTTCAGTTTTTCTTAAATGATAATTCGCATCGACTACCGGTTTATGAAATAATGGATACTTAGAAATCCCGTAAGAATGATATAGTAATCCATCGTATTCAACGGCTAATCTATGGTCGATACATAAAATATCTATTTCTTTTTTATCTTTGAGAAAACTCTTGTCGTTCATTTTACATTCGGTTATACTTTGTATAAAATCGAATATATCAGCTTGTGTTTTTCCTTTCTTATAAGGATTACATTTTATACAAACGATTCTGCCGATATTAGTGGATTTAGTCATTTCCCATTTAAATCCACAAGTATTACATCTCACAGGTAGATATTTATTGGAATAGTAGAAATCTTTATCAAATAGAAATGTTAGATGGCTAAACTGTTGAGCTCTATTATCGAATGAGTTATATACTAACTCGATATTTGAGTACTTCTCTTTTCTTTCTTCCACAGATAAATTTGAGTTTAATATTGTAATAGAGTTTTTAATCTTAATATGTCTATCTTTTACTTCGTCTTCGTCGGCATTCTTGTACCAATTACTTACTCCTTGAGATAGATTTCTCAGATATGTTTTGTCTGTCGTTTTATGATTATTTGCACAAGGCACTGAACAAAATGTATTATTGTTTAATACTCTATTTCCGCAATGCGGGCAAATTCTCGGTTCTTTTTCAAATTTCAATATTCTATGTCTATCGCTCGAGTTGAAATCTAATTGATATTCTCTCTCAAATTCTGGTATCAAGAACGATAAATCGTTTCTTATTATATTAAAGATTCTTTGTTTAGAGTATTTTAATAAGCATTTAGTTACGAGATCCAAATTTCGGTATTCGAACCAAATATAATTTGCAAGTAATCTACCGCGCATCCCTTGGTTGTACGGTCGGTTGTTCTTTAATTTATAATCGTAGCACGCTAAAGGATATTTTAATAATTTGAGACTAACGCATCGTTTATCTTGCGAGTTTTGTTTTTTACTAGCTATACGAATGGGAGCAGTACTCTTGTTCGCACAACTTCTCGAACAATAATCCGATGTGTCGGAGATTTTATTTCGGAATGCAACTTGAGATCCGCATATTGGACATATTTTAAATTCAGTTATATTATCTCTAATTAATAGAATTCTTTGGTTATACGATAATTCCGGATTCAATTTATCAACCCATGAAGTTTCAGATAGGATTTGTTGAGCCAGTTCGCTTTCTTTGAACCATTGTTTATTTGTGATAGAATAGTTTGGATTTTGTTTTACGTCTAAGATTGACGATATGTCGATAGTATATTTCATTCGGTTCCTTGTTATTGATTAACAAGAGTAGTTTTGCGGACTTTATTTAAAATACCTACTAGAGTCCGCAAAGAGCTAATAGATATTTTAAATACCTCTTGTATTTAATTTATTATATAATGATAAATATTAATTAAAAAATAATCTAGGTTAATACCTAGATTATTGAATAATCAAACTCCTAAAATCGTATGAGCGAAGTTTACACCGAATGATCTAGAATATGTTTTTGCTCTATCGTTAGAAATAGCTGATTCAACCCCTGGGATTGTTTCTAAAGCATATCTAGTTTTCGCGATAACCGCGGGTTGACCTGAGTCAGTATTTGTTACTTTAGTAAATGATAAAGGAACGTAGGGTGCAAAGAATCCCATAGCATCTCTTCTATCAGCACCTTTATATAATACAGTACAGTAATCAGAAGTAGCATATTGGTCTACAATAACTTTAAATCTACCGTCGAAGATTCCAGCAACACCACCAGATACAGGAGCAACAACACCAGAAGCTTGTTCAGCAACTTTGAATTTACCAACTTGTTCTAACATAGTAGCAACTTTTGGAGATACTAATAATGTATTACCTTGACCTCTTTTAGTGTCTAAACCGATTTGAGCAGCTTCTTTAGAAATTCTAATAACTTCTCTTCTGTATTTTTCAATTTCCCATCTACCAGTTCCATCTGTTGAATCTGCAGTAAACACAGTATCAGCTAAAATTGTACTATTAGCATTTACAAAATCAACAACATCTCTATCAATCTCAGCTTGAATTTCATATGACATTAAAGACATAATTTCTTCATCAGCTAATAAACCGTGTTGTGCTTTTAAATCTTGATACATCTCAACAGTATATTTACCTTTTAATGCTCTTGTTTTAGCTTCAACTGATTTTTTCGCAATTGAGAAACCAATTTCTTTCATATTAGTACCAAGAGCTTCGCCAGCCGCAGTTGTATAAGTTCCAGTATAATTTTTAAAGATTCTTTTGAAAGATGCTTCGTTTGTAAAGATTCCAGTAACAGTAATACCAGCCTCAAAAGTACTTCCAACAGTAATGTTAGTTCCGCCAGCGATTAATACTTTTTTACCTTCAACATATAATACTTTACCGTTTGTATAAACAGTATCACCTTCAACTTTTGTAGGAGTTCCAGATAATTCTACAACAACCGCATTAGCATTTGGATTAGCACCATTAACGCCTGTTCCAACATATTGATTAGTTAATGCATAGATAAATCCAGTAGGCATTGTCATTGGTTGAATTCCTAATAATTCATTAGCAATTAAAGTAGGGTAAACTCTTCTTACCATTGGCATTAAAATCGGAGTAAATTGAGCAACATCTCCTGCTAATGTACCTTCGTTAATTAATTGATCTAAATCTCTTTGAGCATTCTCTAATAGTAACCCCATAGCATTTTTGTCTGAACCATTTAACGGCGCATACTTTGTGCTTTCTAATAATTCTTTGAATTTTTCATTCATTTTGTTAATCTCCTTGTTTTAATTTATTTTATTTATATATTTTATTATTCTCTATTTAGATTAAACTAGATGAGAATAATCAACACTTGATTCAGCTGGTTTTTTTACCACAGATTCAACAATAGTTGCCGGAGTAGATTCAACTGTTCCTTTAACTTGCTCTTTGATAATTTCTAATTCTTGTGCATATTTTTCGTCTTTAGAAAAAGGAATCATATTTGCAAGAGTTTCGAATTTTTTAGATTCTACTAACGATAATCCTTGTTTAATTTCAGAAATAATTCCAGTTTTTAACAATTCAGAATTTTCTTTCTTTAAAGATAAGAATTCGTTCATTAAAGAATCGTATTTTTCAACAGATTCAGATAATTTAGAATCAGCATAAGATAAATCTTTTGCTTCTGCAATTTTCATAACATCAATTGAACCAGCTGTAATCATAGCTTCAAATGCGTCTAATATCATATCAGCTTTTTCTGATTTTAACGATTCGTCTAATCTTGATTTAGATTCAGAAATAAATTCCGCAACAACATCATCCATATATAAATCTAATCTCTCGTTAATTTCTGCAAGTTTAGATTCTACAAATACTGTAGCTTTTTCTTCTAATTCAACTGTTTTTTCTTCTAACACTTCAGCAATATAAGATGCAGCTTTTTCTTCTAATGCTTCTTGTAAATCAACATCATACTCTTCTTTCGCGTGAGCTAACGCTTTTTCTACAGCCTCTGATAATTCAGCTTCTGCGATTTCTTTAGCTTTTGTTTGAACAGATTCATTGAATTGAGCCATAACAGACTCAATCATTTCAGCTGAGAAAACATTTTTGTCTAAAGATTCTAAAAGTTCTTCTAACATTTTTTCTCCTTTTATAATAGATTTCTTTCAAACTGTTTCATTAAAGGATAATCAATCCCTTTATATGAAATCTATTAATTTAATTTATATTATTTATATTTTATGGTGTTCCTTAAATTTCAATACTTATCAAAAGTACATTTTCAATTACACTGTCGGAAATTTTATATTTTAATTTACCTAAATATTTTAGTTCATCTGATTTTATTCCAAGTCTAAATGCATCATTTATGAATATTACAACTCTATCATCTAAATATTTTACTTCTCTTATTTGTTTTTTTAGAGATGATATAAAATTTTCAATATCTTTATTTTTTGTAACCATTAATTCAGCAATTTCTTTATATTTAGACAATAAAAATTTAATATACTCACTCACATCTTCCTCTGCTATATCTAGCATTTCAGCAATTTCATCTATATCAAAATTTTTATCAGTTTCTTTAGTCCATAAATAAATTGCTTTTGGTAGCTCTTTATTGAAAGAGTCCCATTCTACATCAAGATCTTTTAAATTCTGAGCAACATCTTTTATGTTAATTTTACCCTCATTAATCTCTTCCTTTACTTTAGCTTCTGATAAATACTCTCTAAATGTTTTCATTCGTTTCTCCTTTTTTAAATAGATTTAATGTATTACGCCCTATAAAAATCTATTATTTATTTTAATTTATATTATTTATATATTTTTATTTATAAAGAAATAGATTTATTTTAATTCAATCTTATATTCTTTAGCTAAATAATCTATAGCGCTTTGAAGTAACCCTTTTGCTTTTTCATCAGTTATTTTACTTGAAGCCATTTGGATAACTTGAATACATGCAATTGGCGAATTAACTTTAATAGCTTCGTTTATGTTTGATTTACATAGAATTTCTGAGAATTTTTTCATAAACTTTTCAGCAGCAATTTTCTTTTCCGATTCAGTTAATTCTGGTTTAGATTCAACTATCGGTTCTTGTTTAATTTCAAGAACTTCTTTGATCTCTCCAGATTCTGTAATTAAGAAATTTTTGTCTTGCAAAACACCTTCAACGATTCCATACATCTCCGATTCATAGTTAGACTGTCCTAAATTAGGAATAATATCAAATGTTATTAAATTATAATTTTCTACAACATTACCCTTAACCGAACCGACGCCTCTACTAGAAACAGACATTTTAATTCCATTATCTATCAGAGTTTTTAATTGATTTGCTTTAGGATTATCAAGTAAAACTGCTTCCCCCATAACATATCCGTTCTCAAAATAAAGTTTTTCCATTTTAGCAACTGCTTCCATCATATCTACGTTACTGCGCGGCGGATGGTCCAGTTCCATTAAGCAGTTGGGATGACCAGTTTTTAAAATATCTTGATATTTTTCAACTTCTCTTTCCCACACAGATTTAGGATAAATTCTACCATTTTTATTCTGTTTTTCTGGAGTACTGAAAATTCCCTTTATTCTATATTTCTTTTCAACGCCTTCTGATAATTCTTGTTCAAAACTAACATCAGTATTATCGTACATTAATTTCATAATCTTTTCTCCTATATGATTGAATTTTCCATCCAATAGTATTTAATCTTTTATATTTATATTCTTCGTCGTTAAAAAATTTTGTATCGTGTTTACCTGGATATAAGACTTCGCATTTATTAATATTATTAAATAATGCTCTAAAAACTAAGTTATTGTTCTCACAAAAATCTTTCAATCCTTGGTCTAAATAAACTTCATATACGTCGCCTTGAGGAGATTCTAAAATAAATATTTTCGCTCTACCATTATCTAAACCTTTTCTAATTTTCTTTTCATTTATTTCTTGCAATTCCTCTTGAGATTTATATTCCCAATATCTTAATGCTTCTAATGATTTTTGTAAATTAGGATTATCTCTATCTAACCAAATATTTTTACTCGATTCGCAGCGTTTTATAAGCATTTCCGCCAACTCTTCTTCCGAAAGTTTAGATATATTATCTAATCTAGCTTTTGTCGCGTTAAATGCTCTTAGCGACAACTCTTCTTTACTTTTATTGGAAGAATGCCAAGCATTGTCGGGTCCAATCATTTTTCGATTATTATCTTTCATTTTTTGAATACTTTCCGGTTTATGTTTTTTACCATACATTCCGTTTTCTTCACCGAATAACCGAACTCCATCTCCTCCAGGAGTCATATTATACCCAAATTCCGGATCTTGAGATTTGAATTTATCAATATAAAGTACTTCTCCGAATTTCAAAAGCTCTTCATCTTCAATATCTTTTACTAAAATCATAATTTTAAAATCTTTAAAATCGTATTTCTTGCATGCGTCGTAAAATTTGGTCTTTTTACGAGAAGGTTGTTTATGTCCATTTCGATGATCGTTATATCTTTTATAAAAATTCTTAGTCATTCCAATATAAGACTTACCGCTCGGAGAAATAAACCGATAAACGCAATTTTTAATAGATTTAAAATCTTTATAGTTGTTGTGATCCAACTCTAACGAATAATCCAATTTTATTCTCCTACTTTATTTATTTTTGCAAATAAAGACTTCATATGCTGGATTTTATCAAATTCAGAGGTATAATTCGATATAGTTTCTGAGTTGGATAATTTATCCTTCATAGCATTCTTTACTGCTGTTGAAAACTCGGTATATTTACTATCTGCAACACATTGCATAATATTTGTATCGTTTTCCATATTTTTCCTTTCAAGTAATATATTAAAGAAAACTTAATTTCTTATAATATTATTTATATTTTTTATTCTCGTCTTTTTCTCGTTTGTCTATATTTTTTATTACCTTGAATAGCTCTTTTATACAATTCTTCCGCTGATACTCTTCCATTTGTGAATGTTTCTGATTTATTGATATTTAGTACCAACTCTTCTTCTACCACTTCTATATGCTTTATTTCCTTGAATTGCCATCTTATATAATTGCTCAGCTTTCATACCATTAGTAAATACTGCAGTATTTAATCTTGCTGCTTGCATTAAATTTTCTGGTTTTATGAGTACAACACTTGAACTCATTCTTTTCTTTATATATAATCTTATAATTGGCGCAAACCCTATTTTTTTCATAAATGGCTTTAATTCTTTATATGAAAATTCTAATGGCTTATTATTTTTTATATTTCTAGCATTAACTTGTAAAATTTTCTTGATGAGAATTATTCTTAATGGTAATGGAGCCCAAGAAAATGCAATACCTAACATATGAGATTTATTTTGTTTCAATAACATAATAAATGGTCTTTTGTTATAAACTTCTTCTTTATTTTTTGCATCATATACTCCAAAAAATAAATCGCCAACTTCTAACTTATCTTTTGATTTTTTCGATGTTTTATCCTTTAGCATCTCTTTAACCATATTTATACTTTGTGATGTTGTGAATTCTTTAGTTTTCATCTTTCCACCAATCCTTTATAGTCTTTAAGTACCATCCGTGCTTAGATTTATATCTAATAGGTGAATTGCCAGTATAATTATATACGCCATCCATATATCTAAACGAACAAGGACATTCATTCTGTTTTATCATATCACATATGTCCGCTCCATAGCAAGTATCAATTAAAAAATTATTAGAATCGTATAATTCGTATTTGAATGATTTTCTATTATCTTTTCCATGTCGTCCAAACATTGGGTTATTTTCACCAGATTTTCTTTCCGAAACACCTTTCGCATATTCTATGTTTTTATTTCTTATAACTTTATCCGGATGATGTGCGCAATTATCATTATGCCATTGTTCTATTAAATGATATTGTCCTTCTTTTCCACAATGTTCGCATTTACCTCTCATCGATTTAAATGATGCGCTTAAGAAATTCTTTACTTCTTCTGTATGTTGTTTACCGTAAAAATGATTCAATTCGCCTAACGCGCTGAGTCTGATCTGCTCTCTTCTTTCGTCGGAATATTTTACGCCAGTAGTATCAAATCCAGTACTAGTTTGTTTTACTCTATTATAAAAATTTTGGTTTTTCCCTACGTCATATATATTATGTATATAAATTTCATTTATTATTGCTTTTTTTCTAGTATCATAAATATTTAAAATTTGGTATATGAAATTCTCTGGCAATTGTTTTTGCTCAGTCATAAAATCTTCATCAGCCGATGAACTTCTGTACTTTTTGCCAATAACATCGTATGGGTCCATATTGCACGAATGTATACCAATATAATGTCTATTTTTATATTTATGAGTTATCCTATATACTACGTGATATTTATATTCTTTTTTTAATTGTTTCATTCTGTTTCCTTGTAATTTAATTTTACAAGAGTGAATTGTTGGATTCAATATAATTAAGAACTGGAATCCAACATAGAGCAGTTCTTAATTATATTCTCTTGTATATATATTTATTTATATATTTTATAAAATCTAATTAGACTGCAGTACATCAGAAGACTTCCCGGTTCAAAATCTTTTAATGTCAGTTTTTTAGATTTAGTTTTAAGCATATCTTTAACAAACTTTATACTTTCAGCAGCAGATAATCCCTTTGCTTCTTCTCTAGACATTAAAATCTTTTTAGCCATTTATGAATCCTTTATATCGATTAAGCTATAACATTACCAGTAGCTTTATTTCCTGAAGATACTTCTGATGTTTCTCCCGATCCAAGTACCCAATCACTGAAACTGAATGTACAATCAAAAGTTCCCGCCTCATCCACCGTATCATCTGCTAGAGTTACTTCAGCAACTTCTTGTACAAATACATTATGGAATGTATACTTAGCAGTTGCATTACCAGCAGAATCTAATTGTTCAACAGAAAGTTCGCCAAGAACGTCGTTTGGACTACCTGTATGAGTATTCTTTTGAAAATTATCCGCAGACACCATCCAAGAAATTAAATCTTTTCTTAGCGCATGATCTTCTGTATTATAAAATGTAAGAGACCATGTATTTGCATAAGATGTATCTCCAGGCATAACAAATTTTCTTCCTTGTATCCAAACTTCAATTTGCCCTATCGTCATACTAGGGAAACTTGCTGACTTACAAAGAATATCAGCTTTACTTAAATCTGATTTTGTAGGTACAGCAGAAGGTATAGAAAAATTTATTCTATATTTATTTGATCTAGCAGCCGCTCCGATCGCATTTTTTAATTCTGATATTTTTGACATATTTGTCTCCTATTTTTATTATTATTTATATTTTATAAATCTTTAATATTAGCGTTGATATCAAAAATGAATTTCTTAAATTCAGATAAATCCGATTCGAATAATACCTTTCCTTTAAAAGTTACGTTAACGATATCATCCATATCAAATACTTCAATCTTAAAATCCTTAGATATATTTTTATCTATGAAGATTGAGCTTTCTCTATCACCCTCAGAAACTTCTAATTTTTCATTAACTTCTTTTTCGCCAGTCCATTCTTTTTTAATTTCTGTGAAGAATTTTTTCTTATCTTCTTCTGATAATTCAGAAGGACTTTTAACACCGTATTTTTCACACTTTTTAGTGAAAAATTCCTTATAAGATTCCTCGCCTTCTGATTCTCTTAACCATTCTCTAAATGTTTTCATTCTTTTTCTCCTTTTTATAGTTATTTATATAAAGAATATATAAATTTTTAATCAAATAGTGCTTCAACATCAGTTAACTCATGTTTTTAGTAATTCTTGTAAGCTTTTTATCGCCACCAAATTCATGTTGTCAATTTCTGTTATATCTAGCAAATTTTTCCTTTTTAAATTTATCTATTTTAAAACTATATAAACATATAAAATCATACTTTGGCAACCCATTACTTACTCTTTAAAGGAAACCCCTCTTTAGGAGTAAGTCTAATATTTCATCGTTAGTGTTCATCTTAACTCTTGTATAATTCCATAATACTGCGTCCCCATTTGATTGTGTCCATCATTATTTACATGAATAACATCGCCTTTTAAATAGTTATTTCCAGCTATGCCCGTATAATCTGCAAAAGGTATCTGATATGTTCTATTAAATGCATATTCTCTGTCAGTTGTTGAGTGATAATCTAGTAAATAAATTAACTCGGATTCTCGATTTCCAAAATTAGAAATTAAACCTTGAGCCAACTTTCTATAATAATACTTTCTAGTTTCAGTTAATACTGTACCGAACAAGCCTTGCCTTGCTGAGCTAACTGGCAATGCTACAATTATTTTACAAGTTGGTAAATCTGCTCTTATAGAAGTAATCATTTGATTATATTTATCAATATATCCATTAAAAATATATTCAAAGGAATCGTAATCACTTGAAAAATCATTCGTTCCTAACAATATATGCACTATATTTAATGCTGAAATATTCCAAGCTTGTCTATATTTTGCAAAATTAAATGCAAATCCACCAAATGTTGCACTAGAAATAGATACCCATGATGTACCATTCCATTGTACATAAGCAGCATTTCCAGAATCCATAATATCCCCAATGTTAGGAGATATTTTATAACCTGTAGTTGGATTAAACAATAGTTTCTTTTCGTCATAATTTTCAAATCCAAATGCAGGAGATACTTTGTTTGCTTCAATCCAAAAGCTAGTTTTTCCAAAGTATAAACCACTATTTACGGGTTGCATAAATGGGCTTATCGTTCCTGCATAATCAACTGTAAAGAAGTGTACCATTGACCACCCACTTCGCCCCTCGTTCTTAGCTTTTGTTACATCTGCATCATCGTATCTTAAACCATTAAAAGTTACATTTGATGAGCTAGAAATTAATTTCCTTGTAAACCCAGAAATATCTGTGTAGCTGTCACCGATATTTAAAATATTAACAGCAGTTAATTTTGTTATATCTGTTACTTTAGCTTGTATTGTTTGTGTGTTTTTTACTTTAAAATCTTGTCTCGCTGTTATAATATCTACATTATAGCTTCCAATTGTTCCAGATGTCAATTTGCAAGAAACACTATTGTCAATACCTATTGAAGAAGTTACACCACTTCTTCCTTTCATTAAAAAAGAGTCGTTATATAAGTTTTCATGGTATATATCTAGGGTTGCATTTTTAGGAACATATACTTTTGGTGCAATTACTGGACTTTGAATTTTTGTATTTTTAAGTAAATCAAATGTTGTTGATTTATTTAATTCTTCTTTGTAATCTTCGTAGGATGTGCTTGTAGTTCCATATTCTAATTGCTGACCAACAGACCTAACTAATGTACAAGATATTCTAATATACTTAATTACATCATTGTCTGGAATAGTAATCTGTGTTATTGTTGCAGTATACCCGCTTATAAATACTTTATTTGAGTTATAATAACATACTGAATAAAGTGGATATTTTGGTTTTATTAATTCATTTTTATTAACTGAAATATAGTCGCTATATCCAAAAACTGAATTTTCAGTAATTACTCCAGTAGTGGGATGTACAAAATAACCTTTTGTAAATGTTGTTATATTAAAAAGATTCTTGCCAAGTGAAAGCTGTAACCCATTATCAACTAATTCATCAATCTCACTAGCACTACTATTAATTTCTCACATCTTCACTACTGCATCTCTTACTTGAACAGCGCTCATTCCTGTTTCGCCTATTAAACTGATTGCATCTAAATCAGATTCTACATCTTGCACCTTTAAAAATGAATCTCTACTCGTTTTTACCATCTTTTCTCCTTTTTATATTATTTATATTAATCGAATAGAGCTTCTACTCCATTCAAAATTCCTGTTGCGGTATCTCCGAGAACAGCACTTGTAAGAGCTTCTTTTGTTGTTTGAAGAGGTAAAAATTCACTAAATGCAAAAACAACAGAAAACTCCGAAAGAGTATTTTCGTCAGAATCATCTAGAGTTACGATACCAACAGATTTAGGAAAAGCATTTTGTAATTTGTAACCATACACATTTTCGCCATTATTCCCGAGTTGCCATATATTTACATCTACTTGGTATGTCGGGGTAGATGTTGCTGAATTAGTTCCTGCTATACTACCAATAACCCAATCAAGCGCAATAGTTGGGTTTTTTATAATATTTTTTATTTGGTTTGCGGTTTTAACGAAACTTGATACTTCGCTCAGAAATCCAGGCATAACCTTTTCAAAACTTGCTCCGACAATCCCTTCGTTTGCAGGCTTAGTATTATCTATTTGAGTCATCCACGTATCAAACATTTTTCTAATTCTCATGTCAGAATCATCAACAATAGATATTTCGTACTCACCGATATAGTCGGTTTCTCCTCTCACATTATATTGTCGACCTTTATGCCAAATTGTTGTTTGGTTGATGTTTCTTTCAGGCAATCCTGCGGATCTACAAAGTATATTTATGGTTTGTCCTTCTACTGTCGGTATTGGTATTTCTATCATAAATTTGTTGCGGCGAAGTCCGAGACCAGGACCCATGGCTTTTTTTAGGTCTCTTATACTAAATGTCGGCATCTTTATTCACCTTTATTTAGTATATAATATGACGATTCTACCATTGAAAGAACTCTTATCGTCTGTAGTATTTATACTTATTTTATTATTCGATTTATTTAAAAAACAAGACACTGTATTACCAACAATATCAGAAAAATTCAATGGATACGAGCCAGTATTGTTTGCGAAATATGAATTTTGTGAATCTATCCAATACGTAAACGAAGAATTGAATGCGAAAGACACTAGCTTTTCAGCGTTATTGGGTAGAGCTCCTATATCAACTTCAATACCGTATACGGTTTTATTTCCTCTTGTCGCGTTTGTCACGAATTCTGATGTGGATATATTCATTTTTGAGTGGTTTTCATCTGTATTGCTAGCTCTCACAAATAATGTACCTGAACTGTGTGCTTTAATAACTTGAGCAATAGGCATTTTTAGTTCGTAATCCGCTGGTTGTACTTTTGTAAGAATTCCGGCAGTATTTGGTTTTACGTATAGCATATCGCCATCTACCCAACTTTCGCCTTGTTCTGAACCTGTAGTGTTTATATTTCTAACTTTTCCGTACACCGTACAAAAACCATCAGAGTTATTTGTTATATCTTGTGTTACAACTCCTAAAATATATCTAGTGTTGGTTTTATTCATGTTCGCCTTTGCAACAGTAACCTTTCCACTATTACCTAATGAACCAGTAATCATAACAGCACACCCATCTTGAATAGTGATTCCGCTATTATTTCTAACTGGAACGAGTATTTCTTGTCCCAATTGTAATGTCGCGTTATTTAATCCTAGATCTATTGTACCATCGTCGATATTCCAAGCAAATTGTCCAACCCCAGGAACAACCGTATTCGTTGTATTAAATCCTATTTTTGGGAGAGATGTTTGAGTTTCAGCCTTACTATATGCATCGATAACTCCCCCTATATTTGTTGTTAAGTCCGTTATAGATATTCTTTTACTAATCCCCAAAACATCCGTAACAAATACCTGTTCTGTCCCGGTTACTTCTTCAGGGGTTAATACCGTTAAATCTGATATTCTTTTATACATTTTTACTCCTTTATTATTCTAGAGTTAAAATTGAACTAAATTCGTTTGTTCCTGAATTAATCATATTCAATTTAACTGTTTCTACACGATTATTAAATTTAATAATCACATTTATTATTATTTCCTTTAAATTATCGCTTTTCGTAACATTTACTCTAGCTCCTGTTATACCACCACTCGCGAGAATATCGTCTAGAATAACTTTCATTTCTCTAGCAATAGCACCCCTTTTTTGTAGAGTATTTTCTTCGAAAACCATTTTTCTATTTAGTTTTTCTGTTGCTCTTTCGATATAATTTAAAGTATTTCTCAAATACAGATTATCTGCTAAAGATTCATAATCAACAAACATTTTATCAGATAATAGATAATTTTTTCGTAAACTATTTACGCCTTTTTTATAATAATAGTCGATATCATTCTTATTATGAAAATATCTTATATCTATATAATTTGATTTTATATTATATTTATATCCAGCACAAGTACCCCAAGGGTTCGTGATTGAATTCATAGCTTTTATTCCGGCGATATCTCCTGAAACGCTTACTAATATGTTTTTATCAGTAAACCCATCTTTTATATATTTTAACCCTAGTACAAATAAGCAGAATTCAGATTTAGGTAACGAATCCACATAAGAGTCAATTAAATTTCTTGATTTATTATCTAATTTAAATAATTTTTTTATATCTATAAGAATATTTTCAGAATAAACTGTATTAGATTCTTCAGATATCTTTATTACTATTGGCGTAGTCGATTCTTCGCTCAAATACCCTGAATCTGATGTTTCGACAATTTGTACGGTGTGTAAGCTATCGTCGTATTCTTCTGTTGATAATATCCCATTCGAACTATCGTCGTTATTCGATTTTATCTGAAGAAAATAAAAAAATTCAGGAGGTATACTAACGAAAGCAATACAGTCTCTCCTATATTCAGCTAGTTGAATAGCAAGTTCATTATATCTAGAATTTCCTATTATTATGTCTATTTCAAAATTTTCTTTTGTGAATATTGAATAAGCTTCTTCAACATCATCGTAAGAAGCTGGTTTTGTATATCCGCCTTGTAATTGGTACGTTCCATTTTCAAGTATCACAGATTCGATATAATTCGACTCGAAATTTTCCAGATCGTCGTCGATATTAAATTGTAGATGTTCTACTAATATATCTTTTCTATATATTAGTACTTGATATTCTTTTTCTATAATCGATAAATCCAATCCTGTTGTATCGTTTTGGATTTTAACAGTCAATAAATCGCCCCATCCACCGACAGTATTCGCTCTTATTCCGTTATTGTTAGATTTTGTTGAATTCGCCCCAGTAACGCGGTATACTATTAATGGTTTAGAGTACTGAAGATAATTATAGCATTGATACCAATCATCGATGAACGGAGCAATTGCTCTACCGAATGTCGTTTTAAACTCTAATGCTGATGATACGACTATTGGTTCATTTACAGGTCCTCTTTCGAATTCGCCTACGAATAATGCTATATTTTTAGACGGATCTATAAGAGTGCTACGACTTTCTGATTCTGATGTGATGACATTAGGAGCTATTGTTTGGATTAATCTCGTCTTTACATTTTCTGTTGACATCGGCACCTCTTTTTAATATATTTATATAAAGAATCTAAAAATAAATTTTTATTTTAAGTTTAAGGTACATTTAATATTCGTATTATAGAATATATAAAGAAATCTAAAAATAAATTTTTATTTTAAGTTTAAGGTACATTTAATATTCGTATTATAGAATAAAGAAATCTAAAAATAAATTTTTATTTTAAGTTTAAGGTACATTTAATCTTCGTATTATAGAATAAAGAAATCTAAAAATAAATTTTTATTTTAAGTTTAAGGTAACTATAATCTTCGTATTATAGAATAAAGAAATCTAAAAATAAATTTTTATTTTAAGTTTAAGGCACATTTAATATTCGTATTATAGAATAAAGAAATCTAAAAATAAATTTTTATTTTAAGTTTAAGGAATATTTAATAAAATTAATAAAGTTAATAAAATTAATCAAATATAAATATATTAAAAAGAGGTTAAAATGGCAAACGTTATTCAAACTATGATAAATTCAGCGTTAGGTGATGGAGCGAGAAGCACTAAATTCGACTGCATTATTGGGTTAGACACTTTTTCAGCTGGCTCTAAGACAATAAGTGCTCTTGTAAAAACAGCGTCTTTTCCCGGAAAGTCTCACGAAGTAATAGATTTAAAATTTAAGGGCAGAAATATTCCTGTAAGAGGACAAACGAAATACGAAAATACCTGGTCTTGCACATTTTATCTAGACGAGCAACACTCTTTAAAAAAGGCATTCGAGGACGAAATAGAATCTCTGGATTATCATGCGTACGCAGATACAAATAGTGTTATCGCTAAAGCAAAAAGTCGAAATAAAAAGAAGTATGCTAGAACATTGACTATTGTTCAGTTAGATTTCGACGGTTCGCAACAAACCGCAGTTTATAACCTATATAATGTTTTTCCAAAGTCTGTATCGCAAGTTGACGTCGACTACTCTGAAGTTGGTAAAGTACAAGAATTTACTGTTGAATTTTCGTATAGTCATTTTGAATCGTTGAATATGAAAAGTTCTAATGGAGGGTTTATTGATAGTATGAAAGAAAGATTTTTAAATGCTGTTGATGGATTAATTCAACAAGGAGTTGAGTTAGCAACAGATGCATTGGCAGATGTTGTTAGTGGTGCAAGAGATTTATTGTCTAGCTCTGGAGTTTCTGGTGTTTTCTCTAGCATAGGTAATTCTATTTCTAGCGGAATATCCTCTCTAGAACAGATGGATTTTAATCCAAGTAATATGATTGAATAGTCGACGATTATTAAAATTGGAAACGACGTATAAAATCATTTCCAATTTTTAACAGAACTAGACGGTTCGAATTTTTTCATATTCGGATCGTCTAGCATCAATACAAAATAACCAGCCCCTATCGCGGGATGGAATACTCTGGGGTGTTCTAGAGTATATTTAATACCATAATAATTTCCCCATGTGAAGGCTAATACTACTGTTATCAACCACATCCAAAAGAAAAATCCTATAATCTTACTAAAAATACTCTTTATATCTTCGTACATTGTTATCCTTTTTTATTATATTATATAATATATAACCTTAAAAACAAATAAAATATAATACGAAAAAATTAAACTATCGTTCCCAAGCAGTAAGAGATAGCTCATAAGTATCAAGCCCAAACTTCATTCTATGCTTCTCTATTATCCTTACTACTTCATCTATATTCTTAGTAGCAGGAAATGGTACAAGTACCATTTCCTTTACCATACTTCACACCCTTACATATCTGAAGATTGTATGTATGTACTTGTCGATGTACACACTCCATCTTTGTCAACAAACGATTCAGCTAAATACAAATTTCCATTCTCATCTAAGTACAGTCATTCACCTGTCTTAGTCATTTCTACCTTATCTGCCATAGTTAACTCCATGCTTTTATTGATACATACCCAGCAACAACAGTAGCACCTGCAGTAGATACTCTAGCTCTTGCAAACGTAGCAGATAGTCCATTCACAGTTAACTGCACTGTACTTGACGCCACAGCAGTTAGTGGTGTTCCGAGTGCATACCAGTTAGTTCCATCCTCTGATCCTTCTAACTGCAATACTGGAGCAGTAGTAGCTGTACCAATATTTACTACCAATTGTATATTGTTTGCTGCACCTGAAAACAATGTTGGAGTAGTACTATTTAAAGTAGTCAATACGATACTTCTATCCATTAATCTTTTTTGCGGTTCTGCTGGAATAGATGGAAGTATATTTCTAATTACTGCATTAGTAAATGATGGACTAGTTCCAGTAATAGTTCTTACATACCTTATGTGTCTACCACTTGCTCTAAGAATTGGAGTATTATACGAACCCATCGCAGTAATTCTTTGCATCTCATACAATGTTACCCAGTTTGTTGCACCATCAAACGATTCTTCTATTCTAACATCCATTGTCGGAGTAGTCCCAGATACAGCTGTAACAGCAATATTTACTTGGAATCCGTTACCTAGATTATTTGCAATCGCAGCACTTGTAGAAGTACTAGTTAACGCAGCACTTGCTACATCTAAAATCCCTGTAACCGCTGGGTGTGTATACCATCCACCTAAACCAGTAGTTGCTGATATTGTTGCAGGACTACCTTGGTAAACACCTGATGAACCACCAACTACGTACATAGGAATAGCCTTAGTTACATCCGCAGTACCTTGCCCATCAATTTGTACCATACTTTGTTTATATGTATACCCAATAATATCGTGACTTCTTAATGTAGTTCTCAGAATCACAGTTCCACCACAAGCTGTTGTAGTAATAACATTCGTACTATTTGGAGCTAGATACGTCCCAGTATAATCTTGTACAGGCTTAGCTAACATTGTAGTACCTGATAAGTTCATAATCTCATAAACACCATCTAAACCTAAGTCAGTACCAGTATTTGAAATCAACCCATGAATATTTACATATTCACCAACAGCAGCAGGTGCACCCCATGTACCATTTCCTACAAACGTATAGATACCATCTGCATTTCTTGCAACTGATTGAACAACCTGTGATACAACCCCTTGTTGATCCACACCACCACAGTTAGTTAATACTACAGTACCTCCATAACTAGTAGCTGTTGCTGCAGAACCATGTACAATCGTAAACCGTGTATCATTTACTACAGTCACAGCAGTTGGAGTTGTAATTCCAGCAAAGTTAGTTTGATCTAACACACCTTTAATCGTCACAAATTGACCAGTAGCTAATCCATGAGGAGCAATTGTATTAACAGTAGTTGTAGTTGTACCAGCTTTACTAATACTTGCAATTCTTGCAATTGGTCTACTCATTGACTTTGGAGATACAACTCTAAACCTAACACCGTATGTCTCACTAAAGTCAGGTTTAACACCAGATCTATATGTTCTTGCACTTGCAACAGTCGATGCATCTACAGATAAATCGTAGAACAGAATACTTTGAGGCTCACTTTTTACCCAGAACTTCGTAGAAGCTTTTACATCATAATGACCATTAGATTGATACGCAAACACTGGAGCAGTAGATAAGCATGCTGACATATGTGAAGTATTTAACACACCAGACACTTGCGCCTCATATCCACCAAACTTACTGATATATGCACATGCTCCAGCTGATGTACTTGAGAATCTCATACCATATCCAGCTGTAGCAGCACCTAATTGAGGTCTATACGTTACAGTTCCTTGTGAGAACGGTCCAACAGATATTGATGGAATAGCAAGATCATCAGCATATGTACATATAATAGTTTTTCCATCTGCACTTATTGTATTAATACACAGATTCGAATAGTTCAATCTATTATCACTAGTCACACCACTAACATCGATCCAGTCACCAATATTTAAGCCAACTCCACCAGCTCCACCAATATTAACTGCAGTAGCAAACGTAATCGTTAGCGTTGTAGTAACTTGTTGAATTGTTGCAATCGGATAACTAGCAACAGTTGGAGCTACACCTAGTGAATCACTATTAACAACATCCATTACTGCGAATTGTCCTCTTACCCTTTGAGACATTGATGCCTCTAATCCTAATACATGTGGTATACCTAATGCCTTTGGAAGATTCTGTAAGTAGATACTAGATTCATGATTATCAACAAGTGGATTCATCGATAACGCAGTTACTAATTGCCCATTAGATGTAGGCTTAACTATCAATGCATCCCCACCATTTAAGTTAACATTGTAGTACGTTGCAAGCGTAGCAGGTGTTATATCTGGGATAACCTGAATCATATCTCCAAACTGCCCTACCTGAACTGGATTTGCTCTCAACTGATTATCTGTTAACCCACCAGTAACAACTACAGGAGTAGCTCTTAATTGCGCATCAGTCAATCCTCCTGTTGTTACAGAACCAGTTACTGTTAATGGGTTACCTGAATCGTTTTTAACTTCAATCTCATTTGAAACTGAAACAGTTCCAGATATAGGTATAGGATTTCCTGAATCATTCGCAATCTCGATTGAACCGTTCGTTACGGTAACGTTAACCGCACTAGCTCTTAATTGTGTGTCCGTTAACCCAGTTCCTGCTCCAGCTAATGTCAAATTTGATGAACTTGGCGTTCCACTTAAATCTACTCCAGTACTTTGATTTCTCCAAATAGCTGTAATAGTTGTCGGCGTATTTGTTACATCTATAACTTGCGTACAAGTTATAGTATCGCCAACACTTGCTCCCATGAAAGCAGTTTTACAAGTGTACGTAGTAACAACAAGTTCTCTATCAGCTGTTGCTCCTCCTGAACCTCCCGAACCAACTGCTGGAATACCAGATGTTACGGCTAATTCTCCATCAGTCACAGAACACTTAAAGTAAACTTTGTTTTCGCCATAAGAACTAATATCAACTTGTTCCCTGTACGATAAAATATGAAATTTATCGCCTGTAGATGGAGCGCTATCGCCTATAAAATACTCGACTGTCGCGTTGGTTCTATTAGTTACTATATCACCGCTAACTAATGTCCAAATATTTTTTTGTAACGTTTGTATTGTTGTTGTCATTTATTTACCTCTTTTTTATATTATTTATATAAAGAGGATATTGAAAAAATTATTTAAATGTTTTCAGTTATTATGTTTATTAAATTTATAAATCTATAATTTTATTACTCGACAAATTATAGATTTATAAACTTTTCTTTATTATTTTTAAAAATAAAAGAGGAAATGAATCCTCTTTTAAATTTTATGCTCCGCCGATTACTTCGGAAAATGCCCGAGTTCCTGCATTTGTGAATTTCAAATGAATGAATTCCATTTATATTCATATAGATTCGTTAATTCTATACCGAGCTTTGAGCTCTGCTCCGAATTTCTCCAGAGATTGGACTATATCTTCATCTTTAGATTTCTCTACTAAGATGTCTACCATTTTGAGACGACTACGTCTCTACTCCCCGTTACAGGATAGTCTCTGAACTTTACTCTTGTCGAGTCTTAGCTGCTGATTTTCTTGCTTTTAATTTCTTAAAAGTTTAGATTTTCCAGACAATTAGATAGATTATAATTATATATTTCTATATAATGCGCCAAATTAATAATTATTAATATCGTATAGCAACGTAGGTCGGACGGATGAACACCATTTATATTCATATAGATTCGTTAATTCTATACCGAGCTTCGAACTCTGCTCTGAATTTCTCCAGAGATTAGACTATATCTTCATCTTATTGATTTAAGATGCAAACCATTTCCTTTTGACTTCAAAAGTACTCCTCTATGAGGATAGTCGTTGAACATTTTTCTCTTTAGAGAAACTTTGATGCTGATTATCATTTTAGATTGAATCTAAATTAGACTTTCCAGACAATTAGATTTGTTTAATGTGAACTTTGTTAAATCCACTACTAGTTGATTCCTGCTTATCACGTCAGGGGTGTTATTAGATTCATCACAGCATTTATATTCATATAGATTCGTTAATTCTATACCGAGCTTTTAACTCTGCTCATAATTTCTTATGAGATTGGACTATATCTTTATCCGCTTTGGATAGTTCCTATTTCCATCTACATAGATGTACTCCTCCACGAGGATAGTCTCTGAACTTTGTATTCTATGAATACCTTAGCTGCTGATTGTCATTTTAGATTGAAATCTAAATTAGACGTTCCAGACAATTAAAGAACTTTAAATATCGATGTTACCACCGATAGGTGACTAGCAATTAATCACCATGAAGTCTTGTATACCTCTTCCTGCCTGTACAGACGAAAGGAATGGCTTAACCATACTGATAATTCTATTCATTTATATTCATATAGATTCGTTACTTCTATATCGGGCGCTACACCCAGCTCATAATTTCTTACGAGATCAGACTATATCTTATTCTTATACTCTTGTGTATAAGAATCTCTCCATTTCGAATCACTTGATTCTACGTACAATGTACTAGTCGTTGAACTTTGTATTCTGACGAATACCTTAGCTGCTGATTGATATATTCTACAATTAGAACTTAATTATTCCAGACAATTAGAAGAGTTTTCTGTTTATATTGATATAAACAGGCGCAAAATTTTACGCGTAAAATTATCATTAAACTCCATCACTTGATACTTCATTTATATTCATTTAAGTTCGTTATTCTTAAATCGAGATTTAACTCTGCTTTATATTTCTATAAAGATTAGACCATATCTTCATCTTAAAAATTTTGGTTCCATTAAGATGCTCTCTATTTCGAGTTCACTTGAACTCTACGAACTTTCGTTCTGGTCGTTGAATCTTTTTCGCAATGCGAAACTTGACTGCTGATTATCATTTTAGATTAGATCTAAATTAGACGTTCCAGACAATTAAAAGAGTTTTTGATGACCAATATTTCAGCCATCTTAGCTAATGCTCTTTCTAGGGTATTGCTTACTATATTTAATTAAATTCGTTACATTTAATTGGAGAATATCTCCCTCTGAATTTCTCCAGAGATTGGACTATATCTTAATTATTTCTATAAGAAATAATCTGCACCGCTTCGGAAATACTTATTTCCTACTCTACTAGTAATATACGTTCGATAGTCTCTGAACTTTGTTCTTTTATAGAACCTTAGCTGCTTATTGATATATCTTAAATTCGATTTAAGACTTAATTATTCAAGACAATTCAATGCATTTTATGGTCTTTCCAATTTTAACCAAAAAGACCTCTAACATTTCATATGCATTCGTTCTAATTCGTTAGATTAGAACCGAGCTTTTAACTCTGCTTAATGTTTTCATTAAGATTAGACTATATCTTATTCTTATTCTTATATAAGAACCAAACCATTTCCACTCACTTGAGTGTACTCACATTACGTGATAGTCGTTGAACTTTTCTATTTCTAGACTTAGCTGCTGATTATCATTTTAGAATCTTGATCTAAATTAGACGTTCCAGACAATTAGATTTGTTTATCCAGAGCCAATGTTTTAATAAACTCTGTCAACATATTTTATTTAGTATAATCCGCTATTTTATACCTGGAATTTACCACTCATAATTTCTTATGAGATTAGACTATATCATACATTTTTAACAAGTTGTAAAAAGTTGTAAAAATGTTGCACCGTTTCGAGATAGCTTTATCTCTACTCCCTCTCGGGATAGTCGTTGAATCTTTTTCTCTATGAGAAACTTGACTGCTGATTGTCGTTTTAGATTGAAATCTAAATTAGACGTTCCAGACAATTAGATGCATTTATAGTTCGCGTGACGAATGTTCACGAACTCGCTTTATCTAACAATGTTTTTTGCCCCCAAAGAACTGTCGATTATATTCATTCTAATTCGTTAGATTAGAATCGAGCTTTTAACTCTGCTCTTTATTTCTAAAGAGTCTAGACTATATCTTCATCTTATCAATTTAAGATGCAAACCATTTCGATATTACTCAATATCTACGTGCAGAGCACTAGTCGTTGAACTTTTCTATTTCTAGACTTAGCTGCTGATTATCATTTTAGAATCTTGATCTAAATTAGACGTTCCAGACAATTAGATTTGTTTATTCAGAGCTACATTTAACCCTGACCTGGGAAACTTCATTTATATTCATATAGATTCGTTAATTCTATACCGAGCTCGGAGCTCTGCTTTATATTTCTATAAAGATTAGACCATATCTTTATCCTCTAAGGATAGTTCCTATTTCGATATTACTCAATATCTACGTGCAGAGCACTGGTCGTTGAATCTTTTTCTCTTAGAGAAACTTGACTGCTTATTGGCGTATTATAGCTCTGCTATAATTTAGCTATCCAAGACAATTAAAGAACTTTTTCATTTTATATCTCTATAAAAGGTTGCAATTTTATTTCACAACTGGGTTAATCCCGTTTTTGTATAAGAAATCTCTCCATTATATTCATTCTAATTCGTTAGATTAGAATCGAGCTTGGAGCTCCGCTCATAATTTCTTATGAGATTGGACTATATCTTCATCTTTAGATTTCTCTATTAAGATGTCTACCATTTCCACTCACTCGAGTGTACTCCTCCACGAGGATAGTCTCTGAACTTTGTATTCTATGAATACCTTAGCTGCTGATTGATATATTCTTATCATTAAGAACTTAATTATTCCAGACAATTAGATAGATACATAATTTATATTTCTATAAACTTCAACTTAAGATTTTTAAATTGACTGTGTCGGATTAAACGCAAGTTTAATACAATTTTTGATTTGTCCTCTTTCAAGCATTTTATTCATATAGACTCGTTAATTCTATACCGATCTTATTCTGCTTTATATTTCTATAAAGATTAGACTATCTCTTATTCCTATATCGACATATAAGAACCTCTCCATTTCGATATCACTCGATATCTACGTGCTACGCACTAGTCGTTGAATCTTTTTCTCGTAATGAGAAACTTGACTGCTGATTTGCATATTATATCATCGTTTTATCTAATATAATTTAGCTGTTCCAGACAATTAAAAGAGTTTATAGCAAGCCATAGATTTAACCTGCTGAGGCCCACCATGATGCTCTATCAGACGACGTTTGAGATCTCAGCCCCGCACAATCCCCTGCAAGATTCACCCAACGGTTTTTATCGTTGTATCTCGTTTTATTCAGTATAAATCGCAACATTATACCCAAAATTTTAGTTGATAACTCTAAAATTGCTATATATTTCTATATAGACTAGACTATATCTTTACCCTTCTTATTTTTGCCTTTAGTTAGGGTAGTCACCATTTCGAGTATCATTAGCTTATACTCTACTCCCTCTCAGGATAGTCGTTGAACCTTGTTTTATAAATTAGTTTAGACTCATCTCGGAGTATATTATTTATTAAGCTATTTTTGCATACCAACCAATCAAATGTAGAAATCCGTATTTATTAGCCATTATTTTACCATTAATAGTCTGATATAACTTTGTATTATTTTCGAAAGACCTTCTTAATGCCGTATTAGGTAAATTATATTTGTTGCAAAAATCTATAAAGGAACCTTCGCATATATAACTCAATTCATCTTTATAATTATATATTAATATAGTTTTTGTACTGTAATGATTTTTACCATTATTTTTCAATTTATACTCTTCTGTAGCCTTTGTTATTTTTTGTTTTTTAGCTCCATTTAATAGTGGTTCTTTATGTTTCAATTTATACTCTTCTGTACTTATAGTAATTAGTCTTTTTGTAGTTGCTTCTATTCTACTGATTTTGTTTTTTAATATTGATTTTTCTGAATATCTCGATTCTTTCCAGTTTTTAATAGCTTCTAATGTTTGCATACCTTTATTACCGTCCTTTCCATTCTCGGCAATTAAATTAGCCCAATCAGTAGATTCGACTATATTGTTTTCTTCAGAAAATTTCAAAGCAATTGGTTCTACGTAATCTTCATCAGAAACATTTAACGAAAATATACCATATATCTCCATGGTAACTTCATCGCCATGTTTTTGTAAATGTTTCTTCCAATAAACTCCACTTCCATGATAATACTTTTGTAAATCTTCTACTGTAAAATGTTTAGAAGTTTTACCAAAATATTTCTTTCCTGTTATATTATGTGTAGCAATATATAATGTAACCTTATCTTTCATTCTCGCTCCTCCGTATAAAAGAACGAAAGGCAAATAACGTTCTTTTATTATATTTATAAAACCTTGGCTGCTGATTGTCCAATCTCAATCTTATTTATCATTTCTTTTTAAGAAACTATAATTGAGCTCTAAGGATATTCCAGCAATTAAATGACTGTTCGAAAGAAATTTCTTTCTTAAGCGACTTTTCTAAAATCGTATTGATATTTGTAGTTTCCAATCGCACAACAGAACATACTATTAAAATTTAAAGAACCAGTAGTTCTCCAAGTAATAAGAGATTGAACAGCGTCGCTTGATTTTTTACCAACCGTGTCAGAGTACTTCGCTCCAATAAAAGCGATCACGTCTTCCCTTGAATCTGCAAGTTCCTTTGCACTTGCACCAGAATCTAATTCGTTACCGATTACGGTGTCAATCATTTATATTCATTTTAATTCGTTAGATTAAAATCGAGCTTCGAACTCTGCTTAATGTTTCCATTAAGATTAGACTATATCTTCATCTTAAATTAATAAGATGCTCTCCATTTCGATATGACTTCATATCTACGTGCTGCGCACTAGTCGTTGAACTTTGTTCTGTTATAGAACCTTAGCTGCTTATTAGCATATTATAGTAGAGCTATAATTTAGCTATCCAAGACAATTAAAAGAGTTTTCATTTTAGAATTACTTCTAAAAGCGACAAATTCCATCGATTTCTTCTTTATTCATAAATACGTCATAAGCATTTAGTAAATCATCTGCTTGAATATCAGAATCTCTTCCAATAACAAGTTTAATTGTACCAGCATTCGAGAAGATATAAGATTTTATAGCTTCAGTAATATCCGTATTGTCTTTAATAAAGATATAAGAACTCCCGTTATTAATAACTGTTTCGATATAAGTACTTTTATTGTTAATATCTTTAGCCGTAGCATTAAAATCAACAGTAAAAACTTCTTTTATTTCGTCTTCGTATTTAATGATGATACCAACTTGAGTTCCTGTAGGTTTATATTCAAATAAATCATCTAAAGAAACACCGTCAAACGCTTTTTTAGAGTTACCGAAATCTCCCGGAACAGCTATTGCTATTTCAAGTTTTTCGGACCATCTACCCGGATTCTTAGCAATTATCTTAATTTTAGAATCAGCATGAGAGAAAGCAATTGAAGTTTCTTTTGTTTCGTAATCATCTGCATTTTCTACAACTAAATAATTACCGTAGTACTTATCTGCTGAGATAGAAGCAACTGAACTAGATTTAAGAGCTTCAAAAGTTCCATTTATGTGAGCTTTATAAGAGTTTACTGCTGTTCCTGTCGTAAAGGCTGTTTCGATATTTCTATCAAGAACAAGTGTAGTATTTGTAGTTGTTGTAACCGTCTTTACGTAATAAAAATTAAGCGTGTCTGTTCCAAAACTAATTAAATCGCCAACTGCAATTTTTGTAGTGTTAGACACAACTGCAGTAGCAGTACTATTTGCAGTAATTGCTGTTGTTACAGTAACACCTGGGATAGCTGTGTGTGTTCCACCAGTATTCGCTGCTCTTGAAATAAGTAATTTATTTGAATAACTTAAATAGTTATACGTTTGGTCGATTATATTCATTCTAATTCGTTAGATTAGAATCGAGCTTTTAACTCTGCTCTTTATTTCTAAAGAGTCTAGACTATATCTTCATCTTTAGATTGCTCTATTAAGATGTCTACCATTTCCACTTACTTAAGTGTACTCCTCTATGAGGATAGTCGTTGAAGTTTAATAATTAAAATAAAGTCGGTATAATTCTTCTACATCTAAAGAATTATTTCTCCCTTTCTTAGCGTTTTCTTCCCAAGGAATCAATGCTAAATTGTGTTTGCTTGATATCATTTGATACGGTATATTTTGTTTAAATCCATTAAAAATAGAAAATTTGTGATCTAATTCGTATGAGTCTGGATGAATACGGCTTTTTCTAAGTCCAAAATCTATATTCATTTTTCTATATTCCTTTTCAGTTTCCCTACAAACTAAAAATTTATATAATTCGTAATCATTCTTAGATGATAATGGCATCCATATATTCGCAGCTTCTTTAGATAATCTAATCTGATTTTGAAATTCAGCACTCTTAAAGATACAATCGACACCATACTTCGAAAGATTAGTTTGTTTAGATTTATTTATTATCTCTGGAACTTGAAATGTATACGCAACACCATATTTTTCAATCATACTAGGAATATATACAGTATTCATGAAATCGCTAGATTTCATATGATGGTCAACGCCAAAATTGACTATACGAGTTTCCTTTATTTTGTTCTTAAACTCGTTATATTGAAATGGGTTAGAAACATTATATCTTTCAAGACAAGTTGATTCTCTTTTTTGCGCAAAAATCTCAGTTCTTTGAAAAATATCGCCATATTTTTCAATACAAGTTGATTGTATTTTATCATTTATATTAGAATAATCCGTATTAAGAACTTTCTTAGTTTTTATTTCATCATTTTTCATCGGATGATCAACACCGTATTTGATTATATTTGTGACTTTAGATTTCTCTCTAGCTTTTATACCGCCTTGATGTTGTCGACATTTTTTACAATGAGTATTATATCCTTTATTAAACGATATATAATTAGTTTCTGATAGACAATATTCGCACAATTTACAACCGTAAAATATATCGTATATCTCTTTAGAAGAAAAAGATATATTATTTAAATAATTAGTATCAATACTACCGCTATCCAATAAAATATACTTTTTATATTTCAATAAATCTTCTATATTATCTATATTAAACGATTGTTTTATTTTATTCGAATACCCTCTATTGAATGATAGAAATTTTATATTTTTATAAAATTCTTTATCTATTTCGAAAATATCATCATATAACTCTTGATAACTTTCGTAGTTTAATTTCTTTTTTATAGATTGTTTATTTATTCCGTTATAATATAATTCTTTAGCTTTACACATTTTATTTTAATTATCCTTACCTGCTGATTTTCGTATTTTATAATCTATTTATAAAACTTAGACGTTCCAGACAATTAGATAGATTTCTAATATATTATTTCTAATATATATTGGCATTTTCACCAATCATTGTAGTTCTCATTAGATGGTTTTCCGTAATACGTAATTAATTCATCAACTGAAGTGATTATTTGATATTTATTAACAGGTCCTTGGTGGAAATTTCCACTAAATACTGCAACTGAATTAGATACTGTCGGTACGATTTGACTCGCGTCGCATTTATATTCATATAGATTCGTTACTTCTATACCGATCTTATTCTGCTCTTTATTTCTAAAGAGATTAGACTATATCTTATTCTTATATTCTTTTATATAAGAATCTCTCCATTTCGAGATAACTTTATCTCTACGAGCATATGCTCTAGTCGTTGAACTTTGTATTCTATGAATACCTTAGCTGCTGATTTTCATTTTAGAATCTTGATCTAAATTAGACGTTCCAGACAATTAGAAGAGTTTTACTTTTTATATCACTATAAAAGGAGACCTACTGATCTCTGTAATGAAACTTTTTGTTCATTCTAATTCGTTAGACTAGAACCGATCTTATTCTGCTCCAGATTTCTCTAGAGAACGGACTATATCTTAATCTCCTCGGAGATTTGAACCATTTCGAGATAACTTTATCTCTACTCCCAAAGGGATAGTCTCTGAACTTTACTCTATTTTAGAGTCTTAGCTGCTGATTGATATATTAAAATATATATTCTTTATAATAAGAAATATATTAAACTTAATTATTCCAGACAATTAGATTCATTTATTACTCCGATATCGCTAAAGGAGAGTGCAATCATTCCACACCTGGACTTAACATTTCTGCCATTTTATATTCCTTTTTATAGCTTACTTTCTGTTTAATAACTTCCACTGAAAATTATCTCAGAAAAACATTGCAATTTATGATAAAGTTGGAATCTTTATCTAGAATAAGACACGAAGTCTTAAACTCTGCTTTAGTTCTTTTATTTTAAAAAAGTTTAGCTAAAATTTTTAAGATTAGTTTAGACTCATTTCGGAGTTGATTATCTTAAATTTAAAGAATTAGAATGCGATTTGTATATCCTAATCAATTAGTTTATAGACGTTTCGGTCTGAAGATTAAAATTTATTCTTCGGTTCTTTCAAGTCTATCTTTATAACCTTTATCATTGTTTATAAAATTCATAATTACATCAAATTGTTTTTTATCATTAGTCATAATCTTACTATAAAAATGACTTTTATATATTTCTGCATCTTTAATTTTAAGATCTTTTAAAATCCACTCAGCAGCGTCCATTCCTCTAAGCTGAATATGATACTTGAAACTTTTTACTTCATTTAATTCTTCAGATTCTCTTAACCATTCTCTAAATGTTTTCATTCTTTCTCCTTTTTTAATACTGATTTCTAAAATTTTTAGTAGAACCAGATTTCATAATTTTAAAAATTTTAATAAAGTCAGTAATTGCTTCTTTTGGTGGTCTTAACGCGCTTGAAAAATATCTATTAAAATCGCCCTCTAAAGTTATTTCATTATATGTTCCAGATGGTTCTGTATTGCCTTTAGATTTTCCAGGATAACCTTCAGTAAAATATAATTTATCTTGTTCCATATTATATGCTATTCTAACCGTATTCTTCAGTTTTAAATCAACATAATATATTGCCAATATAGCATCTTTGTCGCCACCATTATTCTCTGTACCAACAACCCAAAAGTTTTTACCTTTAGCTTCATTTAATTCTCTTGCTTCCTCTTCTCTTAACCATTCTCTGAATGTTTTCATTCTTTCTCCTTTTTAATTTATTTATATTAAAGATTATCTAGAACAAATATCAACGTAGCATCTGCATTTTGATATAATTCTTTATATTGCTTAGACTTTTTAAATTTTTGAGGTAAATCTTTTTGATTTTTATAAGCTTCTGCTTCCCAAGGCAATTCTTTATACTTCACTAGATCTTTTGTAGTTTTAGATAAATCTTTCACACTTATAAAAGGTTCTTTCTTCCAAATAACAAAATTAAGATCCGAAGTATAATCTAATTCTCCTTTTAGATATTGTTTTACGTGAGTAAATTCATGAGCTATATGACCTAACATTGTTCCGAATTCATATTTTATAACGATATCGTATTTACCAGAAGACATTGCGATTAAATCAATATAACCGAACATTTGTTTAGAATCTGGCTTTTTAAGAATTATATTAACTTCTTTTTGAACATCGAAATATTCTTGTAAGAATTTTAGATATCCAGAGATTAAAGAAGATTCGTACGGTTTTAATTTACCGATTAACTTTTCATTCAATTCAGATTCTCTCAACCATTCTATAAACTCGTTCATAATGCTATTCTATTTCAGCTATTTTAATTTTTTAAGCATATCTGATAATTCGTCTAATTCATCAACAGACATAGCGAAACAAGATTTAGTACAATTGATTATAAACTTACTATTTCTTTTTTCAATAAATACGTTATTGCCGTCGGATAATTCCAACTCGCAATACGTTTTGTCTTTTCTAATTATTTCTTCCTTTATCGGTCTTAAAAATTCTCTAAATGCGTTTTCTTTTATCATTTTTATTCTCCTTTTTATATTATTCTTCTGACGTAGCATAGAAATTAGCGAACAATTCGTCTTTTTTCTCTTCTTCTATTGCTTTAAAATTTTCTTCAATCTCTTCATCAGACATCCTAAAAATATCTTGTAAAATTTTCTTAATAGGAAATAATTTTCCATTATATTCTTGAAGATTTCCAAAAATCTCAACTCTCTTAATGAAATTTTCTAGATTCATTTTTTCTATAAATGAATTATCGTTAGTGAAATATATTTCAACATCATCTTCTATAGATTCCCATTCTTTTTCATCTTTTATAACGCCAGAGTAAATACATTCTCTCTTTAAAATCTCGTACATAACTTCTGTATAACATTTTCGAAGACGACTTATAAACATAAAGAATGTTATGTCTTCTTTTGATGTTTCTGTACTATCGTAATTAAATGAATGATCTGCGTCCGGATCTATTGATACTCTTGAAAGAGGTATCTTCATACTTTTATATAATTTTTTATAAAAGTAAAGAATATCGTTTAATTCTCCAAGATTTCCAGTTTCATCAATTGTTTCAACAGTTGTACCCTTTCCTCCTGATCTGTTCGCGAACCAATAGTCTTCAACCATACTAGTGATGTGTTGTTGATTCGTTACTTCTCCAGATTCGGTATTATAAAATTTCTTATACTTGAATTTATTCTGCATTTCTGCCATAACTTCAAGACCTCTTTTATTCGGAAGGTCGCCTATATCGACATTAAATACCCTTCTAGAAATACTTCTAGAGAATCTCATGGGAATCAGAAGATCCTCAAGAGTTTTTAATTGATTGGCTGGTTTAATACAGTATTCAAGATAGGATTGAATTATCCCGTTATCATATAAACCGAAATCTGCATGCACAATTTCTTCCAAATCGTATTCGTATTCGTTTTGATTATTATAAAGAGCTGATCTATCTACTATATATTTGTACTTTTTTGTTTCCGGATTATAAGAAAACATACATGGATCTATAATCTGAATAGATCCTATTGTTTTATTTTTCTCGTCATAACCTAGATGCAATTTTAGTTGCCCATCTATATAAGATCTTTTTACGATATTAAAAAGGTTTTTATTCAGATTCATCTTTTTCTTTATAGATTTGAATTTATCTTCGATTGCTTCTTTTAATTTTTCATTATCTTGGTTGATGTTAATTTTAATTGGGTCTTCTTTACCGAGAGAAAAAACTATTTCGTTTGTAATTTCATCAATACCATCGTTAACATCTGGTATCGTAGATACTTGTCTGTACTTCATAATTTTATCTTTTTGTCTGAACACAAGATCTACTTGCTCCGATTTACCGAGATAACTCGATGAACTATCGAAGAAACTCCCGGTAGTGTGAAAATAATCTGAATTAAGATCGTTAATAACATTTTGAGGTTGTACTTGACTCGATAATTCTTTTGGTTTTTCTCCAGTCAAAAAACTCTTAATTGTTTCCGTTAATGTCATTTTGTTTCCTTTTTATTATTATTTATATAATCAAATTTATGCTTTAAAACTATAAACTGAGTTTAATCTCTTTGAACATTAAAGTTTCCTTAAATTTAAAATAAAAATTTATTTTAAATTATAAATAAAATAAAAAGGATGTTTAATGGGATATAAGGGAGCAAAGCAAGGTTGGTATAGGGTTTTAAATCCTGACAAATTTATTAATCAAGTACAAGAGAGTAAAAGTGTTATGAAGAGTACAAGAATTGTAGAGGGATTTTTGGAAATCGAGTATAAATCTGGTCTCGAGAGAACAGCATTCCGTTATTGTGATATGAATAAGTATGTTAAGAAATTTTCAATCGAACCGTTCGCAATAAAATATTTAAGCCCGAAAGATGGAAAAATACACAGATATTTTGTAGATTTGTTTATAGAGTTTGATAATTCTCAAAAGTTCTTAGTAGAAATCAAACCTTTTTCTGAAACAATTGAACCTAAAATTCCAAAAAAGAAGACTGAAAAATCTCTTTTAAATTATCAAAAGGCTCTCCAGACTTTTGATGTGAATACTGCTAAATGGAAAGCAGCAGAAGCATTTGTTAAAGAAAAAGGGTTGAAGTTTATTATACTTACCGAGAACGAGTTAAAGTGAGATTTTAGTCAATAAAAAAGCTCAGAAGAAATTAATCCTCTGAACTTAGTAATCTTTAGATTTAATTATTTCAAAGATGTTCTGATAAAAGACATCTTTTGAGGTTTCGTTTCAAATTCCAAATCTTCATTATCTGCTTCATAATCCTTTAAGAACCAAACAAGACCTTTATTTGGATTAATTTTAACCAACGGAGCTTGTCCATGACCAACTGCAGAAGTTAATGTTATAAATCTAACTAGATATTCGCCAGATTTCACATCTAAATGTTTAAATGCTCCTTTTGAAATCTCTTCTTGCGGAAGATAAATATATCTTTCCTTATTATCTTTGAATCCAAAAACACCAACTTCTTTACCAAAAGCTTTTCCTAACTTTCTAATAGAATTATCTGCTTCTGCCCAATCGAAATCTCTAAGACTGGTATATATTGTTTGACCTTCTCTTAGCCATTCTCTGAATGTTTTCATTCTTTCTCCTTTTTAATTTATTTATATTTTAGTTAATTTAATATCTGTATTTATAATAGCATACCAAATATTATTTGTACTTTTATCTTGTATTTGAAATGTACCATCTAATTTGATGTATTTATTCCAAGCTTTAACAAAGTTCTCCGTACCAAACTTTTCAGCTAATTCTATTTGGAACCATCTAATTTGGGTGCTTTTCATTTTATCATATAATTTTTCTAAATGATAATCTTGTACATCTTCAGGTTCATATACTGCAAAATTATAGTCAGTTAATAAATACCAAAGAGGTTCATTATCCATTTTGTGTAGCTCTTGTAAAAGTTTTACTGTTGAAGCTTTATTTAATTTAGATACATTTGCTCTAGAATCAATAAATTTCTTATGATTTATTTCTGTTTTAACAATATCTTTACCATAAGCTTGCGCAGTTTCTAATAATGTTCCAAAATATATCCCAACCCCTTCCTGATTGTTACTATCGGCATGCAACATCCATTTTGGTTCAATTTTAGTAGTGCCGAAATTATCGCCATGGTATACTGTTATTAATGTATTTGCTTCTCTCAACCATTCTCTAAATTCAGCTTTTATTTTTTCTCTATCCATTTTATTTCCTTTTTGATTTAGTTTATTTATATAATAAAAGAATTTAATTTTCTAATTAAATTCGCCAAAAATTGAATCTTCAACTCCGGATACTCTTGGTTTCTTTTGAACTGTATCTATTTCTATCCCAGTTTCTTTCTTGATAACATCTACTGCAGGATTAATTTCCATTTCAGCATCTTGTGCGACTTTTCTATCTAATAGTTCATTAAAATAATTATCTAGCGTACTATAATCTTCAGTATCATCTACAGATATATCAGTAGCGTTTATCTCGTCCGTCATTTTAACAGAGTAAGGTTTTAATGTTAATTTATAAACAGATTTAGCGTTTTTAAACGTAAATAAATTATTAACGCCAGGAACTTCAAATTGAACATCAGTTACTTCCATAATTTTATTATTCGGCATAACTACAAGACAGCCGTATATATCTTTGAATTCTATATCTATTATTGTTTCAACTGAATTCTTTGATACGAAAACTGAAGTACTATCATTATTTAATAAGCTAAATTCTGAAAAATTATATCCGCTTGAATCCCAAGAATCTGAATTTTCGGGAAGCATATATACATCAAATATTTTTGTACCATCTGTTTTTATACTCGAATAATCGCCAAAAATTGTGTCATCAGAATTTAATTTTACTGTAACTAAAAATTTAGTAGGTACACCGTAAAGATTTATACATTCGTCTATTAATTCTGTATTCAGATCATATTCTGGATTTTCGTTTATATTAAAATTGTACATATTTATTCCTTTTTTAATTTATTTATATTGATTGAATTTTTAAAAATAAATTTTTATTTTAAGTTTAAGGAATCTTTAATAAACTAATATATTGCAGTATTTTTTAATGTTTTAAACGCGTTTATATATTTAAAGAGA